TTTTGTAACTCGCCGCACACGGACACCTGCTAAGGCGAGTTTTTTTACTGTTTTTTATTGGGAAAATGGATTTATAATACACAAACAAAGAACGGCATAAACACTTTGAAACTAGAATAAATACTTAGACTAATTTCAGAATAAAAAGAACATGACGAACTTACTTAACTCATCTCTTCTTTTAGCTACGGCACGAGGAAACCTTAACACAATGAAAACCTTAATTGAAAAAGGAGCGGATGTAAATGCAAAGAATATGGTAGAAAATACACCACTTTACGAAGCATGCTACTCTAAGAATATTGATGGTGTGAAATACTTAGTTGAGAATGGAGCAGATGTGAATGCAAAAAATAACAATGATCAAACGCCACTTCATTATGCATGTAGATATGGAAATATGGAAATAGTGAAGTACTTAGTTGAGCATGGAGCCGATGTGAACGCAAAAGATGGATACGGACAAACCCCACTTTGGACTGCATGTTCGCAAAAAAAACTTAACGTAGTGAAATACTTAATCGAAAAAGGAGCCGATGTAAACGCAAAATGCAATGACGGATATACAATCGTTCAAACTATTCATCATGAAGGAAGATTCAAAATAATGAAATACTTAACTGAAAAAGGAGCTGTATAAAACAATCCTATAAAAATAAAAATAAAACAAAAAATAAAAAACAAAATAAAACAAAAAATAAAAAAACAAAACAAAAAAACTTTTTAATTGAATTTTCAAATGCTTTTTAATTTTTAAAAGCTCGGAGAAGGTGATGAACTTACAGACGAACTGGCTGTTGATGTGATCGAACTAGTTGCGGTCTGACTTGGTAAAGCACTTGCGGTAGATGTATATGACTGTGTTGAACTAATCGTTGAGCTTGATGTGAAACTTCCTGTAGAACTACTTGAAGAAGTTGCGGTTCCTGTTGGGGATGATGTATAGGTAATTGAACCAGATACGGTAGGAGTAGAACTTGCTGTCCCTGATCCAGTAGAAGAAATCGTGGAGGAAGTGCTTCCAGATAAGCTTGGAGTAGATGTGGATGTGGAGGAAGAAGTACCAGATACGGTTGGCAAACTTGTTGATGACTGACTTCCACTTGAAGTTGATGTTCCGGAAGAAGTAGCAGTTGTCGTTGCATCGCTTGTTCTTGTAGAAGTAATTGTTTGTGTCTGACTTCCACTATTGGATGGAGTACCTGTTTGACTGGAAGTACCAGTTTGACTAGCTGTATTTGATGGAGTACCAGTATTCGATGGTGTACCTGTTTGGGTTGAAGTAGATGTCTGACTTGCAGTATTGGACATAGTACCTGTATTCGATGGTGTACCTGTTTGGGTTGAAGTTATAGTATTTGATGGAGTACCTGTTTGGCTTCCTGTTTGAGTTGAAGTTATAGTATTTGACGGAGTTCCTGTATTTGATGCAGTACTAGTTTGGGTTGCAGTATTTGACGCAGTACTAGTCTGACTCGAAGTACTAGTTTGACTACCAGTATTGGATGGAGTTCCTGTTTGAGTTGAAGATCCAGTTTGTGTTACTGAAGTTGTAGAAGTACTAGTTTGAGTTCCAGTATTGGATGGAGTACTGCTTTGACTAGCAGTATTCGATGGAGTTCCAGTTTGAGTTGAACTTCCAGTCTGGGTAATTGTAGTTGTAGACGTTCCAGTTTGGGTCGAAGTACCAGTGTGTGTCGAACTAATTGTTTGACTCGAAGTCAAGGTCATAGTTGCGGTCATCGTCACACTCGACGTAAGGGTTTGGGTCGGTGAAATCGTAAAAGTACCAGTTTGTGAGGGGGTCATTGACTGGCTCTGTGTTTGTGTCTGAGTCTGCGTTATAGTTGGAGTCATAGTCTGAGTTATTGTAGTCGTCGAAGACAATGACGCCGTTCCAGATGGTGTTCTCGTCTGACTCGAAGTCTGGGTTGGCGTAATAGTCATTGTTGTCGTTGACGTAGAAGAGGTTGTTCGTGTTGGAGTCATTGTCCACGTAGACAATGCTGTTAAACTGGCTGTCGAGGATGGTGTGGATGTCCATGTCGATGTACTTGTGTAACTTGGTTGTATATCTGAAACTTTGTTCTGAGTATAAACGACCGGAACAGACACTGCAGTTGCGACTATACCACCGCCAATAATTGTCCCTAACGCTATTTTTGTGAACAAAGACAGTCCCTTTGTAGCAGTTGTAGTTGCAGTTTGTGAAGTCACACTTGGCCTTCTTATAGGGTTTTCAGTATACGCTATTGAATCTGTGGACATTCTATATCGTTGGCTATGCTTTCCAGTACCTCATCCCAAGCCTTTTCGTTTTGAATAAAGACTATTGATTATTACAAAAATGGAGGACGAAATACAAAAACTTTTTAAATCTAATAAAATTGAAGATCTAAAAAGATTTATGAGAAAACGTCAATGTTTGAATTCTTACAATTGTGTTTTTATGTATGCTTTTCATGTAGTTCAGGCTGCAGGAATATTAACTACAACAATCGCAGCGGGATATGATGTTAAAGAACTGGTTTGGGTAGGTGCATCTATGAACGTAATTGCAACACTTATACAAGTATTTGAAAAGACGAACGAAAGTGTATCGAAAACAATGATGAAGAACATTGAAGATATACGTAACGGAACTTACGTGGATGAAGGAATGATTATGCCGGATGATGATAAGAAGACACCATTACTTGATAAAGCTCACGAATCAGTATAAGCAAACAATCCAAGCGAGAACAACGCCATACAAATAGCGATCCAACGAAGTCCTTGAATAGTTTCTCCGAAAATCAAAATACCTTGTAACGTAACAACAATATCCGACATCAAGTTCCATACTAAGTTCACAACAACCATACCTTCATAATTCAAGGCTTTCAAGAACACAAAAGGTTCCAGAGCGTATAATCCAACAGCTAAAGGAAGACCGACTGTAGAGCTTAAACTACCGGTGCTTATCATTTTTACAGACCCCATCATGAGGATATCAATAAACGCCATCAATGTTCCGAAAAAAATAGGAAGCATATTGAAACTGCCTATTTTCCAATTAATACTTTGAATCAATGTATCAAACACATCTTTCGATTTCTTAACCGCCATTTATTTAAGTGTACATAGTTTTCCACGACTCAACTTCCTTCTTGTCGAAATCAAACAACAATTTCTTTATTACTTCGGTTGTAATCACAAACGGATTAGTGAAGTCCATATAAAATCCATACTCTTTCATTGTTTCATGATTTGAAACACGCAACATATTCAATCGAGTCATCATAGTTTCAACTGTACGAATAAGATTACGCACACCTTTTTCAGTTTCAGAGTATTCTGCAATAATATACTCGATCGCTTCATCTTTGAAATCAATTTCAGATGCATTGAATCGTAATCTGTTAATTACTTGTGGCCAAATATGGTTTTTCATAATGATTTTCTTATCAGTATCCTTGTACCCGTCACAGTGAATGATGGTCATACGATCTCTCAAAATAGGATGGACTTTATCAATATCGTTGAATGAAAACACAAACAAACACTGGGACACATCAAAATCTACACCGGAAAAGTACCTGTCGTGGAAATGGGTATTCTGGGACCTGTCGGTTAAATGGATCATCATATTAACGATTTCTTCGCCTTGTGGAGTTGTAGACACTTTATCCAATTCATCAAAGTACATTACGGGGTTCATAGTTCCAGCATGCATCAAGCAATCTGCAATGCGTCCCCACATAGATCCTTCATACGTATACGAATGTCCCACAAAGTTTGAAATATCAGATGAACCACCAAGTGAGAAGAATTCAAACGGACGTTTCAGAACTTTCGCAATCGCATTTCGCGCAAAGGAAGTTTTACCTACACCCATAGGTCCCTGTAGAGCAATCACATTACCTACAGACTCCGGATTCACAATCCATTGGGCAATTACTTGCATAATTTGAGTTTTTGCAGGAACCATACCGTAAATTTCGGAATCCATAGTTTTACGTGCATTCACCATGAAATCCGTGCATTTTTCACGTCCATCTTCAATTTTTACAGGAAGTGGAACTGATTTTCCAAACGGAATTCGAAAGAACGCATCGAGCCATGTTCTTAATTTATACGATTCTCCGTTATCATTGCCCATATCTGCAAGTGCGTTCATCTTTTTAATCACGTTGGATTTCATGTAATCAGAAATAGGTAATTTTAAAACTTTGAATTTATTCGGTTCTTCTCCTTCGTTCAACGAAAGTGTTGCGACTTTATTCATCAATTCAACAAGTTCTCTTTGTTTTGCGTGTGGTTGTTTCTTGAAATAAGCGGTTTCATCGCGTGTTAATGAAATTGGAATCTTTAATTTATCTTCCTTTTTAGGTTTTGTCTTTTTTTGTTGAAAGATGGGCGGGTCTTTTGGTTCATTTCCAGTAACATACTTCTTTTCCAAATAATTCAAGAAATCTCCAACTTCTTCTTTTTCAGGAACATACTCTTCCTCTTCTTCCGATTCTTCTTCTGATTCCTCTTCTTCTTTGTTTTGAGCTATGAACAGGGTGATGTTAATTGGAGGCATGGCTTCGCTGTCGATTTCGGATACGTAAGATTCATCATCAGTTTCGAGAGTATCGTCATCTATCCAAAGCGTACCTTCCTTTTTGTTCTTGTTTCTGTTCCGAAGATTGTACTTGCTTTTCTTTTTCGGAGAACGTAGATCGTTGTCCGTCATATCTTCAGAACACTTCCTATCCCTAGCATTTTCCCGAGAGGCTCGTTTTACCATCCTTGCTTGTTGGAGAAATTAAAAAACCATAACTTTAACATTCATTTCCAAGATTAAGACAATGTTAGGCATTACAACTAAAAAGGCGTATCCGGACGGATACCCCAACGACGCCCTCGAAATCCTTCGGAAGATGTCGTTCACGGACGGACGCGCAATCAATATCGTAGGAAGTATGGCTCTTAGGTCACAAATATATGCTGGCGATTACGATGCAGACGAGTACATTGAAACATACGGCGACCGTACACTTGCTTTAAAGGATTTAGCAAAGAAGTTCAAAAAGATTGTTCAGGATATTTTAGACACGCCTGTGACCTATATTGGCGACATTAAGAGCGGGTCAATTGAGGAATGGAAAGTGATTGGAGAAACTTACAATTACGAAGAATCACGTAAGAAACTCAAGGAGCTTCATTCTGAAAAGATAATTACTGATTCCGAGTATCGTGAAGGATTAGCAGTGCTTAAACCTAGATTAAGCAAGTTACAGCTTTTACAAGCGAGACATGCACTAAGGCATAATATCATACGATGGACTCCTCAGGAAGTTTTGAAAGGGTACAAGATTCTGGTAGATGGACGTAAATTCACGCTTGAAGAATCGTTTCAAACACCTACTATCACAAAATTGGATGTAGTTGCATGGGTTCAAAACAGCCGATTCACTGATTTTTCAATCATTTACCAGTTCAAGCACGGAGGTGTGTTACTTAATCCAGGTATGAGGGATATTGAAAGCGCTCTTCGTGAGAACATTTATTTACTGAAACATGAAGGCAATTATTTCAAAATGGCGAAACGTATGTTTGCGCTTGCGAAATACAAAAAGTATGAAAAACAACTTCAAGTGTTATCATTTCTTTTCAACGGAGATGCGGGGCGATTGTATCATGTGTATGGCGATGTAGGAACATTGATAAGTATGGTTGAAAACACTGGGACGTTACCGTATAGTAGAATAGAGTTTGAAATAGATCAGTTTAAGGGACGACTTTCAAATATTGGATTCCCAAAGTATTTGGAAGACGAGAAGAAAATCCTGGAACTGATTGATGAACTTATTGAAATACGTAAATCCACGTACACGAAAGAACACCTTCTTGAATTGTTAAATAAATTAAAAACCAGATTATACGAACTGCTTACGTTCTATGCAAAAAGGTATTTGAAAGAACATGGATTAGTTTAACCAACAGGTCCAGATACACCAACAAACGGGTTTCCAGACGAACATGTGGCGCATTTCAAGTGACCGAACTCGTAAGTTAAACGAGTAGAGTTAGCGTAATTGTACCATAACTGACTCGATCGTTCAGGGGCGAATGTTGCACTATTTGAAGGGTTCAAGGTTGTATAAATCAACCGTTCTTTGATTTGACGCGTAATGTCGGACGCATCTCTTGTAGGAATCGCTCCACTCGCAGTAAATCCAGAATAAGTTGTACCATTCACACTTTGAGAACTCATTTGTATTTACAATAGCAAAGATGTTGAAACGAAAACAGTTGATTCTTTTATCGGTCGTATTTGTCCTTTCATTCCTTGTTTGGTATGCGGTAACAAACAAGGACCAATTAATTAGGGAACACTTAACGTCGGCACCGCCATCGGTTGAAAGTTTAGAGAAAGAGTTGAAGAAAACGCAGACGGAATTAAAATCGCTTTCAAAAGAGTTTCATGATTTGAAAGACCAGGCAGGGGCACAAGCACAAGAAGCTGCTGCCGCAAAGGCCAGTTTGGCGGCTATTCATTAGGCGTGTACCATTTTGCATCAAAGTATTGGGGTAATGGGTCAGATGTTTGAGGAGCGGAAGACATACTTGCACTCACTTGAGCCGGAGTCATGAAATAACTGTAATATTGAAGTCCTGATATTTTACCATCAAATCCGCCATTTAATCCGATATGAACCGTTCCGTTATTCTGTTTTGGAAGTTGGGATAAGCTATGATGAGTATGCAGAACTCCGTTGATATATACGTCTACGGAATCCTGATCAACAACAATGGCTACATGAATCCACTTCTTGGCTGGAATATTTGAAATTGGAATAACTTCAGTTCCACCAAAGGTGTCCATTTTCATAATTAGAGTATTGGTGGTTCCGTCCAAAAACAGAGCGGGACACATGGAAGATAAATCATCCGGTCCTTTTGTAAAAATCACTTTCTGTGATCCGTACTTGTATGCGAAATCATTGACCATAATCCAGCAAGTGTATGAGAACGTAGCGCCTTCTTTTTGATTAAAAGATCTAGGAACTGCTAATTTACTTGTTACTTGCTTTTTCCCGTCTGCGATTGTTCCTTGAATTGAAACAGAACTTGAAGGAGAAGATGAAGTATGAGAAAGGTAAAAATAGACAGCAACTACAATGATAGATGCTACTATAAAGGATAAAATGATTGAATCCATTAGATTTATCTTGGATTTTAAAGTTCTTTTGTAGGAATTGTAGTTGACCAGGCAAATAACCAAAATCCTGACTTCTCACACTTCTTTTTAATTGAATCTGTAAGTTTAGTTTTGTCCTGTGAAGCAAGTCGTTCATTCAAAGCGTATAACTTCGAAGAAATTTGAGAAACAGGAATCATTAATTCTTTTTGTATTCTTGAAATTTCGTCTGTGAATTTATCACGATTAAAGTTTGGTCGAATTGGTCTTGCAGAAGAAGATACATGATCTGGAAACTTTTTTCTAAATTCACTTACTAATTGTTCAATTTCAACTTTTATAGTAGCATCTGTTTCTGAAATATAGAGTTCTGGAACAGATACTGATTTATTTAATCTTCTGAACTCTTCTGTAACTCTTTCATCTGTAACATCCCATAAAACATCAATGAATACTGGAAAATTATTTCCTTCAAGTGCAAGTCTTCTATGATTTCCTTCGTAACATACAAGACCTTCGTGTGGAATAAAAGCCAAATTAATTAAACCATCCATACGATTGTTCTTTTTCATCGCTTCATTGATTTCAGATATTCTTGTAGTATCAGGTGGACGATTGAATTTCCACATTTTAATATCTAAATTTTTAAAGACATTCATTGGAAGTGCGTATACATTTGTATCATAAATCTGATACTGTTCAAGATAAACTTTTAATGGTTCAGACATTTTTAACTTTAAAACAATTCTTCAATGAAAATCCGTTTTAAAAAGCGTACTCTTGAACTTCTTTGCCTGTAGAATCATAGACTCCAAATTTAACAGCGTATCCGGACGATTTAGAAGGAGAAACACTTCCGGCTCCAGAAGATTGGCAGGAAGATCCAGAACTCCAGAAATTCAAAGCGTCGGCTGGTGCAAGCATTCTAGAATAATGAGTTAAATCGCAAATTTGTCCAGAGAATCCGCCTTCTGGAGTTACTTGAATATCTCCCACAGCAGGTTTAGGCACGCCAGGTAAGAAACAAGACTTGACGAGTTTACCATCAACGTAGATATCCAAGTTACGTCCAAACACACTTACGGAAACAGAGAACCAAGTTTGAAGAGGAATGTTTGGAACTTCGCATACAAACACATCGTCTGTAGCACCAGAATGTCCGGCTGGAGCAGGTTCAGTTTTTCCAGTTGATCCTTCCGATGATGGGAATACTGAAACAGACACTTGAAGACTGTTGTCGGTTGGGTGTAATGATACGCTAGGATTCAAGACGGATGGATTGGTTGGATCGGCACGTTTTATGATTGCCTTCTTCTTTCCGAATCCGTAATTCCAGTCTTTCACGTACATCCACCATTGCATACTGTAAGCACCGTCACCTTCTTTTGAAATAGGAGCTTTCGATGAAGGAACGGAACTTGAAGTAGACGCATCTTGTGGTTGAATCAAACTTCCACTTGATCCTGAACTGAAGATAGAATAGGAAGAAGAAGCTGGAGTAGATGTACTTGTTGGAAGAGTTGGGAACTGGTCTCCTTCGTTCACGGTTGTTTGTTGGTAGTCTCCGCTGCCGACGTACCATGTAACGTACAAAGTGTTTTTAGCATTTGGGACTGGGTCGCTTTGAAGTCCGACAGTAGAAGGACCAACAATAAATCCAGGAAGAGTAGTTCCGTTCTGTATTTGCCCGCTCAAGTAAGCTGAGACGTCAGTCGTAGTATTTCCAGATCCGTACTTAGCGGAACTTATATACAGTCCTTGTACTACAACTGGAGATACAGGCGTTATTGGTAGAAGAATTCTAGCTCCGGTAGGTCCTACAATCCAATCGTGAATTACGGCTCCCAAAAGACCGAGTCCAACCATGATAATGATTGTAAAAATAGTCCATCCCCAGAATTTGAATCCTCCAAATGCCCATGCAGATGTAGCAGCGAGATTTTTAGCTTGTTCGGCTGCAGCTTTTTGTGCTTCGATTAGTGCTTGTTGAGCTTTCTTCTGAATTGCCTCTACATCCGCCGCTTCAAATTTAGCTCTACTATAATCTATGAAAGTTGGCGGTGGTGCAGGTCTTGGTGCTGGTGCAGGTTTTCCAAATAATCCACCCATTTGTATGAATACCCGAAGTAAAAAACGGACCAGTAAACAGTGAAATGGAAAAGAGATTAATGTATTGCAACAATTGTGGGAGAGAAGGGCATGTCTTCAGGACATGTAAAGACCCAATCATATCATGTGGAATAATCCTTTTGAGAGGGATATTTGAACCTCTGACTTTGCCGAATGACCCGAGAGTCATAAGTGCTCTTATGGTGAAACGTAAAGACAGTATGTCTTTCGTGGAATTTATAAGGGGTAAATATGAAGTCTCTGATTTGGATTATGTGAAAAAATTGATTTCAAATATGACTACTTCTGAACAAACTGCTATTTGTGAAGAAACATTTGAAAATCTTTGGGTAAAACTTTGGGGAAATAGTAGAGATACGTTTGGTGCAGAATACGATATATCCCTTGATAAATTCAATCGGCTTGATAAGAAATCAATTGTTGTAGAAGCTATTTCTACTCACCGAGAACCGGAATGGGGGTTTCCGAAAGGACGTAGAATGAGGGGTGAAACAGATTTGGATTGTGCAGTAAGAGAGTTCTTTGAAGAAACCAATATTCCGAGAGAAGCATACGTGATTGACGAACATTTATGTTTCACGGAAATATTCACTGGAACAAATGGGGTTCAGTATAAACATGTATATTACGTTGGACTACTGACGAATTCACGAATGATTAATTTGAAACAGAAACTAACAGCTGTTCAACGTCGTGAAGTATCGGCAGTGGAATGGAAAACGTTATACGAATGCAAATCAATAACTCGATCGCACTACAGTCAACGTAAACAAATCATCGACGACATTGAACGGATAATTACCACATACGAATATCCCTCCAAGAAATAATGGACTTAACACCTATTTTTGTTTTTGGATTTATGTTGGTGAGTGGAACAATTATTTCACTTCTTTCAAGCCAGCTTCAGTGTTCGAAAATAGGAATCTCGCAAAGTTTGAGACAAGGTTCAATTTTTGCTACTTTACCTACCGTAGCCTATGCATTGGTTCGATACTTTGAAATACTCCGAAAACCGTTTTCAAACACACTTGTTTATTTCGGTCTTTCAGAAGAATCAGCAGACATCATGGGGGTAGGATATGTTGTGATGCTCGCATCTTGGATTTCAACGGTATGGAATATTCACAATACAGAAGAGGCGGTATGTACTGCCGACGTCAATGAAATGACCGAATTCAAGACAAAACTAATGAAGGAATTGGCTGAAAAACAAGAAGAGGAGGAAAAGAATAAGGAAGCAAAATGAAAATCATCAAAAAAGGAAATCCAAAAGGGTTAGATAAGGATTATTCTGTATACGTAGATTCTGTAGACGGGGTGGAGCAATTACACGAGTCTCTTCTCGCCAAAGGGTTGTTATTTATGTATCAAACTGGCGATGAACCTTACAATCCACATTCAACATCGTTCTACGTTCTTCATTACATTGATGAAAAATTGAAATTGTATGATTATGCAATTTTCTTACCAAACACTACTCAAGCTACTAAAAAAGCAAAAGAAAGTTATTCAGAATTAGATATTTCTTACCAAAAAGCAAAATCGAATCCACACATTTATAAACAATTAATGAAATACATGAAATTTAAAAAGTTATTATACGCTTTTCGAAAAAACATGAAAGCGTATGGACATTTTTCTCAGGAACATATGAACCTATTCAATGAAGTATTGGGTATGATAAAATCACAAACCGGATTAGAATTGGAAAGTATTAGTCAAGAAGCATTAGTAGGATTGGATACAAGGTTAAAACATTTTTTTGGAGTGTAAGATAATGGCTATATATGGAAATAGTAAAGTTCCATTAATCACAATTCCAAAAGGTACATTACTTTTCAGGGCAGTTGAAGATAAAGAAGCTGATTTTAAAGGAGTAAATAATTGCTTTTCTCCACAGTACAATGTCTTTTTCTACTTTAGTCCTTTTATAGTAGATGGAATACCCGAATGGTATACTAGAATACCTACAATCAACGTATATGTTGCAACTCAGGATATAGAAGTAGCGTCCCTGATTTCTCCATCTAAGTTCACACGTGCGACTAGACTTAAGAAGAAACAGTTTATGATTGCGTGTAATAAAACTCGTAAATCGTGTTTAAAAGGACGAACGTACGATCCTTGTTTCCGTGAAAACTTTTTAGAAAAGTATCCTGAAATACTTGGTTGGGTTGCATTAGGAAAAAATGATATTACTGCATTCAAGAATTCAGTGAAAGAAGGAATTGTAAGTCCTGATAAGTTGAAATTTATAAAATACGTGACTGATCAGCGAAAAATAAAAGGTCCACCTGAGCTCGCAATCTATCCTTTGAAAGAACGAAGTATGACGGATGTCGTGCCTCCAAAAGACAAAAGTTTGTTTAATTACGAACACATTGGAACTATTTCACGAGAAGGAAATGAATTAAAAGAATTTATGGAAAAACATGCAGTGGCTGTTCCAGGAAAATGGTATTACATTTATTCGTGAATTTCTCTAATAAAACAAGGATGACCTTTTTCTGAATAAAATTGAAGAGGACATCGAGTATATTCAGTTGTATCGTACATATCTTCTCCACAAAAAAAGACTACTTGTGTAGGATGATACTCCCATGTAACGGTATCTAAAAATGGCTGTCCACGATGTGTTGAACCGTATATAATAAGATCGTATTTATGTTGACGTATATCTTCCAATACCGTCTTATCTAGTTCATCATTTCTATCTGTTTTCGAATCAAGTAAATACGAACACGAGAATCCTTTTCCGTACAATGCGTTTCTGTCTCCAGGATAGTCTTTATACAAATGCGGAATTTTAGGATAATCGTGACAGTTTGCTCCAAATAATTCTTTGAATCCGTGAAGTGTTAAACATCGTAAATAATCAACGTACAATCCCCAAGCATCTCCTCCAGATAAATAAAGAACGCTTTTAATAGATTCCTTGTTACACATTTTTAAAACATATGAAGCCATAGCACGTGTAGTTAAATGTTCACGAGTATAATTCAATAATTGCTCAGCATATAACGCTTTATTTACTAAATCTTGATTTGCTTTTAAGACTAGTTCTTTAGGAAAATGTGTCATGATTTTAGGTGGACATTTATCTAATCCTTCAAACATTGGAATACATCCGTTTGCCAATATTTCGTAGTGACGTAAACAATCCCATCCTGATTTTTTCTTTGTGAGTCCAAACCAGCTTTCCTGATATCCTTTATAGTAGGATTCTTCATCTTGGTAGATATATGTACTAAAATCCCCCGGGATAATGATAGCAGTTTCCCGTGTTTTTTCAGGAACTTTATCTACAACCTTACAAGCAGGTATTGAAAAGCTTATTGGAAATATCATTGTTAAATTGAATAATCGAGTATGTAAACTACACCTAAATAAGAGATGACTGCGAATACGAACATCCACCACCAAACTGGAAATACCGTTGAGTCTTTACCTTTTGTTCCGAAGGGGCGAACTCTACCATCTCTTCCGAATGCAATTGCTGGGCGAAGATACAGGAACCCTGCAACCATAAATAAGTAAAAAGCGACCATCCATAATTTAGGATTCTTGCGAATTATTGCTTCCATTATCAATTCCCTCCCAAAAATAAGTAGAGAGAATGTCGTATGTTCTTCCTAATCGTAAAGCATTCTCGGATTTCATAACACGTATATTTTTGAAATACCGAGGGAAAGACGTAGATCCATTAGATACAGCTGATTCAGAAGAAGATTTATGCAAACACCAGGGCGATATGTCCCGAAACTCGCGAGAACTGTTCACTTACCAAAAAATAGTTCGAGATTACCTGTTGATGGAAACGCCTTATCGTGGTCTCTTACTGTATCATGGTCTAGGGTCAGGTAAAACTTGCTCTTCTATTGCAGTTGCCGAATCACTTTTATCTACCAAAAAGGTCTTTATCCTTCTTCCAGCATCGTTGCAGGACAATTACCGTAATGAGATTTTGAAATGCGGAGACCCGATTTATGCGAAAGAACAGTACTGGGAACCTAGATCGATCACAGCACCTGAAGACAGAGAACAGGCAAAAAGTATGGGAATATCTGAAAAGTACCTTGACCAAACTGGTAGATTTTATGTAACAATTCCAGGAAGATCTCCCAATTTCAGCACTCTTCCATTAAATGACCAAAAATTAATAAAGAACCAAATTACTGATATAATAGATCAGCGATTCACATTCATTAACTACAACGGTGTATCGTCTATGAACGTAGATAAGATATTCCCGCCAGACCAACCACATATGTTTGATGATTCTGTGATTATAATTGACGAGGCACATAACTTGATTGGAGGAGTTGTGAATGACCGATTTATTAAACGTAAAATGTACGATATGATTTATCATGCTAAAAACACGAAAGTTGTGTGTCTTTCTGGAACTCCGGTAGTGAACCGACCTAATGAAATCGCTTACCTTATGAATTTACTGAGAGGACCAATTGAACGTATTTCAGTTCCTACAAAATCCGCATTGTCCTGGGACGAATCGTTGATGACCAAATACTTCCAGTCACTGAGAGATGTGGATACAATTGAATACAATTCCGTGAAACGAACGATTATGTTGACCCGTAATCCGCCATACTTTGAAAGTGTATACAACGAAAAAGGCGAACGAGTTGCTGTGAAGCACAACAAGGATTTCGAACAAGAAGCGGATATGCGAAAATGGACAGATACTTGGAAATCAGAATTTGAAAAGAAGTTTGGAGGAATCGAGATTGCAGAACAGGAAAAAATGGTAATTGAATATTTAGAATGTCTTCCAACAGAATTTGAAGATTTCATGAAAACGTTTATTGACGGACTTAGTTTGAAAAACACTCAGTTGTTTGCTAGGCGTATTCAAGGACTTGTATCTTACTTCAAAGGCGCAGATGAACGATTAATTCCGAAACGAATCGATGAAGAATCGACGCTTGTAAAAATCGCGATGTCTGACCAACAATATTTACGATACTTGGAAACACGTAATGAGGAAATCAAACGAGAAGCGAGAAAAACACGAATGAAAGCTGATTTGAATGAAGAAATGGGATCGTTTCGTATGACTTCAAGATTGGTTTGTAATTATGCTATTCCGCCTGAACTTAGAACTATGATGGAAGAAGGAGCGACGGAAGAAACTATCGTTGAAAAATCTGAAGTTCTTGAGAAACTGAGATCGAATCCGGATAAGTACTTGTCTCCTGAATCGTTGAAAGTATATTCGCCTAAAATGCTGGCCATGTTGAAAGAATTGAAAGCAAATGTAGGTGATTCTACTTTTAAAAACCAATTCGTGTATTCGCAATACTTAACACTTGAAGGATTAGGAGTGTTTGGAGCAATCTTGGAATTCAACGGATTCCAGCGGTACAAGATTATCAAGGAACAGGGAATATGGAAAGAGGATCCAAGTATGAAAAAAGGCGTTCCATCCTACGCTATGTTTGTAGGAGCAACGAGCGATAAAGATAAAGAGGAGAGGGAATTATACCGTCAAATTTTCAACGAGAAATACGAAGGTAATTTCCCACAATCATTGAAAGATTCAATCAAGGAACATAAGTTATGTGTTCTTATGGCGTCATCTTCTGGAGCAGAAGGAATCACGCTTGCGAATGTACGAAACGTTTATATTATGGAACCGTACTGGAATCCTTCACGTATTGAACAGGTTATTGGTCGTGCGATTCGTATTTGTTCACATGCTACGTTACCACTTGACCAACGAACTGTGAAAGTTCAGTTATTTATGTCCGTGTTTTCTCCTGAACAATCTACTTCCAACGATGGACCAAACATTGTTTCAATTCGACGTAATGATATGACCTTGAAAAGGTATGAAGGTACTGAACCGAGAGAAACATTCATGAGCTCGGACGAGTTCTTGTATGAAGTAGCGTACGAAAAGGGACGTATTATCAAGAACATCAGCCATTTACTGAAACAAGCAGCCATTGATTGTGAAATTCATCGTAAGTTACATTCACGCGAAAAACCGGTCATTCAGTGTTTGAAATTTGATACAACTTCAAAGTCCGAAGATTTGGCTTTCAAACCTAATTACATGAATGAGGAAAAAGATACATTGTATATGCGAAACATCATTCGAAGAGCACGTAGGTTACAATTAGTGAAAGTAAAAGGCGTATTAATAGTCTTAGATCCAGACACGAACGATATTTTTGATGCGTCTGCGTTTCAAGATACTCAACGGTTGTTGAAAATAGGAACCAGAACGGCACCTGGTGAAATCAGGTTTTTTACCTCCGTAGTTTCATAAATGAGTGCATTCTCAAACGCAGGACAACAAACAAGAGGATTAAGTGCAGGAGACTGGACCCGATTACAACGATTACGTGGTGCAAAAACATCAGGAAACAATGCTGGAGGTGATTTAGTCACAAACGCAGACATCAATCCTACAGAAGCTGCACAATACCCGTACTCGAAGTCGTTTTTGATTCCGTACCAAGCGGCCGGAACGTCTAAAACTATTCGTCCAGCATCGAAATGGACGGACTTTGTAGCATCTGGAGTTGCAGATTATGTTACTCAATCTAAGAGTTCTACTAATAATGCAGTTACATTATCATCTACCAAACTATGCACGTGCGCTACAACTACTTTGAATACAAAGACAGGTATTTGTTATGGATGCAAAGCGTTTCATGGAGCGAGTGGTGCTACTAGAACAGTGTATACTGGTCCAAATTTAGCTAGACTTGGATTTTTGTATTACTATAACTAATAAGAATGCCTACCCCTGATGCATCAGCGTTTACTAGACAAACAAAGTTCAATGCGATCAATGAACGTGGACAACCAGCGAATAATGGTATAAAACCCATTACTCACTTGTATTCGTATGTTCCAACTGGATCCGGACTTCCAGATTTCCTTCCTTCGTTTTCAAACAAGGTTGTAAGTCCATTAAGATACTTAAAAATCAATCATAGTAATGTTCCGACAAAAACAAGTTTGAATTACTACAGACCCTTTTACATTCGTTAAAAGTCTTCGTCTAGTCGGATAACCATATCTTCCTTATTCATTCCAACTCCAGGTTTAGAATACTCGGAAACCTTCTTTTCAAAGAAATTGGTCTTTCCTTCTAACGAAATGAGTTCCATGAAATCAAATGGATTTTGGACTTTGTATATTTTTGGAATTCCAAGCTGAACTGCTAATCTGTCTGCTACAAATTGAATATACTGAGTCATATCTTTCGCGTTCATTCCAATCAATGAACATGGTAGAGCATCAGTGATAAATGCAGTTTCTTTTTCAACCGCCGATTCGATGATTTCACGAACGGTGGAATTATCTAATTTAGTTTGAAGTAAATGGTACATTGCTACTGCGAATTGGGTATGTAATCCTTCGTCTCTTGAAATCAATTCATTACTGAATGTTAATCCGGGTAATAATCCACGTTTCTTAATCCAGTAAATAGCACAGAATGAACCGCTGAAGAAAATACCTTCAACACATGCAAATGCAACTAATCGGGTAGCATAATTTTCTGCGGAATCAATCCACTTTACGGCCCATAATGCTTTTTCACGAACACACGGAATCGTATCAATTGCTCTGAAATACTTAAGTTGTTCGTCTTTATCTTTCACATACTGATCAATCAGTAACGAGTATGTTTCAGAATGAACACCTTCCATAGCGTTCTGAAAAGCGTAAAAGAGTCTGGCTACTGGAGATTGAACTTCCCGTTGAAATCTAGATGCTAGATTATCTTGAACAATACCGTCGGATCCAGCAAAGAAAGCAAGGATATGTTTGATAAAGTACTGCTCATTTTCACTTAATTTCTCCCAATCTTCCTTATCTTTCGAGAACTCTATTTCTTCAGGGGTCCAATAAGATGCTACGGCTTTCTTGTAGAGTTTATAGAGTTCGGTTTCATGTGACGCAATTGGGAACAAAGTGTAACGTGCGCCTAAGGTAGACGATGAGGGGTCGAATAATGGGTCCATATTTAATACCCTCGGAAAAGGATTAAACGCTTTCCGTTTTGTATAAACAAATGTCGGACCCATTATCAGGCACGAATACACGAAATCTAATTCAACACGTATTTTCACCTAAAATTGTAGGTCCTACAGGCGGATACGTAGTAAAAACAGACCTTATCAATATCGATAATATATACATTTCAGGAACTGCATATGGACCATACGGTCCTATCGGTGGAGGTACTGGAGGTGCAGGTTCACAAGGTCCAACTGGATGGACAGGATATACTGGAACAATTGGCGCTACAGGTGTTAGCGGACCTACAGGTGCTACTGGATATACGGGTCACATAGGACCAACCGGATACACTGGAAAAACTGGATATACTGGTTCAATTGGACCAACAGGATGCACTGGTCCATCTGGAGTAGCAAGTGGATTAATAAGTGCTTTCAATCACACTCCACCTGCATTTCCATCTGAAGTAATTCCACCGACATATCTTACCGGATATCAAACTATTTCTACACATCAAGTCACATTAAGTAATTGGGTAAATGGTCAAAAAGCACAAATCCAAGTCTACTTGAATGTGAATATATTTCAATTTTTGGCTTCATCTTCAGCAGAAGTCTACTTTTTCAAAGTAACGTATGATAGAAATGATAGCGGAACACAAATTGATTTTAATAATGGAAATGGGTTCACAAGTCCAGGAGTTAATGTAGAAATTCCTATAAATATTTGTATGCAAACAAGCGGTACATTTTACAATGGTGATCAGATAACTTTAAGAGTAAATGTTCTTAGTAATTATGGTTCAACTTTTAGAACTACCGGTGGATATATGCACTCGATATTCTTACCTAGCTACTAATCTTTCCAGCAATTTTGTAAATACTTAACGATGAAACTCCAGATGCATCTGAAACAACTTTCATTTGAACTTTTGTTTTAAGTCCCATTACATGAGCAATAACTCCAGACACAATTGTTTTTGGAGTATGTTCGAATTCATCTTCTGATTTTGTAGAAATTTCAAATAACAATTCCATAATTTTATCTCTTTGTTCGTCGTTCAAATTAAGCGTCGCACAAAGTCGTTCTGCAATTCCAATTTGGGTTTGTAATACCGTATTATCAGTTTGAGAAAAGTGAGTAATAGCTTTATAAAGTGGCCGAATATTCACTGCGAAAAGCTTTGCGATTTCTTCATGACTTCTTGGCGCACCAAAGTTTCGACATGCTACAAATACTGCAGCACCCATCATCGCACGTCTAGTTTCTCCTCGTACCTTTTGTGCATCTTCAAGTTGTTTATAAAGTCCGCATGCGTCCATAATAATTGATTTTGGAAGTCCAGCATGATTACACGATAATTGAATAGCGTCAAATATACCCATCCATGAACGTTGGCTGTTTGAAGACAATGACCAGCATGATAATCGTTGAACTGATTTCATAACACTGTTATTTGAGTTAATTCCTTTATGAGATACGATAGATCCGTAGGAAGATTCGGGCAGGAGTTCAGAAGTTGCAAATCCTGTTCGACATTGGTCTTCGCCTTTATTATCTTCGTAATTGCGCCATTCAGCGCCTTCATCTATTATTTTACACATAATTGTTCCACATTTTTCACATACTCTTTCACCTTCATCTATTACTAAGGAATGTTCACACTCCATATTTTAATGTGTTAGTTACCGGTATGTTTTTGAGTTTCCGTTTTACGCGGTGCATATCGTAACGATAAATCAATAATTGAACCTTCATTCGGCAATAAAATTTCAAAGTGTGGTCCAACTACTTGGTGATAAATATGTTGAATCTTGGAAGTCAAATCGTTCAAGAAGATAAACATCGCAAACACAAAGAAGATTCCGGAAGTATACGAATCAATCTCCAAATCGAGTTTCTTACTTACGTGGAAAATTGGAGGAGCTTTGTGAATGTAATCAATCAACCAGTAAGCAATCACACCGATGATTGAAAGTTCTAAAAAGATATCTGCTAATTGAAACGCCAAACTTCGTTCCTTCCACTTATCGTCGAACTCGTCAAACAAGTAATGAAGGAAGTATGATAAAATACCTCCAAACATCGTATAAAATACCGAAAGAATAGCAACGTTAAACGTCACTTTTACATTCTCAACGAATCCCATTCTATTATTTATACACTCTAAGTTTCGCTTGGGTCTCGCGCCATAAATGCAATCGATGCTGGATCATACACAGCAGGTCTGTAGTTTGTAGCCAAAATAGGTCTTCCTGCATCACGTGTTTTTGTTGGTTTTAACCATGAAATAACCAAATATTTTCCTTCAACGACCCATACCCAGTATCCTGCTTTTGAAAATTCGTTAAAAAGATACTGAATCGCTTCACTTACCTGAAACAGCGGAAATCCAAACACGTAGGTAGGCACTTCATACACAATATATGGTGCATTTGGATTATGGACCGCTTGTTGTCTGATTTTGCTTTGTATTTGAGTTATCACAGGAACCATAGCAGCCATTCTATTACTTTTTCTTTCTTCTTGTTCGTCCCAGACGTCACGAGCTCTCAACATTCTATCTTATTACAAGGTAAGAATGTCTATTCCGTTTCGTAAACTTGGACTTGGTGGTGGTGGAGTAAAAGGAATCTTACATGTAGGAGCTCTTCAAGAATTATCAAAATATCAACGTTTGGAATTTCCGGATGGAATATATGGTGTTTCAATTGGGTCTGTGATTGCGACGTATGTAGGATTCGGACTTCCAATGGACAATACAATTCTTTACTTAATGAATAAATATTTAACGTTTGAAAAGGCCATTCCAAATCTTAACGTGAAAGATTTCACAACAATGTTTTCGTCAAAAGGATTGTTCAGTATGGATTTATTCAGAACTGCGATCATCGACATGTTTAATGAAGTGGGAGTAGATATTAAGACCAAAACATTATCTGATGCTAAAATGCCGTTATACATCATAGCATCAAACATAACAAAAGGAGTACCTACTATTTTTTCAAAAAACACGCCTGTGCTTGACGCAATTGCATGTTCGTGTTGTATTCCTGGTCTTTTTAAACCTCAAGAATTGTATGGGCAACTTTACATTGATGGAGGATTGATGGTTCCTTCTCTTGGAAAAATAGTTCCTGATGGACTTGTGATTTCTCTCTACAAAAAAGGGACAATTCAAATAACTCCTGAAAAGTTGAAGAAGATAGATGCGATCACATATATTCGTATGCTCGAGCATATGTCGATGTTTCAGTATCATGAAAACTTAAAAACAGATTTAACAGTATTGATTCAGTACCCTAAACTTGTAGGTGAATCGGATTTATCAAAATTCGATATTGAAGATGTTATTAAGACTGGAAAAGACACGTTACGCGGATTTCTCATTTCCAAGGGCCTTTTGGAGGAAAGCGCGGAAAGTATCAACTGAAGGCTTACCTACCATTTCATACACCTTTGAATCAGTTTCAACTTTGAAAGTAGGGTATGCGTTAATTTGATAGAGTGCAGACCGTCCTTTGTCTGCTTCTGCATTGATTTCTTCAAACGTTATAGTTTTGCCTCCGTACGTATACTTTTTGTTCTTTACTAATTGTTTCAAAGAAGCCCAAGGATCTTTCGCATGTTTGCAATGTGGACACCAGGTAGTATAAAAGAACATAAACTTAGCATGGCCTGGATCAATTCCGTTTGCGGAAATAGGTGGATCTTGTTCAATAACACGAGCTCCAGGTGGAGTTCCTGTTATTGCATAATAAATTCCTATAAATGCTAGAACAACTAATAAAGAAACTAAAAGTTCAGTCAGCATCTTTGCGAAAAGAGGGATATAAAACTTTCGCATCTTCACGCTGCTTTTCAAAGTAATTTTTATAAGCAAGTTGAGGAGTTAATTCTGGTTTTAAAATTTGAGACCATGCTACTGTTATAGTTTGTTTTTCGGGTTCGTAAGATTTAGGTATAATCTTAAACCATTTTCCGTTATGTCTCACAATATCCATACTGTTATTACTACAATTTGGTTTAAACTTTATTCACAAATGGCGGGTAATCTATGAAGATTTCATTATAATTAGGATTATTCTTCATATCCAAATTACTTGGTATTGGATCTGTATTTAATTCTGGAACAGTTGTAAAATATTTTTTATGTAAAAAAGTACATTCAAATACATTTGGAATGATAACACCTCTATGATTCGTTATATAACCATTATTGTTTCCATGAAAATGCACTAAATAATGCGTTTTATTTATTTTATCAAATACGCCTATTTCATTTTCATAAAATGGGTAATGAAATTCCATTACTATTTGTTCAAATTTATTCATATGTTCATCATTTAAACTTTTTATCCATGGAATTTCAAATCCTTCTATATCCATTTTTAAAAAAATAGAGGAATGTAAATTTATAATATTATGCAAATTTGTAGTTTCAGAACTATTTTTAGAATCAATGTTTTTCTTAAAAAAGAAAATACTATCATTATGTTTCGGTAGATTATTTATAGTTCCATCAAAAGCAAACACAGTTGTATTTTTGTATTTATTTATAAAATCTTCTTCAAAACTTATATCACTTGCTATTCCACAACTAAGTAATAGTGGGTAATTCGCATTAGGTAAATCTATAACAACATATCCTCCATCATTATCTCTTCCTAAACGTATTTTTTGAAAAGGTGATTTATAAACTGTTAATAAGATAGGATCCATTTACTTTCAAAATGTCTAATATATTTAAATACAATGGAACAGGTTAGAGAAGCTTTATTTAATTTTTTTGAGAAAAAGCCTTCTGCGAAGATCCAAACTGAATTGACGCAGTACAAGGATATTTTAATCACAGTTACCGATAACCAAAAAGTAATTCAAATTGGAGTACTAGTTAATAATGACGGGACGTATGATACGCCAGTTATTATGAACCGATTTATGTTTGATTTAAGAGAAGCCGACAGATTAGTCGAATCTATCTATATGTCTCTTCAAGGGAATCCGACCAAATGAGCACCAATACCGAATCCGGCACCAGTTCGGGCGGATGCGCTGACAGATGGAGCATAGACGTCCAAAATAGCAAAGGTGGCTAAGGCGACCAATGCAATTTGACCAATCTCAGACAACTTGAGGGTCTTTCCAGGTAAAAGGTAGGCGGCAATCGCTACAGCCAAGCCTTCAAACGCATACTTCACGATGCGGGCAATAATATCGCTAAAATCAATTCCAGGAGCTGCTACTTGCTTTTGTTCGGACATTTGTAGTTTCACATAGAGAAATTATTGACCGAGAAGTATTGGGAAAACAATATCATACCATTTCAGATTTAAAGTTTCTGCTTTTTACCATTACAACCCTATTTTATAAATACGTTCATTCAAACAATTTATGATATAAATATTGAACATAATGGAGGAGGATAAAGATATTCAAATTTTTATTGTATTTCATAAAAACATTTTTGATGAATGTTATAAAAATATACCAGAAGATATTCTTTATAAATATTTTACATTTTATGCAGTTAACAAAAATATAGAAAAAAGCTATACACAGAATAAATATAAAATTGTTAATGAATGGGAATTACCTATTTATGATAAGACATTTCAAGAAAGAGGTTATAATGAAAATTCAGCAATATATCATGTATACGCTAATAATTTACATAAAAATTATAAATATATAGGATTTTTTCAATATGATATGGTTTTTAATAATAATATAATAGAATTTTTACAAAGAAATATAACTCAAACACCCACATTATTTAGTCTAAATTGTTATAGTTTTGATTTTTGTACTTATAATACGTGGAATGAACTAACTACAATTAATTATATAATTAATGATTATGAAGTTTTTTATAAAAAATCATTTAATAGGAATTACGCATATCCATTATTTAATTCTTACGTTATTCCGAATGAAACATATGAAAGAATAATGAAATGGGTTACACAATTATACGATAAAATTTATCCTTGGTGTATTGAAAGTCCAAATGCAACTCATTTTGGTCATATTGCAGGAATATATGAAAGAGTTATGGCTTATTGCGTAGGAGAAGAAAATTTACAGAATATTGTATTGGATATATCACACGACAGCAAATATAAATCACTATCGTATTAAAATTATTGAATGAGAAGTAATGGGAAAAACAATTAAAGTAAGACTCGTTATTGATGACGAAGTAAAACAACATCATACTATTTCAGATGTGAAGTTTCTACTTTTTACGTATTTGAATGATCCAGATGGATGGGCCCAACACGGGTACTTTTTTGAACCAACTGTTTTAAAAAACGAGGATGTGCTTGTAAGATTGAGCAGTCCACGTACAATTAAAGCTGTTTGTGGACTTGAAGGAAATCTTTCATGTGCGGAGTTAGGAGGAAAAAAGATGTATTTGAATTCCGATCGGTGGTTTCATGGAGCTAAGAAAAGCAAGCTTCCATTGGAAGATTATAGGCAATATATGGTTACTCATGAAATGGGACATATTTTAGGATTCGGACATGAAAAATGTCCTTGTAAAAACTGTCCGGCCCCAGTTATGATGCAGCAAACGAAAGGTATAGGGCAATGTTCGCCAAACACGAAGGTTCGTTAAACTATCTACTTTCACGTAGGGAGTCAATAATAAACAAATGAGTCGCCGAGAAGTTTTACCAACCCACGATGAAAATGGTCCAATTGACTATCTTGAGGAGGATCCAGAGATTCCAACTCAACGATACTGTGTGATTTCATTTTTGTCTCCTGAAAAAGTGATTAAACAGAAAACTGAATTCTTCAATGAGCAGTTCATTCAATGGTTGGAGTATGATTGGAAAGTGAAGGGAATGGAGAACTTTGTCGCATTCTTGTCCAAGAAGTATTCTTTAAAGATTGACGATCTGTTCAAGGATTTGGATGAGTTCCGAAAGGTTCATAACGAAGAAATCAAGAAGACTGATGTTCATGAACAATACCAAGTGTTTTTGTTGAAGAACGAAAAGGATTTGGAGACTAAGTTTTCTGAGAAGGTTGGATTCAGAACCAATGTTCGTGGTGTGAAGTTGAGACGTGTGTTTGCTAATTTGGAGGAGACTCAGACGTATGCGAAGGTCTTGCAACGAAGATACCCGAACGACAACTTGTACATTGGAAAGGTTGGTGCATGGTTGCCTTGGGATCCATCCGAGCATTTGATGCCGGAGGTCGAGTATGCTGAGAAGGAGTTGAACGAGTTGATGAGAAAATACAAGGAGAACGAAGTCAATCGTGAGATCTTCTTTGAGGAAGAGAAGGCTGAGAAGATTCGTCTTCAAAAAGAGGAGAATGAGCGAAAGCGTAAGCAGGCATTGATGGATCAAGGATTGGCGGACTCAAAGCAAATTGAAGATGCAATTGAAGCACCTGTACATCCATCAGAAGGAGGCATTCGTGATCTTTAAAATGTAAAATAAATATAAATGGGGGAAACTCGTAAAAGAAAATTGACCGAAAAGGGAGAAGCTCTTGAAGCTGAGAAAGCTGAAAAAGAACAACGTACGAAACGTCGTATGACTGCTAAAAAGATCAAATCTGAGGTTGATGATTTATCTAATTTATTTAAAAGTTCAAAGTTGGAAGAATCGAACGATATTGAAATGGAAGTTCCAAAATCGGACGATACAACTCCTCCACAATACTGGTACAGCGGCGGTCGAAAAGACAAACGTCGTCGTAGAAAGACAATCAAAAAACGTAAACATTAATTAGCTTTTTTAACATTAACCCATGGTCCTGAATTCTTCTTTCGAACTGCATCAGGATTAAATTCATCTGCAGCTAACATTGTACTTGTAAAAGGCTTATTATCAACCCACAAGGAATCATCGCACATCTTAAAAGGAGGATGCGCGCTGGCTTTATACCAAAATACTTGGTCTTCTAACTTGTTAGACTGAACACCGTTACAAATAACTAAACATTCATAATTTTCAGTACATTGATCCATAAACTGACAGAACATTTCAAAGGTTGGAAACATACCTGCAAAGTTTTCATAAATACGTTTACGGTTTCCGATACCGTTCTCACGAAGAATAAACACGAAATCAATGTTTGTTCTTAAATTTGGAGTAATACCGAGAGGATACTGCATAGTAATCAACGTAACCATATCAATGTGACGACCGTTCATAAATACGTAACGAGTAGATTCTTCACGAATCCAAGAAGCATCGTATAAACAATCATCCAAAATTAAAAACGCACGAGGGTCCAAATTTGAATTTCCGCCACGACTACGCTTTTCATGTTCTCTAGTTTGCTTCACAGCAAGTTGACGCTTGATAGAGTTCATAACTATTTCCGGCTTGTACTTATCATGAATCAACTTGGAAGGAACAATATCCTGGAAAAAAGGGTTGGCGACCTCAGTTCCTGAAATAACGGTTCCGATTGGAAAACATGCCTGGGTATTAGCCAAAATATCCTTCACTAAAAAGGACTTTCCCGTGTCCTTTTTGCCTATTAGAACTATCATAGGAGACTTGTGAGAATCGATTTGACATCGTTCCACGATTGTCTCCATATTAAACTTTTTAATATTAAAGTTCATATTGATATTACTGCGTGAAGTTTTTAGTTATGCTTTAACCCACTTCTATAATATGGTGAAGCGTCGACAAACTACGAACAGCGAGCTTCGGACGAACTCGATTGGATTGGCTGTTCAAAAATACACTGATTTAGCTTTTCTTAGAACGGGAGCAAAGCAGTATTGGAACATTGAACATATTCAACCATTTTTTCCATCGGTGGAAAAGTTGTTCAAAATAGAAGGATTGGAGTCGCCTGTAGAATACGGACTCAAGTTTCAGAATCAAATTTCTGGAATTTTAGGAGAATCCCAAATTAGATTGAACAACGGACAAGTAGTTCCAGTTCATAAAAAGATCAGTATGGTCTTAAGTCCATTCAAATGGATGCAGGGGCTTTATGGACGAACATTCGGACTTCCATCTACTTTGGAACAATCTACATTAGTCCATCATAAAATCCAAAATCCAAATAACTCCGCATACGTAGGTTCAATTATTTCTGCTACTCTTTCTGAAAGTGGATGTCTTCATTTCCCTAAAGTATATGGTGTATTCACCGGACTTTCACAACATCATACAATCAATATTTCAGACGATTACGAGGAACTGTGCGATAGAAGTTGGTTTTCACAAAATATCGGAAAAACATTTGAAATTAAACTTTCAGAGAATATTCAACCGTATTCTGATTTTTCACACACAAGAAAAGCGAGACTTGAAATTCAATTAGGAGAAGATGTAGCATTGGAAGGAGTTGAAGAACTCGATGAAGTAAAAGTTCCAGAAAATGTAGAAATTGGTGAAATTAATCAGATGTTCAAAGACGAGGAAGATATTGATATGGAATCTGATTCATCGTCTATTTCTACAGGATACGTGTTTGCCGTAAAATCATGTTCGTGCGAAGATGAAGATATGGATATTGATATTGACGAAGATGCAACAGACGAAGAATTTGCGTGGGCTAGTTTTGAAAACGTACCTGTTCAAATCACATTGATGGAACAATGTACTGGAACTTTCTATAAACTTTTAATGAATAATCCTGAACAAGAAAAGCACTTAGCATGGTTGACTCAAATCATATTCGCATTAGCTTACGCTCAACGAAACTTCGCATTCACACACAACGATTTGCACGGAAATAATGTTATGTATGTTCCTTACGATAAAGAGTATTTATACTACAACTGTTCTGGGAATATTTACCGAGTTCCTACTTACGGATACTTGATTAAATTGATAGATTTCGAAAGAGGTACAAGTTCAATCAAAGTTACTGGAATGAAAGAACCAAAACAATTTATGAGCGACCATTTCTCGTTAGATGAAGAAGCAGGAGGACAGTATAATTTCGAACCATTTTACAACTCAAAATTCCAAGTAATTAAACCAAATCCATCATTTGATTTAGCAAGATTATCTACTTCTTTATTTTGGGATTTGTTTCCTGAAGGACCAAATCACGAAGAGTATAAATCCAATCCAATTTTTGAAATGTTAGTACGATGGACAAATTCAAGCGAAGGAGGATCGTTGTTGTTTGGAAAAGATGTTCCGAATCACGACAGGTATCATGGATTCCATTTATACAAAGCAATTGCTCGATTCGCTAAAGATGCAGTCCCACGCAAAGAAATCAGTAACTTGAAAACTTTGTATGGAATTTCAGAAATTCCTACTGGAGAAACGATTTGCACGATTGAAATTTAAAAAGAAGGAACTCCAACAAACATTTCCTGAACTTCAGGAATATTAACAGTATTAGATACTTCACTTACGACATTGGTTACAACTTCTGGAACAGCTTCAGCAGTTGTGGCGAATACAACTCCCGAAGTAATTAATCCACCGAATAAACTTAACTTACCTGCTTGGTCCCACATAATAGGTTCTCCCTTTGATTTTCGTTCAAGCGCATACAGAATGAATGCAACAAGCGCTACGGCAACGGACGCAATAACAATCATCATTTTCTTATTCGCAAATCAAGTGAAAGTTTACAAATTTAGAACGAGGGTGTCTGCGACTTTAGATTCAAGTTCCTTCAAAGGATCTTCTGGTTCTGGTTGTGGTTCTGGCGCTGGCGCTTGTTCTGGTTCATGTTTATCAAGATCCTCAAATTCAATCGTTTCAACTTCGTCGGAGAATGTAAGTTTTGGTTTTTCGACTTCCTCATCATCTTCCTCTTCTTCCTCATCATCCTCTTCGTCCTCTTCTTCAGGTAAATCGATATCGGATAATTTAGGAGGAGGAATTGGGGCAGAGCTAGTTTGTTCTGGTTCAGGTTCTTCTGCGAAATACTTCTTAGTGATTGCTTCCCAAGGTAAGAATGCACGAATAACCTGTTCCAAACATTCCTGAATAATTCGTTGAATATCTTGTCTATTACGTGCTTGTTGTTCAGCAGTTACACCAACTGTCTTGAAAAGGTAAGCTACTTGCCATAATTTACGAGCAGAATGTTTGTAAAGTTCGTGAATGAATTTAGCTAAACTAGGTCTATCAAATTCAACTTTAATTTGAGACGAAGATCCCTTGTAATGCAAAGAAGCGAATGATTTCATGTATGCGATAAACACTCCCATCAATAAATCATCCAAATAACTGCATTTAGAAACCTTTTGAATTCTATCAACTTCAGTAGACAATGTAGTTTCAGACCATTCTGGAATACGAGTCAACATATTTTGAAACGTTCTTAAAATTTGGTCGAGTTGATTGTTTCGAACACATAAATCTTTCGCAGACTCGTAAATGCTCCAAAAACCATCAGAAACAGGATCAATGAGCAACGAACCTAAATGTTCACGCAAATGGTTCTTAGCAATTTCAGCCTCAGTCATTTGTTACTGTTGACTCAGGATAAATGAATCTAAACAACGCATCGTTGAAAACGGATTTGTGGACCTCTAGGAAGAAACAGTATATTCGATAATATGAATAACAAGGAAATTGAAGCTAAGCTATACGCACTCGTTGAGTGCCTCGCCGATAACTATGGATTTGATGCAGATAAAGCATATGAGTATATTCGATGGGAAACTGAGACGGATCATGTTCTTCCATTTCTAAAGCCTGAAGAAGCTCCTAAGAAGGAGACTAAGAAGAAGGCAAAGAAATCAGAACCAGTTCCCGAACCAGCACCAGCTCCAGCAGCAGAACCAGCAGAGGAAGAAGAGAACAAGAATGATTCTCCTCTTCAAAAGGCTCGTAAGAATGTTGCATTATGGACTAAGAAGTTGGACGCTAATAAGTTCAAGGATGAAGCTGCTAAACAAAAACACGTTGAAAAACTTGAAAAAGAAAAGAAAAAATTACAAACACTTGAAGAAGCAGAGCCTAAGTCTGAACCTGTGAAGGCTGAAGAGCCTAAGAAGGAGAAGAAAGTCAGTGATAAGCGTATTTCACGCATGACTCCAACTTTGACTGGACAACTTAAACTTGCACTTGAAGAGTTCAAGCTTGAGATGACTGATAAGTTGAAGAAGGAGTTTGTGAAGTATATCGATGATCTTACCGACGATGATTTTCGGAGGACTGGTTTGGCTGATCACATGCGAGAGTTCGCCAAACTTAAAGCTCCTGTTTCTGAAACAGTGGAGCTACCAGTGGAACCAACTGTTGAACAAGTTGACTTCCCAACATTGAGACGTATTAAGAAAGTCCTTAAGGAGGATCTTAGTAAGCCTGGTGTTTACTTCAATACTGAAACTTCGACATTCGTAACTGGACCATTGGAACAGGACGAGGATGTTTCAGATCCCGTAGTACTTAACGGTAAGGAGTACGTGATTGGAGATAAGACTGGTAGAGTCTATGAGGTAGGAAAGGATAAGGATATATTTGCAGGATTTACCGGAATTGGTCAATTCTATGAGCTTGATCTTTAATCCCAAAACTTAATCACACAATTTGGAAAACTATACATAAAAAAACTATAAACACCCAAACATTCAAATAATGCTTTTGGGACAAAAATTTCTTTTAATTGAGGAACTACTTGTGACTCAATCTTATTTTTTGAACAAAAATTAAGCCAAGCACTTTCGAATGTTATATCGTGATAATTGCTTGGTATTTTTTTACTGTAATATTCATTATCTTTAGGATTCTCTGAAGTTACAATTATCCTTTCAACTTTATCTTTTTGTAAATACGCCATGTTGAGTACAACATCCCATACATCTTTCCACGCATTCACAGTTTTATCATCATAATATGTATGATAATATGAATGGTATGTCTTAAGTTCGATAGTCCTGGTAAATGAATGCATTACCATATTACGTCTCTAATATTTAAATCACGTCTGATGAGCTAAATAGTCTCATCCAAAACACTATTTGTGGAAGAAGCCAGAACGAAAAGAATGGAACAAAGAATGCGATTGCGCCCCAGAGATAGGGTGAAATCACATAATTACCAAATTCAAAGGCTGAGAATACCGACAGTGATTGAAGATAAACTCCAAAGAATATAGCCAAATTTTTGAAAATAATTCCGATTCCAGACATCGCGTGTTGAGATGATACTTCCGGTGCGGGTTTACTACCAACTTCAGTCGGGGTAGATGGTTTATCACTCATTCTTATTATGAAGAGAACACGACATTTGCTACGCCTCCCAAAACTCGTAAAAAGTTGTACGATTCAGTATATGCTCTTACATTAAATGTATATTGATAAGTTTGAGCATCTCCCTTACGTATGATGGTAACAAGTTCATCGGGGCTGTATAATAATTGTCCGTTCGTTCCTCTTGCCGCTGGATTTACGATGGTAGGATTTGCAGAATTTGCAGTTGATTTTAAAACACATACAGTTGCAGTTTGGACTGGGCCAGTGTATGTTGGTTGGACATACGTGTTTCTTAAAATAGTTTTATTGAATTGAGATCCGTTCAATTGTCCCGAAGGCTGTTCGGTACTGTGATTGATAGCAAATGAGTAAGTATAAATTCCAGGCAGATCTTCTACTGTTCGTCCAGCATGATGACGATAATTTTGAATTTTTGAAAAGAAATTAGTTGTTTTTGTAGAGAATCTGTCTTTACCGTCCAATACAATGTTTGATTCTAAGAGAATATCACGTTGAGAAATATTTGTAGATTGATTATTTCCAGATGAAAACCATGGAGTCATATATGCCATCGTCGTAGAATCCAAAGGTGGTTTTTGAGGATCTACCCAGTTTGTGTAATTATCGTAATCGTTCAACAATGCTCGATCACTTCGTTGTGCTACCCAAACAACTCGTGTACACAAATTTCGCATAGTAAGTTCAATCTCTTTTGAAGTACCGTACTGTCCACCTACTTCTTTCAAATCAATTTGAGTTATCTTGAATGAATGGTCGGTTTTTGCGATATGAACTAATTCTGCGTCCGTCAAAAAGATATAATTGCATTCAATGAAAGGATTCAGTTTCCAAGTCATCAAGTTTGGGTTGTAAGGAGTGGTAGGATTAGATGCAAGTGGAGGACTTAAGAAATGAGGCATTTGGAAAGTTGAAACCGACGAATCCGGTGCAATGCGTGTTGCAAACGTAGAAGAAGACGTTCGAACATCTAAGGTAGTAAATAATTGATAAATGTTTTTCAATTCAACCACGATTTCTACTTCTGAAAGTTGAAGCGCAATTAAAGGAAGAGACGAACCAATGGATTCACAAAACCAAAAATGTAAAGGAATAGTTAATGTTTTTCCTGGAATAGACGGTTCAGCTAAATTTGAATCCGAAGTAGAAATCGCATGAGGATACTGATTAATTCTATCGTATGCGTTTGCTGGATCGTATAAATCTGGTGTGTTTCCAACCATATCATCCACTATCTTCTTCTTGTTTGCGTCAAACATCGTAGCCGCATAAAGTTTCATCCATTCACCCGTATGTCTTACTATCTCCTGACCATTGATCAAAATAGCCACATAATTAATCATATTATATCCCACATTCTTGATCCATTGGAACTCATACCCAATTGCATTTGCATTTGGATTGGTATGTGGATACGCTGGATTCGTTTGTGTGAATGGAACTATTGGAGAGTATATATTCGGTAACGTTACATTTAGGTAACAATCATGTAGTAATTGGGCGTACCGTTCTACTTTTGCTCTCAGTGTTAGACTCCCCGACGGGGGCAGATTCAAATTTGTCGTTTTGAAATAGAGCTGAAAGTGTTCCATAGCAAAATCGGTGTGACGTTTGTATACGGATCGAAAGTGTGTGAAAGAAGGGTTTCCGTTGACCAACTGGTCTTGGGCGCCCTTCCCAACTAACTGCATTAATCCACCAGTCATTCTGTTATATCTTTTACAGATTATGTGTGTATATCTGACTCGTTTAAAGAAAGCCCGTTTCTTCCAACTAAACTATCAAATGGAGCTCACGTATGTTACAATTGTTGTTTTAGCATCTATGATTTTTGTTCTTTCAGGTATGGTCGGTTACCTTTACTGGCAACAGACTCGTATGTTACAACATATCCAGTCACTGGCGATGGTTGTGTCCACCCACATTCCAAAACCAGAACCCGAAGCCGAGCCCGAACATGAAACTGAAGAAGAAGGAGAAGGAGAGGAAGTTGAACACGAAGAAGAGGAAGAGGAGGAAGATGACCGAATCACAGTAGAAGTCGTAGAAGGTCCTCCAGCTGTAAAAGAGTCTGAGCCTGAAACTGAAAAGAGTGTGGACGTAGATGATATTGATAAGAAGACGGCTGCTCAGCTTCGTGAAATGCTTACCGCCAAAGGTATTCCATTCGGAAAGCGAGACGCCAAGCCAGTCCTCGTTCAACTTTTAAAAGCAACTGCTTAAACATTCAATAAATCTAAAGTATAATGAAATTGGTTTCGTTTGATGTAGGGCTTAGAAACTTAGCCTTTTGCGTATTGCAAGGAACTAATCGCTCAAATCTCAAAATTCTTCATTGGGATTTGATTGATGTGATGGCTGAATCAGCAGGACACGATGATGCAAAGTGTTTTAAATGTAAAAAACCCGCGAACTGGATGAAACATGATGAGTCTATGTATGCTTGTAGACTTCATTGTCCGAAAGGTTCAAAACCCGTAACAAAAACGTCTTTGAACAAACAAGATTTGAATAAATTAAAAGAAACTGGTGCACCGTTTGGAATTACTGGAAATACTAAGAAAGAGCTGGTTGAAAAATTGTATAATTATTATGCCCAGAATGTTTGGAAACGGTGTGTGAAATCAACCAAATCAATGTCCGTTGTAGATTTAGCTGATCCAATTGCTAAGTGTTTGGAAGCACGGAAAGAGTTATGGAAAGATTCTGATTTGATTGCGTTTGAGCAACAACCAGATAAACGAATGTTGTGCGTTCAAGCAATGCTTCATATGTGGTTCGTATGTCAGGGATATAAATGCAAAGGCGTTTCTGCGACTCATAAACTTACAAATATGATTACGTTAGAAGACCATACAAAGACTTATAAAGGTCGTAAGAAGACAGGTATTATTCATGCAGCGGAACTTGTGCCTACACCTGAATTGAAATCGTATATGATGAAACACCCTAAGAAAGATGATCTAGCCGACTCTTTTTTACAGGGATTGTGGGTTCTGGAGAATAGCAGGTAGTCGGGGTCAACTTCTCAGGTTTTCAAGTTAAGAAGTTAATGAATTTTTGAGATATCTTTCCAAAACTTTTTTCAATTAAAAGTTCATTTATATCCACCTCCCAAAAAACATATATTACGGAAATTCGAAAAAGTTGAGAAATACCAGATATCCGAGGTCAATTTCTCAGGTTTTCAAGTTAAGAAGTTAATGAATTTTTCAGATATCTTCCCAAAACTTTTTTCAATTAAAAGTTCATTTATTTTGAGCTTTTAAAACTACTTTAACTTCTTAACTTGAGAATCTGAGAAATACCAGGTAGCCGAGGTCTCCATATATCCATCAAATTTTGAACAAATGTATTTTATTTTATTGAAAATTCTTAATTTATAAAACTTTCAAGTCTAGCTTTTTACAGATAGGTATCTAAAATGAACATATATACGATTATTTCATTTTTTGAGGAGAAATGGAAAAATATTCTATTGTTAAATAATAAATGGAACTTCCAAATTATGTCATTAAACGTATATCAAAGTATAGACCATATCCATTATATACATGTACATTATGTAGTCAAACTATAGAATACGAAGGGTTTTTAATAAATTCCCATCTAAAGTCAAATCAACATAAAGAAAAAATGGAGCATATTGAAGAAATAAATTGTAAAATTTGTAATATTCAATGTAAATTCTTAAGTATTTATAAAAGGCATTTAAAATCTAAAAAACATAAAAAGAATACTGGCGAATCAAAAGAGAGTTATTTTTGTAAAACATGCAATATTGATTGTGAATTTAAAAGTCTTTATGAAAGGCACCTAAATACAAAGCATCACAAAAATCATGATTCTTTAAGAACAGAGCGAAAATGCGATGCATGTAATACTACATTTATTTCACAAAAAGATGAAGATAGACACAATCTTACAAAAAAACATATTAAAAACATACAGATTAAAAACGAAAACAGTTTGGCTTAATGATCGGGATGGTAGCCTTAAATGAATATCTTCTTCTTGTCTACAAATCCAGAAGAAGCAGCAAAACAGCACTGCGATAAACACGTAGTTAAAATGATTTTAGAAACAGCACAACTTCTGTTCACATGTCATTGGATAGTCAATCCAGAAGGATTACCCTCCAACGCCTACAAGAAAGTACATGCTAATCACCCATGTGGAATTTGGGTTCGTGAAAGCTTATCAAATTACAAATGGTTGTGTGAATTAGGTGAATGGTTATGCAAAGAATATACGTTTCGTTACGGAAAGATCCACAAGACGCAAGCACATATCGAATGGTTGAAAGAGAACCCTCCAGTGTCTTTAAAAGATATTGGACTAACACCTATTCGTCAAGCTATGCCGGATGAATACAAAGACGAAAATCCTGTAAAAGCTTACCAGACTTACTATATCGAAAACAAACTTAAAATACGAGGTATTGTGAGATACACTAAACGCGAACGTCCTAGTTTTCTACCACAGGATGTTTAAAATGGAAGTTTTTCAATTAACTAAATACAGATTAATAGAATGAGAATACCTGGAATACTAGAATTGAATTCTCGTATTAAATACGGTCTTACTTCAAAAAATGTACCGATCTATTTATTCCGTCCATTGGACACAAAATTAGGGTTATGTATTGTTGGAAGTTCGCACAGAGATATATCTACAAATGTATTAGCACTCGCAGATGTATCTGAATTCAATAAAAAAGAATTAACACGAGGTAATTTGGTAAGAATTATTGGAAAGTGTGGAGATTATGCTGCGGAAAAAGAAGCAAATCTGTGCAGATATTCCACAGTCAACTGGAAAGGTTTTGACTTGTCTAAAATTAAGGTGCCTGAAATGGAACCTCCTACAATAGACGGGTATACTTTCAACATTGATCCGATTGGATGTGAGGATATAGATGATGTGTTCACAGTTGGAGAAAATGGGTATTATTACATCACAATTGCGGATGTTGGTGCATGGTTTGATAAGAATCCAGATAATGAATTTATTTCAAAAGCGGCGGAACTTGGACAAACGTATTATACGAACGGAAGTGTCGTAGCACCACTCTTACCATTTCAACATGAATGTTCGTTACTTCCAAACCAAAAACGACTCGGAGTTTCTTTGAAATTCAAATGGGATAAGAAAGAGATTTCTGAAATATCGTTTATGAGAACAACTATCGTAAACGATGAGACGTTCAATTACGAAAGTATTTATAACTCGCCGTTCGCATACATTGTAAAAGATATATCTTCTTACTTAGCCGGACGTGATTTAGTTGATTCACATGAATGGGTTGAGCATCTGATGATATTCTACAACGTAGAAGCAGCCAAAGTTCTTGTTCAGAAAAACAACGGATTACTGAGAGTTCATGAAAAAACAAGCAAGGAAAAACTTGAAAGTTATAAATCCATTCTTGGTTCAGATGCGAAACATCTCGCTTTTAAATCTGCAGAGTATTCGTGGACGTACGAAGAAGGGGAAAAATCACATTGGGGAATTGGGAAAGACTATTACTGTCATGCAACGTCTCCTATAAGACGATACGCTGATATTTTAAACCAGTTAATTATTACTGATCGATGGAATCAGATATGGTACATTGAAAGTTATAAATTGAACGAATCATTTGAGAATTCAAAGAAATACTCGAGAGACGAATTCTTTCTGGATAAATTACTGACGTACAAGGAGAACCGATGTGTGAATGCGATTATACTGAACGACCACCGAGTTTGGGTTCCTGATTGGAAGAGATTAGTAACGTACAAAAATGAAAAACAACCTGGAACAGTTGGAACATTATCATATTCACTTGATATGAACCAACCAACTTGGAAACGAAGAATGGTGTTTAGATTCGAAGATACAAACTATCTGGAATAACGAAATCCCTTACAACTTTGTTTTTCATATCTTTCATTTTTTCAATCATTTCTACATCTTCACAAATCGTAGAAATATTAATCCATTCATCAATAATATTTGAAAGTTTCAACATTGCTCGTACGAAATTTCCTTGTTCTACTCCGTATTTCTCACACACGAATGTTTCTCCATTAATCCAATCATGAACTACCGCCATCCAGTATTCAGTTAATTCCCAGTATTCTGGTTCATGAATATAATTTTCGGCAATGTATATGTTTCTTCCGTACCTTCTCAGCGATTCTACAATATCGTCTTTTTCAATGATTTCTTCTGTATGCGGCATTTCAAGAAAACACGACAGAATTTCAGTAATTATTTCGGCACTTTCGTTATGAACCATTCTGGATTCGTATAATTTGGACATCAGTAAAGGATGTCCTTCGTGTATTTCTGCAGCTAGGGTTCCTAATTTAGTTAATTTATTGTTTTCAATGTACCCGAACTTTTCAAGAATTGATTTGAATAATTCCATCTCATCGTTCTTTGAAAGAATTTCAATTTCGCGATTAAATCTACTAATTTGTTCTTTAATTTTTTTATAATTTTTGTAATTTTTTTGATGATCTGCCCATTTAGGCCCCATATGTGCGTTATTCCATCTTTGAAGTGCAGTTTGAAGAATTGTTTTACCTTTATTCACTGCAGTTTTAAGTTGAGTTTCAATATTTTCTTTGTTTTCAAGATCTTCTAATACATTCGGTTCAAATTCAGGCAATTTCTTTGATTCTTCTTCAATTTTTTCAATAAAATACTGAATTTCAGTCAATCGAATTTCTTCCTTGAATGTTTGCTTTTCAATACTTTTTCCAGACTGGAGCATTGATAGAATGTAACTGTAATCAAATTTTAATTTAGAAGAAACACTGTCGCTTTTTCCAGTAAGCATTTGTTTCACTTCAAACGGATCTTCTGGTTTATGAACGGGTAAGTATATCACAATTCCCTTATCATCTTTACCTCTTCTTCCAGCTCGTCCGGCCATCTGCATATACTCAGACGTTTTCAACATACGCATATTTTCATCGTTCGGTTTACGAAAGGATGTGAATACAACGGTTTTAGTAGGCATGTTAATTCCTACCGCAAATGTCTCAGTAGCAAACAGGACTTTCACAAACCCTTTCGCGAACAATATTTCAATGATTTCTTTCAAAACAGGAAGAAGTCCGCTGTGATGAAACGCTATACCTTTTTCAAGAAGAGATACGAGCGAATGATACTGTTCCATCTTCAGTAAATCAGTGTATCTGTGCAGATGGAATTTAATGATATGTTTAACATCTGCGGTTTCACTTGAAGTAAGTAACATATTATTACTCACTTTCTTCGCATACTCTTCACAGTTCTTTCGTGAAAACACGAAGAATAAAGCGGGTAAATCCATCTTATTAATCAACTTGTTCATACGGTCAACGAACGAATACGTTCTAACATCCCGTTCAACTACATCCTGTCCTTCTTCTCTCGCTTTCACTCGTTCTCGATGTTTACGTAATTCATCTTCATCGTTATAGTATTTTCTTACCCATTTCGCATAGACTTCTTCATGGAAGTTCTCTTTGGCGTCCATAAACACATCTCCTTCAGGAGTTGTATGAACGAGTGGAACGATACGATACTTTGTAGAAAGTAAATGAATCGGCTTGTTCTTGATTTTTCCTAACCAATCAGCGAAGAATTCAGGCGAATCAATCGTGGCTGAAAGAAGAACTAAATTAACGGATGGAGCAAGTAAGGTAAGGCATTCTTCCCATACTTTTCCTCGATCGTTGTCGTTAATGTAATGAACTTCATCAAACACAACCGCATCTAAATTATCAAGTGATAAACTAGCAGTTATTCCAATATTTTCAGTAGCAGTGCCTTGTTTATAAAGCAAGTTCCTCAATATTTCAGTGGTCATGATCACAATATCTGCTTGAGGCATGAACTTAATATCGCCCGTCATAATTCCAACTCTATTTCCATAAATCTTTTTCAAGTCATGAAATTTCTGATTTGAAAGTGACTTTATAGGAGTGGTGTAAAACACACGTTTTCCTTTGTTCAAAGAATGCCAGATTTGGAATTCTCCGACCAGTGTTTTTCCAGACCCCGTCTTCGCAGTCACCAGTACATTCTCATCTTTTGAAATAGCGTATATTGCATGTTTCTGAAACGGGTCCAACGGAAATGTAAATGGTGTTTCCACTTCCGGAGGATTTGTTGATAAATCTGGTATAACTAACATTTGAATATTAATAGCTAGTATCTTACTACTAATATTTCCGTTTTGCGTTGTAGTTTTCATAACTGACTCGTAAGTTTGAAGTAAATGGGTGATATCCTTGGAGTTGATTTTTTGACAAATAATAGAGTCTCGGAGGCTACTTCCGTAGATATTAAGATGCCTGATTTAGGAGCCATTGACCTTCCAGTATTTAACATCGACCCTCCTTCGGAAGAAAAACCTCAGTTAATGCCTTCTTTGGATTCTGTAGGACCGATGCAAACCTCGGATGGGTTTCAGAACTTGAACGCTGAGCCGTTCTTGAATATCAGTCAGCCTTCGAAACGTATGTCGGACGAATATGTGATGAAGGAAAAGTACGAACTCTTAAGAAAATTTGACCGTCTCGCAAAGCTCGGAGTTCCAATGAGAAAAAGGTTCACGTTGGAATCGCCAATCGAGGAAATGAAGATGGAGTTGGATTTCATTAAGCGAGAGAAAGATGCCGATGCGACAATTAAACAGTTCTGTGATTGGTTCGTTACGGGTATGTCCGCACTAGAATGGAGTTCTACCAATGTTCCTTTTATGCGAGCATTTGGACTGAACTTGTCTGGTCTTTCAGAATCCGCTCAAATGAATGTTCCGGATATGGAGGAAGATTTCGAAGAGTTGTACGATTTGTACGGAGATAAGTTGAAGATGCATCCTCTTGTTAAGATCCCAATCAGGACGTGTATGATGGTATATATGGTTCACTTAACTAACCAAATGACCCAAAAAGCGCCTATTCCAAACATGGACCAAATTTTGAGAACGAATCCTGATATTGCTCGTCAACTAGCAAGTGCCGCGATGCAGCAACAAACACAAGGACGTAATTCTGTTCCTCCACCAATGATGCCTCAGCCACAACAACCTGCTGCTAATCCTTTAGCCGGTCTTTCTAATTTCATGAACAGTATGATCCCACCCCCACCTCCTCAACAAACAAACGTCCGTCCTCCACCAACTTCCGTTAAACCTGCAATCAAGTACCCTAAACCAAATCCACAACCACAAATGGCAAAAGTAGAAGCACCAGCTCCAGCTCCAGTTCGTGAAATGAAAGGTCCTTCTATGAACATCGATGACTTGCTTAAGAGCGTCAATTCAAATATTGAAACTACTAAGAAAGTGTCTACCACCCCAAAACGAGGACCCGGTTCAACTGGTAAGAATTCAGTAACAATTAAGCTTTAACCATTCCTAAAATAGATTTAGTATGAATATCTTCAATCATTTTATGAGTTTTCATATCAATTTTTAGCTCCTTTACATATTTTGCACCTTCATCAAAATGAGATTTCAACCACTGTTTTGTATTTGGAGGAATTGGAGTTTTCTTCATTTCTACACAAAAAACTTCCGAGTAAAGTTTCATTAATTTTTGAAAAGTAGGATTAGTTATTAAATCTTTATGAGTATCATACATGTTTCTTGCAAGTCCACATACTTCAAAACAAGGAGGGTATTTATCACCGCCGTATCTCCTTCTTGTTTTGCGTTGAGTGTTTCTACGTCTAGTCATACGAGCCATTTACTGTTACTTAAGAAAATATAGGTTGAGCGCTTGCATCATAAGCTGGAGCATCAACTTGTCCAGCTAATCCAGCCGAAGCTCTCATTGCTAAATCTGGATTGTCCATTCCTTCTCGTGCGAATACTGACTTTCCTCGTAAGAATCCAGAGGCTAAAATCACAAATCCAGCAGTGAGTAATAACGAAACAACAACATCACGTGTTCCAATAAAACAAACCGCGAAAATCGCTAATCGACGTAGAAGTATATTTTCACTATACTCTTTGTCGTTGTCGCTGAATTCATGGGTAATATATCTACTTCCGATGTTCAAAAGAAGCATCATTATACCAATAAAAAATGGCGAAGATGCCATGTAATTAACATGTTCAATCATTCCTTACTCAAAACGAAGCAAAATGTTCGGTGGTCTTGGTGCTGAGAAGAGGCTTTGGCTTTGAAGTGGCTGGAGGAGGGGTTGTTTCAGATTTTCCAGCTTTTTGAGGTAAACGAACATCGCCCTTCTTCAACAATTCCTTCAACATGCCGGTGACTGCAGGTGCTGGGATTCCAGATGCTGTTGGTTGTTTCTTTTCTTCTGGTTTTTGTTCCTTAGGATCCAAATACTCAGTCACACTGGTTGCAGTCATAATGTAAGCAATTCCCAAGAACACACCTACAATCAAGCTCTGGTAAACAGTTACATACAACACTGCTAAAAGACCAACGATTTTTCCTACTGGGGATGAAAGGAAATCCTTAATATGCGAAGGCGCTGGGTTAGTAGCGAAGGCGATGTAGACGATGATAAGTCCGATGGAAACTAGCTCGGTTTGTGAGAGTCTCATTTGTTTGAACGTAATGTTAATATTTTTCTATATGTATTGAATTAAGCGATATGGCTAGTCTTGAAGAAGTATGGGGGTCCCCATTCCCGAAAAAACACCATAACATGGCGTCGAAGTATGCGACAAAAGAAGAGCCGAGAGATGCTGAAAAGGAAGGACGAGTGTATCCTACTCCTATCCACCGAACGGCAGCTGCTCTTCAAAAACATAAAAAGACAATTGATGATTTGTCGGCCTCTCTTCCAATTGTTCGTAACGACGAAGAAGCAGAGGAAAATTATGGTCCTGCTCGTGTAGCGCCTTTGACTGAAAAGATGACCAATTTTTCATCTACGAAGCAGGGATACAGCAAACCATTCTATCCTTCCAATATGGGAACTGATTTCGCATATGCTCCACCTTCGTTTCAAGAAGCAGCACATGAGGTAAAATTGGATAGAATCATGCGAATGATTGAACAGAATAAAACAGGATATGAAACACCTTCAAGTCAAGATATGATGTTGTATGTGTTTACTGGTGTATTCTTCTTGTTCACATTAGATACATTTGTAAATCTTGGACGAAGAATGAGATAATTAAGCACGTTCACTAATACGAGTTTCTAATCCAGAAAAGTCGTCAAACACATTGTCCAAATATTCAATTTCAAACGTCAATGAATAATCTGAAACAGTCATGTTACTTGCATTTGAAGCAGCATATGAACCATTATCAGTCCAGTAGATAAACCCTTGGTTTCCTTGCTGGGAATGAATACGAGTTCTAATATGAAATCTATCAAGCTTTCCTAAAGGAGGATAGTATTTCGCAATGTTATCTTGTCCTGAATGGTCGTTGTATTCAATGAACCCAGCAGTTCCTATTAACACTGGAATTTTAGCATACGTTCCATCTGCGAATGTAGACCGTTGTCCGGAAACAGCACATTCATCTGTCTTATTAAGACCTTCAATATCAACCAAAAAGTAATAAGGGTTCTTTGATCCAGCTGTGCTTACTGCAGAATCTCCTGAAAAAGTTCCGCTTGGTACATTTTGACCAACAGTATAAGAGTGTGTTAATGCTCCTGGGCTTGTAGATGCTAGAATAGGTGGAAACTCTGCAGCCATTAATCGAATTGATACGACGTTTTCATAGACTCTTGGGAGGTAGACTACGAAATCTCCATTTGTGAAATATTTCTTAGTATCTCGATCCGCTGAATCAATAATTAACGTCTTTTTAAGTGTTTGAAGCTTTCTAACAGGATTAGACTTCGAAACAACCACGCCATTGTAATCAAATGCTCGGTTCATCTTTGATAGTTTACGAGAGATGTTTTAAAATCTAATACATCGTGCCGTAGAAAATAAGTGCAGCGGCAACCAAGTTAAGTGCTCCGTGAATTCTAGAAGCCATATCAGATTTAGAAATCATGTAAATGTGCGTCAACACGACAATCGCGAGTCCGATCCAGTAAAATATAGACATTTTATTTAATACCGTCAAAAAAGATGTCCGAATAAATGAAAAAATAGTATAATAAGTCCAAGCAATAAAATATATAACACAGCTAACCACTGACATCCATACAGACACGTTCCAGCTCTGGAAGGCGTCATATCACTATCCATTACTAATTATCGCGTATATTATCATTTTTTTATTTGATTCAACTAATAAATGAAAAAAATAGCATTATGCTTTTTAGTATATGAAAATATAGAATGTGAAGAAGTATGGTTAAAATGGTTTCAAGGAAACGAAGATAAGATAAATATTTATATTCATTCAAAAAATAATTATATTCCTTCAAATTCTTTTTTTAAAGAAAAATCTATACAAATACCAACAGTTTCAACAACTTGGGCTAGATTAGGAATTGTTAATGCTACAATAAATTTATTTAAAGAAGCATTGACTAACGATGAAAATAAAATGTTTGTTCTTCTTTCAGGAAATTGTATTCCTGTGAAATCATTTGAATATATTTATTCAGAATTACTTTCAAATGAAAATAGATCTTATTCGAAAATTAACGAAATGGATATTGATGATGGAAGATATGAATTAATTTTTAACAGAATACTTAAATTAAAAAATATAGAAAATCCAAAAGAAATTGTTAAAAAGCATCATCAATGGATTATAGTTTGCAAAGATCATGTTAAATTTATATGTGAAAACTATAACTTTATTTCAGAACTTTATGAAGATTCTTATTATCCAGATGAATGTTGGTTTTTATCATTAATGTATTTTTATAACAAACAAAATGAAGTTGTAGAAAGATATACTACATTTACAAATTGGGATAATGCAGGTCCTCATCCAAAAACATACTATGAAATTTCAGATGAAGAATTAAACAATATACTTCAAAATAAAGAACATTTATTTGCTAGAAAGTTTACAAAAAATACACCATTCTTAGTAGAAAGATTATCATTTTGAATCCTTACATGTTTTTCTATACCAAGCACGTCCTTTTGAAGTCTTCTTGGCTTTTCTAACAAGATCAGAATCCGTTGTTTTATAGGTGTTTCCACAGGTAAGCATACTTGCAACTCGCGCATATCCCCACTGCTGTTGAGTGGCTCCTGGTCTGTGTCCTGTTCTCCATGCAGCCATTCCACGATTATACGATTCCTTAATCAACGGCAAAGGAACACCGGTTGATTTTGAGTAGGCAGGTAACGAATGTGCATTTGGAAACATCTTATGAAACCGAGCACTGTATTTGGATGTCTTGGTTTTTACACCTTTATCTGTCTTGAAAGGACGGTATGCTTTTTGTGTTTTCCAAGAAAGCTTTGAACGAGCAGTGATTTCCTTTTTTCGTTGGGATGCTTTTCTTGTAGAAAGTCCTTTGTAATATTTGAATGGCCAATACATTATTCTATGTTCATTTTTTAGTTTGAAGTCAGTGCTTTCCAAGAAACTGGAAATAAATCGGACAATATCTCTCCAATCTTTTGAGCATACTTACATATTTCACGCTGAGCATCTGGACTGGTTCTCAACTTGTAAAGACGAGCATACGCTGCTAAACTTCCAGTCTCAATGAACTCCGTATACATCGATTGTGGAAGAACACACCGAGCGATTTCAGGAGCAACATTCATCTTCAAAAGCAGATCGTATGAATCAAGTGCGATATCTATACTTTTCTTGTAAACATCGTAGGCTTCGTATTTGAATTCAGTTGCTGTTTCCTTACTTCCCTGCTTGACTTTGGGATCCTTTTCTCGAAAATCGTCCACTTCCGGAATCCAGCATTGTGGAGTATCAGATACGTATCTACGAGACACTTCATTTCGAGAAAACCCAATTTGATGACGATACCATTCACGTGCTACAAAAATAGGAATACGAATTCGGAATTGGATTTGTGGATGGAAAAAAGGGGAGATATGATCATGTTTCGCAAGATAACTAATTAATTTTTCATCGGAAGCATCCATTTCTGTATGATTCTTTGCGAATGATACACGAGCAGCGTTTACAATCATAAGATCATTGCCCATATAGTTAACAAGTTCTACCGACATTTTATACTATATATTCGCCTTACTGGAAAATGGATATTCATCTAAGTATGGTAAGTAACTACAAATGTCTCTTGAAATAGTTGTTGGTCCGATGTTTTCAGGTAAAACTACCTATGCATTATCTTACATTCGCAGATATCAAGCAATCGGTAAAAAAGTATTTGTAATCAAGCCAACAATTGACGGGAGATATACATTGAAAGAAGAACTAGCATCACATGATTTACAAAAAGCCGAAGCAATGACTTGGAGTCCTGATTTGCCTTTGATGATACTGGGAAATACGGTTACATATGATTGCGTAGTAATCGAAGAAGCCCAGTTCTTTACAGGATTACGATCGTATATTAAAAAACTACTTGATATGGGCAAGCAGATACTGATTGTAGGATTGGATGGAGATGCTAAACAGCATATATTTGGAGAAATATACAAGTGTTTACCATTAGCGAATAAGATAACAAAACTCAATGCTTTATGTGGAGTCTGCTGTGATGGAACAGAAGCACCATTTACCAAAAAATTAACAAACGATGAAACCTTAGTCGATGTAGGTGGGGCAGAAAAATATGCAGCTGTGTGTTTTAAACATATTTAATTAACACTTGAAGATAACAATAAATCCGATAAATCAGACATAGTATTATCAAATTCTACCATCGCTTCTATATTTTTCAGTAATAACAAATAACACTGTGGATTAAATGTCTTATACTCTTTGATTTGATAACAGAGTAAGGTTAAAAGCGATTCACAATCTGAAGCACATTTCCTATAAAAGGCATCTGTTATATGTGTATCAACTTCTTCGAAATTACTGAAGAAATTTCTAATTTTTTGAATATGTTTTTTCATATCTTCAGAAATATCTTCCGTGAATCTTTGCGTCTCAAGTATGTGTATATCATCTTTGAGACGCATATAGTTTTTATAAAATTGTTCGTCTTCGTCAATATCCATGATTGAATTGACCTATTTACCTCTGATTTTTAAAAATCCATTTTTTATACATGAATGAATGACCCAAGAACCCAAATGAACACTGCTGCTCCGAACTGAGCAATCATGTAAGTTAATGCTTTCGCTTTTGGTATTTTTCCACTCAATAATGCCCAACCGGTAATTGCCGGATTGAAATGACCACCGGATATTTTACCACCTAATGAAATCGCAATTGCAAGAGCTGCAACTATCATTAAAGCAGATCCGGTGAAAGAAACCGCTCCAATCAATAAACTTGTTCCTAGAAATTCGACAAAAGCTGGAGTATACATTGTATTGAACTATACAAGAGAAATGAAATATTTGGTCGTAAAAGGTTGGTTGGGATTTGGGGATAGATTGGAATCTTTAAAAATGTGTGTAGCCTATGCTCAAAAATATAACCTTCAAATTTACGTCGATTGGACCGATTCTATTTGGAGTCACGAATCGGAATCTTTTTATACTTATTTTAAACTTGTGAATATCCCAGTTCTTAATTCTCTCGATGATATTCCAGAACATGCAACTGTATTTCCTCCTTTTTGGAAAGATAAATTGAAAACTCCTATGTCTCAAGAAATATTCGATAAAAATAAAGAACTTGGTATTAATTTAGGTCAAATCACACAACCATTTGATGCAGATGTCCTTGTTCATTCAAGTATAGGTAGTAGAACTTTGTTTGTGAACGATTCTGCATTTTTCGCAAATGTATTTCGAGTAATCGATCCACGTATTCTTGGAAAGGTGAGAGAACACAATAATAAATTTAATTTAAGAACTTGTATGGGGATTCATATTCGAGGAACAGATAGAGTAAGACCAGGTAGAAGAGAAATTGGAATTCAACATATAGCTGTGAATGCAGCAATGGGTGGAGGATTTGCAGGTAGAAAAATGATCGTAGTAAGCGATGATAAAAACAGTACTGAAATTTGGAAACGATTTTTTCCAGATTCAATTTGTTTAACTGAACTTGCTTTGAAAGAATCTTCTTCAAAAGGAAATCATAACGCTTCTAAAGATTCAATTTCAACTCAGAAAGATTTATTGAACGTAGAAATGTTGGTTGATTTTTTCACACTTGCAAGTTGTGGAAGTATTTTAACTACGTATAAAGACAGCCGATTCGCACAAGAAGCCAGACGATTGAGCAGATACACTTCTCAAATGCTCCAGTAAAAATGGAAGAATAATTACATAATCATGAATAAGCAGATATGTCTCTTACTATTCATGGCTATAAAGTAGCTAAAAAGGATATTGAAAATATACATCATATAAAAGGAGTTCTAACTGTAAAACCATACATTCCTTCTGTGTTCGTAAAACCTCAGTATGTTACTCGATATCCTGTTTTCAAAGAAAATGAAGAATTCATGTTCTTACCAAAACACTACGGGATTTCTGAATTTGGGGAAATTAAAACTTCAACACGAGACGTTCCACAAACAGACGATAAATTTTGGAAGTTTAATGGATCAATTCGCGAAGCACAAGTTCCAGTTGTGAACTCGTTTCTTAAACCTGAACCACACGATGGAATATTATCACTTCAAACAGGAGGAGGTAAAACGGTATGTGCTCTCTACATCGCTTCTCAGTTAAAACTTCCAACGATGGTTCTCGTTCATAATACGTTTCTGCGTGACCAATGGATAGATAGAATTAAAGCGTTCTTACCAGATGCTAGAATTGGAAGTGTTCAGGGTGAAATATTGGATATTGAAGACAGGGATATTATTGTAGCTATGCTTCAGAGTGTTTCAATGAAAGAGTATCCTGCTAAAACATTCTCAAGAATTGGGTTGGTCATTGTAGATGAATGTCATCATATCGCTTCAGAAGCATTCTCACAAGCCATTCCTAAAATCACATCGAAATACATGTTAGGTCTTTCAGCAACTCCTGAACGAAAAGATAGATTGATGTATGTGATTAATTGGTTTCTTGGACCGTTATTATTCAAATCAAATAGTGGAGATAAAGTTGATGAAAAAGTGAATGTAGAAGTATACGAATTTGAAACAGAGGATCCTAAGTATAATGAAATTATTTATAATACCGCCGGAGTTATGTTCACAACGTTAATGATCAATAAAGTCGTAGAATTTGAACCACGTAATAAAATGTTGGCTGAATTAATTTCAGATGTTTATGAAGAAAAAGAACGACAACTTCTCGTATTAACAGACAGAGTAGAGCATACTAAAACTATATTCAATCTACTTTCACCCGAAATTCAGGAAAACAGTTGTATTTTATCAAGGGATTTAGATTCAAAAACACGAGCCGAGTATTGTGATAATAAGCGTATACTCATAGCAACCTATCATATGTGCAAGGAAGGCTTCGATTTAGCAACTCTTAATACACTTATCATGGCTACTCCACGTCCTGATGTTGATCAAATTGTTGGAAGAATTATGAGGGTAGAAAAAAGTAAACGCACGGTTCATCCGCTTATCATCGACATCGTTGATCCAGCATTCAGACGACAGTTTCAAGAAAGACTTTCATTATACAAAAAAAGAAACTACAACGTTGAAAAGATGAAATTTAATTGAAATATTTTATTAATATGAAATCCTCTGTATGTTTAATTTGCTACAAACCAAATACTATATGGTTTGAATTTTTATCTAATTTTAAAAATTATGATGTTTATGTTGTTATAGACGATAATGATACCGATTATACTGAAGAATATAAAAAATATGAAAATATAAAAATTATTCAAATACCTGATAATGAATGTGTAACAAATGGATTTATTAATATGTGTTATTTGACTATACCTAAACATGTAACTGGATGGGATAAAGCAACCTATTACTTTTCAACCATAAACACCGTATATGATAATGTATGGATGATAGAAGATGATATATTTTTTTACAATGAACAAACTTTAATAAATATTGATTCACAATATGTGGATGCAGATTTACTAACCACAGATTGTATTAATACAGAAGATATTGATGAGTATGGTAATAAATGGTTTTGGCGAAATAGTATCGATGCTAAATTTGGACCACCTTACTATAAATGTTTGTGTTGTATGATAAGAGTATCTTCCAAACTTCTATTAAAAATTAATAATTATGCGAATACATACAATAGTTTATTTTTTCTTGAAGCATTATTTCCAAGTTTATGTAGAAAAGATAACATGATACATTATACACCAAATGAATTTAAAAATATTCGTTGGAGAGATTGTAATATCAATAATATTAATAAATTAAACTTATCCCATCCAATCAAAAATATGAATGAACATATAGAAATTAGAAATGTATTAGAAATGTAATTTTTACATTTTATTTTTTATTTTTGAATATTTAACAATATATTGATATTCATTTTCTAAATTTATACTATGTTTGTCTTTTTTAAATTTATGAAATGTATTTTGTCCTGGAAATATTAATTTTAAATCACAATCAGTTATATTGTATAAATTATCGTAGTGTATTTCTTTATCCCAAATAGAATCTTTATTTATTTCAAAGTCTTCATTTGTTGGAGTAACTGCAATAAGAGGTCCTAATTCTCTTATTGCAATTTTTTTAAATGTAGATACTGCAATAACAACACCTCCTCTTTTTACAAACCATAAAATATCATTTTCTTTAACATTATTTTCAAAATTTTTACTAGCTATATTTGATTTAAATAATGTTAACTTATTTTTTGATAAAATTTTAAATTGGATTGCATCGCCTGTTCTAATTAGCCAATGATTAGGATTTTCGTTTGAATTATTCATAATGTATATTAAATGATACACCAAATAAGATGTCCTTTTAAAATCCATTTTTAATCAGAGAACATCTCTTCTGGATTCATAAAGTCTTGAGACCAATCAATTGTTACACTTATTAAATTACCATAATCAATTGTTGCGATTTTAGAAGTTGGAAAGTTTCGTTGAATCTCAGTCACAACATCTTTTGCATATTGAGTGTATTGAAAATCTCGCATCTCAATTCCTTCAATTTTTATACCATAATTTGCTGGATTTTCAATTGTTTTATTTATATGTATAGTTTGACCCTTCTTTGCATTTTCTACAAATATATTTGATATTTTATCGGCATTTGCCTTTACAACTTGTTTATAAGATTTCGGTGCATTTGGATTTAATGCACGTAATTGTTCGCTTAACATTGGGAATGTACTCATTTGTGACTAAAACGTCTCCAATATTTAAATACCATCTTCGCCCGAGTTGTCTATATACGTGCTTTCATAATCAATTTCTAATCTCTCTACACGATCTCCGTAATCACCCTTATCAAATGGTAATTCTTTTCCATCATCGGTTGTAGGAACGTCGCCATTATCAACTGTATCAAACACAGAATTATACCCTTCTTCTGGTCTTTCTGGATCATTCTCTTCTTCTAATTTTGAATACTCTTGTTCCGGATCAGGGTAATTGTACTGTTTAGCAAATAATTCACGGTCTTCGTTGGTAATAATGTAAGAAGCAATACCAATATCAAGTAACATTTTTGTGATTTCACGATCTGTATCGTTCAATTGTCTCATTCTTAGCTTGAATGTTTCTCGCTCTTTTGCTCTTAGTTCATTATCGTGTCTTTCTGCTTGATCTTTCGTAATTAGAATCATATTCATTACTAAATCTTTATTCATCGCATCTTTCAATACTTTCATAAACTCACTTCTATTATTCAAGCTCCAAATTTCATGTAAGAGTTCAAAAATAAGTCCAAGCACTGCGTCTCTTAAAAGTGATTTGTTAATATGTTTATCCAAATAAACCAATGCGGTTCTGTATTTTGTTAAAGTTTCAATAGAAAATCCATTCATTGAAAGAATATCAAGCATTCGTGATAAAAATGAAGAAAACGCAGTAGAATCGGTATCTGATTGTAAAAAGACTTTAACATCGGTAGGCAATTCAAATCCTTTAGGAACTCCTAATTTTATTTTAGACTGAACTTGTTCTTTTGTAAGTGTTACAGAAATCGGAACTTCAAGTAAAGGTTCTACATACACTGACTGACTTGCGGGTTTTATTTTATCCCATAAACTTACTTTTTCTTGATTCAAAATTGGTTTTAGTTTCGCAGAAATAACAGCTTTAGGACGAGGAATATTACATTCTGAAATACTTTCTTCTTCTCCTAATCGTTCTCCAATTGCAAGTACTTGTTTTTTAACCTGTACAGCTTGGATTCCTTCAACTTTAATATCTTCATCTACATACTTCTCTTTTGCTGCTAAAAGCATTGCACTGAACTTTTTAGAGGATTGTTGAATATACTTCACAGTTTCATCTCTTACAGATTTTGGATTCTTCACAATTGCTCGTAATAATACACTTGATGAACCTTTCAATCTGAATCCTAATGATTCAATTGTACTCTTTAAAACGGAAATAAGAGTATCAAGAATAGGACTGTTATTAGAATCATCTGTATCCCTAGGAAACCCGTTTAATTTTAAAATCTTTGACCCAAATGAACGTCTTGGAACAAGAAGTGGATTGTGAGCTTGGATTAGTACAACACAATTTGCCAAACCAATTATACCCTGAATACGATCCTTATCGAGTCTTCCAATCTTCGAAAGAGACCGGACGACAGAAGACAATTCTCGAATATTTTCCAAAAATGGCAACGTCTGACTCTCTGTGGGAAGCACTTGTAGGGATGAAAGTATCAGATAAAAAATAAGCTCACCAGTATTATTCAAATTAAAAATCTTTTGAAGCTCTTTCAACGATGTTGTAAATGAAGCGACATAAGAACTTCCCGGAAATCCTGTTTCTGGAAGTTTTTCATGTGAGATTATAACATTTCCATTCTCATCAAAATCATCCTGCGCAGTAAATACGTCAGTGTTCACATGTTCTCCACAAAACTTACACGCTCGAAATCCATCATCAATCGATGTCCATAAAGCATAATACACTTCTTTATCTTTTTCTAAATCTCCACCCAATTCAGCAAGTGTGTGATTACAAACTATAAATGCATTCGTAGAATCTAAAAATACTTCATTTTGTGGAATTATTTCACGAATTATTTTTTGAATAGCGTCCATTTTATCTTTCGGAGTTCTGTGAACATCGTTTAAAACTGCAATTACTTGTTTTCTTAAATCGGAATCAGGTATTGCCGAATATTTTTCATACTTTGTTTCAGATTCTTTCAATTGCTTTGATTGAAATAATTTCAGTAACTTTTGTTCTTCTATCAAAATATCATTCGCAGTAGTATCAACCCATCCTTTCTTTCCATCAATTTTAAAGAATTCACGTTCTTGGGAAATGTAAGATGCTGGGACACATACACCTGGTTGACGATAAACTCCAGAGTTTAAAAATGCATCAAAATCTCCATCTACGTAACATTCTTCAGGACTTGAGTTTGGAAATGAAGGAACTGGTCTTTCTCCGGGCGTTTCAGGAGGAGTTCTTCCATTATCGCCTGCTTTCGATAAAAGCATTTTAATCACCAATCTTCCTGCATCTTCTTGTTCCATCAACCAAAGTCTAGGATCTATTCCATGAGCCCATTTTCTTACATACGTTTCCTGAATTGATTTTGATGGTTGAGTTGTTTCATGAGAATCTGAAAACTTTATAGATTCAATTGGAGCAGGATTTGTGATTAAATCAACTGGAGGAAACCGTTCTTTCCAAAGATTCCAAGGAATTTGGTCTAGTTTCACATCGTATACTTTCAAATACTTCAATCCTTCATTGTATGGATCAGTTGTTAAAGGAACTCCGTGTTCAATAACAGAATCTATATGCGGGAAAATATCAACTAGCGGTTCATTCGTAATCAATTTTGATTCTTTTTCTGATTCAAAAAAGTCGTGGTTCATTAAAGGATTTGGAATATCAACTCCACGTTCTTTCAAGTAATATCCACGTAATCGAATATCGTCTTCCGTATTTGAAACTGGAACTCTAACTATATCAAATGTTCCATCTTCGTGAAGTGCTCGCTTTGTGCGTTCATACAAATATTGTGCATGAATCGTATGCTTTCCATCTTCATCTACAGCCACAACAGACTTTTCTAAAGGAACTCCGCCAACCGATGTAGTTTTATAAGGTCTTGGTAAAGCAGCCAACATTCGTGGATAAAAATTAGGCTGGGATCTTGAACCTCGATCATATAACGGCATCCAACTAGCTTCAAATGAATAAGGCGAATATTGAAACGGTTCATAGATTGGAAGTACCCAAGGTACATTTACCGATTTACGACCCAAATCAACTTCATAATTACTGTCTGTAATCGTAATTACCTTATTGTATAATTGCCTTATACGATCTACTTCTTTCGAAATTTGGTCGTATTCGAAATTTGTGATATTTTTCTTCTTGGGCAGAACCTTGTCGAAATAATCTAAAAGCTGTTCATCCAATGTGAAAAATCTGAGTTCTTCGGGACGCTGAACTTCTTCTTCAAAGTCGAGTGTCTCTATAATTTCAAATTCACTTGCTGGATCAAAAATAAGCGTATCTGCCATTGTTATTATAACACCTTTTCTACTACTGAACAATATTCCTCGATCGTTTCTTTCGCCGTTCTGAGGATACTCTCAGGAGTTTTAGATGTGTTAAATCGTAATACCATTGTGTTTCTTAAAGGGTGTGGGATATCATAGGCTACGAATTTTACATTTTTATCACTGTATATGACTTCTTGAAGAAGAGCTCCAAGTGTATGTCCGCCTTGTTCGAGTGAAATAGAATAACTTCCTTCATCTTGTTCTCGTCGAATATTTTCAAATGCTTCTTTCATGTAATCATTTAGTTTCTTTCTCAGAACAGCCATTCCAATTTTGATAATATCTTTTGATTTCATAACTCCAATACTTTCAACTGTTAGTTCGAACCAATTAGGACGACCATTTTCATCTTTGTGAAATGATTTTTGAACATAGAAGTTATCAAACGCTCTTGGATCTCCGCCATCTTCTACATACGCCTTTTTAACTTTTTCGGCTTGTTCCTTATCTACTTTCCAACCAGTGGTAGCATTACATACTTGTGAAACGTTTTGAGTTTCAATCGCCAACGATGCACGAATATGAATCTTCTCGCCAGGTCGGAGTTTCACAAAGATAATTGGTGTGTTCAAATCTCGGTCTTTCATGATAAGATTTTCACGACCAGATTCTACTACAAAATCATCCGTTGTAACAATTCTATCTTTATCGTTTTGAAGAATTCGAAGTTCTAATTTAGCATCACGAATAGTTGTAGAATCTTCTGGTAACACATTTATAGGTAACATTTCCATTCGATGTTTCAACATTTCGTGGGGTAGTTGAGTAGTGTTTTCAAGAATACTAATATCTCGAACAACAACGGTTGGAATTCCTGAAAGAACAGTTCTACGTATTGCATTCACAAATGTAACTGGTACATTTCGAAGTTCACAATAAAACTCAAATCCGTTGTTTGTATTTTTAACATTTTCAATAGCCGCCATCTTAGAATCCATGTCTCTCGTTATTGTTCATTCCGTTTTTTTCCTGAAAACTCAATAACGAATGTCGCAGCCATATCTTTTCTATAGTGATCGATGTGCGAACTCCAATCAAGTTATTGAGACCCTTAAAGCGCTGAACAAGGCTGGACTTTATAAATTTGTAAAAGTAGAAACGATTCCTCGTGATCAAATTCCGTCTTTTTTGAAAAAGGTTCCAACTCTTTACGTCCCTGAAACCAAAGATGTGGTTGTTGGAAAAGATATTTTTGGATTTATTGCTAAACCTACCAATGCTAGAACTGATAAACCTGTAACGCGTGAACAAAACACTCCTGGTGCTCAATCTGGAGGTGCTTCCAGTGCTTCCCCAGGCGAATATTCTCCTTGGGGATTTGAAGGAAGTGGAATGATTGGAGAATCGTATTCTTTATGGGACGCTCCAACTAGATTCGCATCGGAAGGTGGAAGTATGTATACTTACTTGGATGGGTCTTCTCAAATGTCTTCTGCTGCTCCTCAACCTGTTACCGAAAACACTTTAAAGACTAACAAAGTAAGCTCGAACGATGATGTTTCTAAACGAATGGAAGAAATGACCAAACAACGTGAAAAGGAGTTCGGCGGTATTACCCGCAAGTAACTTTCATAAATCTAACATAAATATATAACAATGGCGTCTAAGGCAGTGCTTATGAAAGCTTTTTTTGAGCAACTAATTTCTTTCTCAAAAGAACTTACTGAAATGTATCCGGATGACGCTGATTTTTCATTTTTATTAACTTCGATTCAATTGATGAAATCTACAAATCCATCATTGGTTATTAAAACAGTAAATGATAATGTTATCGGATTTGAAGACAAAATTATGGCAAAAGATGAATCTTTTTTCTTAAATCATAATTTTGAAGAATTTGCTGGACAAGTAGAAGATATTAACTTGTTTTCAAAATTGAAACAGTATGTAACTACTATGTCTTCCGATTCAAAGGAAAATGTTTGGAAATATGTTCAAAATATTACTCGTCTTGCGAAAGCGTGCGCATAAAATCAGAATATGAAGATTCAACTTTTACTTCATCAAATCCATACAAATCACTTGGTTTCAAGTTCTCAATTTCACTCATCGCTTTTTCAGGGGTATCAAAATTTCTGAAAAGGATCTGATTAACTTCGGCAGGAGACCATTTGTAATCTAAATTTTTATTATTGAGTCCTTCAATTTTTCTATCGTAAAAACTTTCAACCATTTCTTTCAAAATCGTTCTGTTACATTTCTTGAAATGAACAATCATATCAATACGTCCAGGTCTTATTAATGCTCTATCAATACGTTCTGGGAAATTGGAAGAAATAGCCATAATACGTCCACTTGATTCTAATGTTCCATCTAACAAATTCAACAAAAATGATAAATCAATTGTTTCTTTTGCATCTTCTTCTTCTCTATCAAACCAAGCATCTCCAACTGGCTTCTTCTTATCTTCTTTTGGAACTTCAGGTTTCTTCCATTCACGTCTCAAAACAGCATCTCCCATCGCATCAATATCTTCAATCACATACAACCTTTCATGAACTGGAATAATATATCGGTCTACATTCAAGCCATTATGAACATGAATCTCGTCATTGAAAAATAAGTGACGTAATTGGGCTTTTGTTTTGATTTCAGAAAGTTGAACGTTCACAATATGTCGTCGTGCAGTATTTGCGATTGCTTTAATGGTTGAAGTTTTACCACATCCCGGATCTCCGTGAAACATAAATCCCAACGTATATGGAATTCCTTTCTTCTCATACCAATCTTTACGATTCAAAAAGAATGAAACGTGTTTGCTTACTTTATCGCGTTCTTCAAAGAATACGTTATCAAAAGACCGAGTCGTGTAAAACTTATGTTTAGTATAGATGATATGGGTTGTAGGAAGAGGATTTTGAACTGTCTTTTTAGATTTGGTATTGGTCATCATATCAAAATAATACAAGGATGTTCCAAGTTTATTAGCCATTTGACGCTCGTAATCTAAGTTACATCTATCTACAAATGCTTGTAAATATTGCATCTCATGATCGTAACAAAATAGTTTAAAATTAAACGATTCTATATTTCCATCTGTTTGTTTTAAATTAAGTAATTGAAAGTACAGATCTGGTTCAATTTGAATAGGTTCATATTCATTCGGTAAATAATCGTGATGCGAAATACACAATAAATTACGAATCGCTGGAATAGTTGTAATATAATGAACTACTGAATCCATCTTACTTTGATTTGGATTAGTACCTTGTTGTTGATTTTTTGAATTGGATGTTTGGAAAATACGTTCACATTCAATTGTACATTTGATTTCACGATCTGGAGGTGGAGGAGCTGTAGCAGGTTGAAGTTTTTGTCTTCTACAGCAAAATACTTTAAGTTCTGGAAACCAAACAGGATAAGTTTGAACTAGTTTTTCATACAAGTTCAGAAAAATAACATTATAAAGTGCTGTGTTTCCTCCTCCAACAGAGTTTACAAGACCCGTCATCATTTGAATTTTCAAAAATTCATGGATATTGAATCCCTGCAACATTTAAGATAATTACATTTTATATATATAAATGGCTACCGCTCCTAAAATTAAAATTAATTTTTCTGACCCAGAAGCTGAAAAGCCTGTAAAAGTATTTAATCCTGAAAATAAGAAAAAGTCTCCACCTTCTCCATACAGTATTACCGGTAGAAACCCAGGAGATGCGTTGTATAAAAATCCAAATGAGTTGTTACTTCTTAAAGGAAATGCTAGAAAGACAAAATCTAGGAGATCAAGAAAACATCGTACTAGAAAACATCGTAAGTAAATTACTTTTTCAAACACATATCTAATGTTTGGATGTTTACGTTTGTAGGTTTAGATCGCTTCAATCGTAATTGTTCAGATGCTTTTTCAACAATATCGTTCGATAACGATACGTATTTCTTAATATCTCTCAATGGTCCTTGTACATTCATAGATGGAAATTGTAATCTGATTGGTGGAAGATCTGAAAAAACCAAATCATTTTCTCCGGATGTATAATCTCTAAATTGCTCAATATCAAGAGGTCCTCCAAAAAGTCTCAACATGTTTCTTGAAGGTGCTGGAGAAAGGGTTCGGTCTTTGAAAAGAGGAGAATACAAAAATCCAAGAAGAGCATGTTTATTCCACTTAATTGATTCTGAAGTTTTATTGTCTGCGTAATTGAAAGCTAAGGCACATTCTGGTGAACAAAAGTTTCCTTCACACGTATACAAGTTCTTATAAGCATCGTATGAAACTGGAAGAACTACTGGATTCCAAGAAAAACCATGGCAACACCAAAAACAAGCTGTTTGTTCTGAATATCGATCAACTGTTACTTTATCAAGAACAGATTTCAAAAGGTCGGTGTTAAATCGAGAAGGTTTATTGAAAATTTCAACAGAGTTCAAAATATTAGAGTATGAAATGTTATCTATCGTTCCAGACTTATCGATTTCCGAATAAGCATTTGTCTCTCCTGCTGGAATGATATCATCTCCTACTTCTTCCGATATTTTAAGAAAGAAAACTATAGGCGTATCATCGATTGTCTGAGGAGCTGTAACTGCTTTTGCTTTTCTTGGAGCCATTTAATAAGTATATGCTTGAAACTTGAAAATCAAAAAAATATCTTTAATAAATGCGGATTGTATCAATGACTAATGAGGGTCAGATTCCTATGATGAAAAACATGCTTAACTCAGCAAAAAAGGCTGGATTTCCTATGTCTATGTTTCATTGTTACGTTATTTCAACTAATAAAGAAGTGGCTAGATACGATACTGTTCAATTTCAAGCTATAACTTTAAGAAAATTAGAAATTATTCTTGAAAATTTAAAACAAGATTCTGAAATTTGGTGGATTGATAATGATATTGTATTTTTTGATACTTTTTCAAATATTCTTCAAAATATGAAAACTTATCCTGGACAAATTGTTATTCAAAAAGATGGATGGGGATTTTGTACTGGATATTTTCTTGTAAGAAGAACGTTTGCAACACTGCGAGTATTTCAACGAAGTATAGATTGGTTAAGAAGTAATTTGAATAATCGTTTTTTGAACGATCAACATGCTTTTAATGCAGTTTATAAAAGTATTATTGGTCTTATAGTTTCAGAATTACCGGTAGACGAATATCCTAATGGAATGATTTATTTTGATCAAAATAGAAAGGATAAAGCACGTATATTACATAATAATTATTTATTTACTACAAATGATAAGATAGAACGATTTAAAAACAATAATATGTGGGATGAATCCGACGAAGGATTTAATTTAGTAAATAAATACTATATTTAAAACGGAAACTTAAATTTAATAAATCATTAATTATACAATGAATATTATACATAATGATTGTCTTTTAGAACTTTCTAAACTTACCAAGAATTCTGTTCAAACTATATATTTAGATCCACCATTTAACAGTGATAGGAATTATAGATTGGACACAACTAGTACAGTTGGATTCGATGATAAATGGACAACTGAACAATATTCTGAATTTATTGAAAAAGTTATTGAATTGTGTGTTCCATTATTGAAATCAGATGGTTCCTTATTCTTTCACATATCGTCAGAAGAAATGTTTATACCGTTTTCAATTCTACAAAAACATTTTAAAATTGTAAAACCAATCTTTTGGAAACGATGTAGATCAAAAAATAATATTAAGAATAATCTTGGTTCGAGTATAGACGTTATATTTTGGTGTTCACAAAATTCAAAAAGAAAGTTTCATATGGTTTATCAGCCAAAAGATGAATATTACGAAGCAAATTCATTTAAAAATAAAGATGAACGTGGAAACTTCGCACTTGGACATTTAGTATGTGATAGAACTAGGTCAGGATATGATTACGAATTCACAATTCAAGGTAAAACATTTCATCCATCCAAGGGTTGGAGAATTAATAAAGAGGAACTTGAAAATCTTGAAAAAGATGATAGACTTTATATTCCTAAAAAAAGTGGTTCGAATTTATACAAAAAAATTTACCTTCATGAAAATCCCGGAAAACCTTCTATGGATTTATGGGATGATATTCCATCTATCGCACAAGGTTCAGAAGAACGTAAATATCCTACCGCAAAACCTGTAAAGCTTATTGAAAGAATTATAGATATGACGACCGATGAAGGAGATTTAGTATTAGATCCTATGGCTGGTTCAGGAACAACTGGACAAGCATGTGTGAATAAAAAACGAAGTTGTATTCTTATCGATAAAAATAGTGATGCAATTGATATCATGAAAAATAGGTTTCAACTATAGTATAAGTTTTGTTACGCGTGATAATAACTTTTTTACACTATCTTGTTGAATTTTTATTGTTGGGATTGATGTTTTATTTGATTTACTAGTTCCGATAAATGCATTAATGCCGTTATTTAATATTAAACGAACTCTTAAATTTGTATTAAAGTCTAAATTGTTTAATTTACACCAAATCTGACCAGATGTTTTTGATCTATTTGTTTTTTTAATATAAAATGTACTTTCTGGATTATAAAATGGTGCGAATATTTCATTATGATTAATTATATGTATATATTTCCCCTCTTCATTTATAATTAAATATTCTGGAGATTGAGAATGAATATTATCTAAAATTTTTTTAATATTTATTTTTTCAATATATTTTTCTAAAAGATTATTCACATTATTTCTTGTTTCAGATTCAGAAAATTTGTTATTTTTAATATCAAGAAGATTTTTATTTAGAGTTTCAGTATCATCTAAATAGGATTCAATTTTACTAGTATTTATATAGTCAAATGTTCCTCCTTTTTTAGAATGATTTTTTACAGAAATAGATGCAATTTTTGTTCCGTCTTTTATAACTTCTATATCATCTACTGTTTGTGTACCTCCTCGTTGTTTGAACGAAATATTTGAACCAAATAAGGTTTTATGATTTTCATTCAAATAATCTGTTATCTTTTTTTCGTTTAAAATTCCTGAGTAATGGTTACGTCCATCTGTTGGATAAACCATTTTGTTACTAAAATCTAATTTTATAAAAAAATAATTCGTTTTTATAGCATATTTAAAACGAATTTTCACGATGCATGTCTTAGGGGTAGTACAGTAACATGGCAGATTTATCCAAACAGTACCGGAAACACTCCCATAGAGAACATATTCTATCCTTACCTGATACTTATATCGGTAGTATAGAAAACTCTGCGGAAGAATTTTATGTAGTCGAAGAAGAATCCTTTGTCGCAAAAACAATTAACCCATTTAATCCAGGATTTTACAAACTGATTGATGAACTTCTCGTAAATGCACACGATCATGTAGTACGATTACGTGAACGCAAATCTCCAGATCCTGTGAAGAAAATCGATATTGAAGTGAAAGACAATAAAACAATTATTGTTCGAAATGACGGAGAATCAATTGATGTAGAGAAACATCCAGAATATGGAGTGTATATTCCTCAAATGATTTTCGGAGAATTATTGACTTCTACAAACTATGATAAATCTGAAAAGAAATTGGTTGGTGGTAAGAACGGGTATGGTGTTAAATTGGTGAATATCTTTGCGAAAAAGATGACGCTTACTATCGTAGATGGAAAACGTCAACTGAAGTACACTCAGGTATTTGAAGACAACATGACCAAAGTTGGAGAGCCAGTTATTAAATCGTGCAAAAACAAGCCATTCGTAGAAATTGAATGGATGCCTGATTTTGCTAGGTTTGGATGGAAAGATGAAATTCCATCAGGATTACTTGAGGTTGTTAAGCGAAGAGTCTTTGACCTTGCAATGACAGTCGGTAAGGACGTCAAGGTAACATGGTGCGATGCAGCTATCAAATTTAGGGACCTCGCAAGCTATGCCGGTTGGTACCTTCCGAAAGAAGCAGTCGTCCTTACAGAAGTGCCTCAAATGGGGTGGCAACTTGCAGTGTCGGACAGTCCGAACGACAAGTTCTTCAGCGTATCGTTTGTGAACGGCATTTGGACCCGTTCGGGAAAGCATGTGGATGAAATTAGTAGCCAAGTGGTTGCTCATATTGTGAATTATCTCGAGGCTAAGAAGAAAATCAAAGTTAAGCCTAGTTTGGTGAAAGATTCCCTATCCGTTTTCATCCACTGTTTTGTGGAAAATCCATCCTTCAGTTCTCAAACCAAAGAAGTTCTTACGACGAAAGTTTCTTGTAAACTTAGCGAGGATTTCTTGAAGAAGGTGGTATCAAAACTAAACATCGTAGAAAAAGTCCTAGAACAACAAAATGTAAAAGATAATAAAGAAAACACAAAAACAGACGGAAAAAAGAGTACAAAAATCACAGGTATTCCAAAATTGGACGATGCAGTCTATGCCGGAACTGCGAAGAGTCACGAATGTGTTCTGATTCTTACAGAAGGAGATTCAGCCAAAGCAATGGCTTTATCCGGTCTGTCTCAAGAACAGCGCAAGTATTATGGCGTATTCCCACTCAAAGGTAAATTATTGAACGTAAAAGATACAAGTGTGAGAAAGGTAGAACAAACTGAAGAAATCGCAAACTTAAAGAAGATTATTGGATTGGAATCTGGAAAGGTTTATAAGGATATTAAATCGTTGAGATATGGTCGTATTCTTATCATGACCGATCAGGATTACGATGGGTCTCATATTCGTGGATTATTGATTAATATGTTTCACGAACTCTGGCACGAACTTATTAAAGTTCCAGGATTCATTACCTATATGGCCACTCCAATTGTAAAAGCAACAAAAGGAAACAAGACCAAATCGTTCTATACTCAGTACGAGTATGAAGAATGGCGTAAGAGTGCAGAATCAAATGGCTGGAAAGTCAAATATTACAAGGGATTGGGTACATCTACAAGAGATGAAGCCAAAGAGTATTTCAAGAGCTTGAATGTAGTTCAGTATGCGTATTCTGATAAGAAATCAGACGAATCAATTGATTTGGCGTTTAACAAGGCTAAAGCGGATGATCGTAAAGATTGGCTTAAGACTTATTCAAGATCTGAAATCATCAATGCAGGACCAGGTGAACATGTAGTTTATGAAGATTTCGTGAACAAAGACTTGATTCACTTTTCAAACTACAATTTGGAACGTTCAATTCCAAATATCATGGACGGACTTAAGACGTCTCAACGTAAGATCTTGTATTCTGCATTCAAGAGACATTTGAAATCTGAAATTAGAGTGGCTCAGTTTGCTGGATATGTTTCAGAACATTCAGGATACCATCACGGCGAAGCATCCCTGAATGATGCGATTGTTGGAATGGCTCAGGACTTTGTAGGGTCCAATAATATTCCGTGGCTCGTTCCAGCCGGACAATTTGGAACTAGACTTCAAGGAGGTAAAGATTCGGCATCTCCAAGATATATTCACACTCATCTTCAACCGTATATTGAAACGCTTGTTCCAAGCGACGATTTCAGTTGTTTGACGTTTCGTGACGATGATGGAACACCAGTAGAACCAGAATGGTATGCTCCGATTATTCCAATGCTGTTGGTGAATGGATGTAGAGGTATTGGTACTGGATATTCTACTTTCATTCCGTCCTTTAATCCGTCTGAACTCAAGTCTTCAATCATGGAATGGCTTGAAAAAGGAACTGGACTTGATAGAGAGTTTGCACCTTATACGAAAGGATTCAAAGGTAAGATTCAAAAAATAGATGCACGTGATTATTTGGTTCAAGGTAATTGGACGGTTGAAAAAGATATGGCTGTGATCACTGAACTTCCAGTTGGAACGTGGACCGGAGATTTCCGAGAAACGTTGGATAAGTTATTGAGCGATGGAACAATCAAGGATTATACCGATACGTCTACCGATACCGATATTATGATTAAAGTCAAATTGGGAAGTGGAGGTATTCAAACTGTTGAGAAGTTGCTAACAGACAAAATTAAGTTGACGAATATGCATGCTTTCAATTCTGATTGCGTTATTAAAAAGTATGATTCGCCGAACGAAATCTTGAAAGAGTTCGTATCTACCCGACTTGACTTGTACAGTAAGCGACGCGAGTTTATGCTTGGAGCATTGAAAGATAGATTACCTTATCATTCTAATATTGTTCGGTTTATTCAGCAACAATGTGAAGAAACTCCTCGTCCAGATATTCGTCGTAAATCTCCAGAAGAATGTGATAAATTATTGGAAAAAGAGAAATTTGATAAAATCAAAGATAGTTATGATTATTTGATGAATTTACCAATTTCATCTCTTACGTTAAAACAGGCAAAGAAACATCAAGATGATTTGGATGAACTTAAACGAAGAATAAAAGAACTAGAATCTAAAACTCCAAAACAGTTATGGATGGATGATTTGAAGAAATTAAGTACCGCCTAAGTAGTAGAAATTTGCTGTAAGCTGTAGTGCATCCTCTGGTACAGAAAGACGTGTTATAGTCTGTGCACTACTTGAAAAATCTAAATTTATAAGTGGAAATGAAATCGTATCTCCAAATTCTAAAAATGCTAATATTCTACCACCACGAGTATTGCCTTGTATGAGAGATCCATTATAATCTCTTGGAAATCTTCCTAATTGAACACCTCGATTTGCTATAAGCAATCCAGCTTCAGTTCCAACTGGAAGGTTGAATGTATTTAAAAGTTCAATTTCCCACAATCCTGTTTTTTCTATAACTACATATGATGCAGCTAAAGATGTTCCTGGAATATTAACTTCCTGAATGTATGTAGCATATATATCTTCGTTATCAGTGTAATCATCAAAATTTATCCAACCAGCATTTGAAAAAGCACCGGCACTTATAGTTACATCAGCTGTTCCTTGTCCAGGAGCTACTCCTACTATGAATAAAGAACTTGCTAAATTTTTAGCGAGTGGAACTGTAGGTGTTACAGGCCCTGTAGGTCCCACTGGTCCTGTATTTCCAGTATATCCTGTAGCACCTGTGTTTGTTGATACTCCTGCTGGTCCTGTAGGTCCAATTGGTCCAACTGGTCCTGTAGTTCCACATACAGTTGAACGTGATTGAGCAGTATATTGACTGGCTGAAAGGAACGGCATATTATTTACTCATTACATTTTAGAATCTCCATAATAATGGAACTCACTTATCAACAGATTCTTGCTGAACAATACGAAGAAAATGCAAAAAATCTGTTAGTTTATCAGCAAGAGTACGAAAATGATGAAGAGGATGTAGATGAATACGATCCAGATAATTATAATAATAACGATCTCCCTGAAAAAGAAGAATTTAATAAATTTCACGGAGATCGAAATAAGCCAGAACATGTAATAAAACCAAAGGCTGATACTGATCAAGATTTTAGGAAGAAAACAAGAGTAAAAACAAAAGTTGTGAACGTTGATGGAAAATTTAGAGGAGGAATTGTTCCTACAAATCCAACAACATGTGACGGATTGCCTGATGAAAACTCAAATCCAGGAACAAGTTCTTCTTATTTTGTATTCTATCCTTCAAGACCGTATAAGAATATAACATCTATAAAACTTACGTCTATGGAGTTTCCAAATACATTTTATGTGTTTGAGTATACTACACGAGAAAACACAACTTTTTCAATTGTAGAACAAACGCCAGATAATGGGTTAGTATATGATTATCCACATCCACCTATCATTGTTTCAGATGGAAATTACTCTACTGCCGATGATTTAGTTGGAGATATTCAACAATTATTACCACCCGGGTATAGAATTAGACGAAACCCTAGAAGTAATTTAATAACGATTGATTCGACATACATTCATCCAGGAGAAACATCGCCAAGAACATTCACATTAGAGTTTCCATCAACACCAACAGTTAATCCAAATGGAAATGGTATTGGGTATAATTTAGGATTTCAACAATTAAAATATACTAATCAATCATCCTATACTTCTGAAACTGTTCCAGATGTGTTTCAAGACACGTATGTATATCTTTCAATTAATGATTACAATTTAATCGAACATCCAGAGTTTGGACAAAACCATTTTGAAGCATTTGCTAAAATAACTCTTCCAGCTTCTAAAAACACAATTGTGTATGATAACAACTATACAAATTCAAGTTCAAAAGAGTATCATTTCCAACAACCAACGAATATCAATAGACTTGAAATAAAGCTTTTAGATGCATACGGAAACACGTTAGATTTGAAAGGGGCATCGTTCTCAATGAGTCTTGAATTACAAGAAGTTCTTGATTCAGGCGTGTATGAAAAGTTACTTGAGTTATAAACTTTTAGTAGAACAAGTATAATATGGAAAAATCTGTAATTGAAAAGATTCAAGATCCATGGGTAGAAAACCGTTATAATTTGACTTCTACGTCTCAGCAGTATCCTGCTCCAGAACACGGAGGTCGTGTTCCAAACATCAATGATAAATCACTAGCTTCCTTCGCAGCTAGTCCTTACAAGTTGTACGAAGAGAAGGGAGATATTTCAGGAGAAAGTCTTCGTAGTCAATTGGTTGGTCATATTCACAAGGAAACTCCTTTGAATGCTGTCTTTTTCAGTTACGATAATATGGAAAAACTCCAAAAGGATATTCATGACCAAGTCTATGCTATGAGTGGTGGTAAATACAGCATTGACCGACAAAACGATGATGATTTGAAACTGATTATGCGAAGTTACTACTTGATGTTTTCAGAGAACAATCCATTGGCGGTCGCAAAAGAACTTGAAAGCTTGAATGCACGTGTAGTAGGTTATGCTGCAGCCAAGATTTACTCCGAAGTAGATTTCCATATGTTCTATCGTAAAGATTTGGAGGATTTCGCGGCACCAATTGCTAATCCAATGAACTCTGCGGTCCGAGGAACGCGTACAGGTGAATTGAAATCATTCTTTTAAGAAGACAATGCCTTGTTCACTTTGTAAAGACGAAGACCATTCTACAAGTAGATGCCCCGAACTTTCGGATGATCGTAAACAATCTACCTTTGAGCCAAATAAAGAGCAAAGACACGATGATGGAGGTGAAGAAGAACGCGTTTACGAAGTAATCAAACTTTAAAAGAAATAATCAATGGAGCTTTGCGAATTTCATGATAGAATTTATGGTAAATATTCAGGACAATTATATGTATTTGAACCCACATGGGATTCCTTTCGACCGATAACGTCTGTCGCATGGGATGGTTCAAAGTTTGCTGTGAATGATAAAGAGTATAAAACAGATTTATTCAGTGAAGATTATGGATATGGAAGCATTGAACAAAAAGCTATTTGTAGAAGACTTCTTCAAGAAACTGAATTAGAGAATGCAACTGAAATCAAAGATCCGATTGTGTTTTGGAAATGGACCGGACAAACGGAGGCAAAATGGTGGAAAGACAGAGCTTGTATTTTTTCAAACCCATGTGTTCCACGAGATACTCAGTCTTGGCGAAAATACTTACAGTACTTGAATGTCCGGGCAAAAACTTTAAGAAGGCCATTTTCAAGCAGACGCGTTACTAAGCGTTTAGTATCAAAATGAGTAATTCATAAAATGAAAGTAAACATTATTTCGAACAATCGAAAGAACACTGGTCTCTCTCAGGATGTAGCGATTCTTCGTGGTATCCTGACAGCTGTATTTGGGAAAGATGTTCAAATTTTTTCGGTAAACTATGTTTTTCCAGAATGCCAAGAAGCAGATTACAATATCTTTTTAGAGATCATTAATCCTTCTCTGTTTTCATACGCTTCTAAAAATATCTGGATTCCAAATCCTGAATGGACTTACAATACTTGGGTTCCTTATTTTGAAATGGTAGATGAGATTTGGGTAAAAACAAAGGAATGTGAGACCATTATTAAATCGTTAACAAACGCTCCTGTATTTAATATTGGATGGACTTCTATTGATAAAGTATGGAATCCAGAGGAACATAAAAAGAATTATTACAAAGCAATTGTTCCAATCGGTAAAAATATTTATCGTCACCCAAAACCTATTTTTCAAGCATATTTAAAGTTACAACAAAAGTATCCTGAATTATATGGAAAGTTGCCTACGTTACATGTTGTATTTGACCCAAATGTGATTGGTGTTACTGTTCCTGAATCAATTAAAGATAAAGTGGTTGTGAAATCGGAAGTAATGAAAGAATCAGAATACGATGATCTTCTTAGAGAATGTGGATTATGTATTTGTTTATCTGTAGCTGAAGGATTTGGACATGCTGTGAATGAATGTATGTCTGTTGGTTGCAACTTGATTCTTTCTCCAATTGCGCCTTTCAAGGAAGATGTAGTAGGTGAGAACGTAAAAGGTGTGTTTTACGGTGAAATGATGGCGTCTGTTCCTCAGCCAGATTGTATTGGATTTTTTGTAGATACTGGAGTTGATTCGGTTGTAGAAGCACTGAAGGAATATATTGATATGGACTTTAAAGAAAGAAAATCAGCATCTTTGAATATTCGTGAACTTTATGAAACTCATCATAAAACTTGGGTTGAAAAAATGAAATCGTTCTTACCATCTCATTTATTAGTTCCTGAAGTAGAATATAGTTTAAAAAATGCGTTTCCAAAAGAAGAAGATTTACCAGACGTTTCAGTTTTAACAATTACGAAAGACAGACGTATTTTTATGCCGTTAGCGAAATACAATTATATGATTCAATCGTATCCTGAAGATAAGCTTGAATGGGTCATTGTAGATGATGGAAATGATCCAATTGAAGATACATTAATTGGTGTTCCAAATGTTACTTATGTAAGATGTGAACCTGGTATGACTATTTCTCAAAAGCGTAATTTAGCAGTTAAAAGCGCCATGTACGATATTATGGTTACGATGGACGATGATGATGTTTATCCGAATAATAGCGTTCTTCAACGTGTAGCGATGTTGTTAAAGGAACCAGTAAAAGGATGTGGATTCTGTACTACTATTCCCTGCTATGATATCACTAAGTTTTCATCATTTATGAACGTCCCCCCTCACACATTACGAATGTCAGAGCGTATTTCTGAAGCTACTTTGATTTTCACTAAAAAATTCTGGGAAGAAGGTCAGTTTGATGAAACTGTTCAAATTGGAGAAGGAGACGCATTTATTCGCAATCGCGAACACATGTGTCGAGAGATAAGCCCTCAAGAAGTTATAGTTAGTTTAATTCATCCAAAAAATACATCATCTCGTAAGTTACCAGAAATTAAAGAGCCAAATGGCTGTCATTATGGATTTAATGAAAATCTATTTGCGATGGTAACTCAGATCGGCCAAGAACTTAATATCTAAGTCCGAAGAGAGATCGAGTGTGTCTTCGTCGTCCGTGATGCTTACGAGTATGTCTTCGTCCTCCAGCAGCTGGGGCCTCAACCTTTGGAACCTCAATCTTGGCTCCATCAGCTCCCATTGCAGAAGCATCAGATGGGTCACCTCCCTTCATCTTCAATCCCATCTTCTTCAACATCTTACGAACAGTCTTTTTCTTGATCAACTTCAACTTCTTTGATCGATGACGACGACCACCTACAGGGGCAGCGTTAGCGGCAGTACCATTAAGAGGACCAGCATTAGAATAACCTTCCATTTTTATACTTCCAACCAGAGAAATTTTACGCCGAGCAGGAGAGACAGGCTGGTCCTGTGGGTTCGACTGTGAATTTTTGCGCAGACGATGCTCCTTTTGTTCGTAAATAATAACATCCAGTCTTTAATCCTTGCTTCCAAGCGTATACGTGCATAGACGATATCTTAGCATATGTGGGCTCAGTAAGGAACAAATTCAATGATTGAGATTGGCAAATAAACGGAGCACGATCGCGCGCCATATTAATGAGTGTTTTCTGTGGGATTTCCCAGGCTGTTTTATACAAATCCTGAATCTCTTGTGGAATTTCAGGAATACCTTGAACGCTTCCATTATTTGCGATTACTTGAGTTCGGACATCCGACGTCCAAAGACCCAACTTAGTTAAATCTTCAACCAAGTACTTGTTCACGACTACGAAATCTCCAGCCAATACACGTCTAGTATACAAGTTTGAAGTGAATGGTTCAAAACATTCGTTATTACCTAAAATTTGAGACGTAGAAGCAGTAGGCATTGGAGCAATTAATAGCGAGTTACGTAAAGAGACTCTTGATTTTGATTTCAATCCATCCCAATCTAAATACGTAGTCACTGGCTTTTCATTCCATAAATCAAATTGTAACTTACCTTTCGAAGCTGGGGAATCTTCAAACGAATCGTAATTATCAGGTTCGGTTAGGCCGAAATGTGGAATGCATCCTAACTCCATAGCTCTTTCTGAACTTGCCTCTACTGCTGCGAAATAGATATTTTCAAATATTTCACGATTCAATGCGGTTGCTTTCTCAGACCCCCAAGGAAGTCTCATGAGTGCGAATACGTCCGCCAAACCTTGTATACCGATTCCAATTGGACGATGTCTCATATTAGACTTGCGTGTTTCTGGAGTTGGATAGAAGTTCTTATCAATCACAATATCCAAATTACGAGCTAGAACACGAGTATAGTTTCTCAACTTATCAAAGTCAAATTTTCCATCGACTACAAATTTAGGAAGAGCCAATGAACCTAAGTTACACACAGCAGTTTCATCTGGAGAACTATATTCAATAATTTCAGTACATAAGTTTGAACTTTTAATCGTACCTACATTCTGCTGATTACTTTTACTATTCGCAGCATCCTTGTAGCACAAATACGGCGTTCCTGTTTGAATCTGGGCATCTAATATCATCTGCCAAATCTTTTGAGCCGGAACTGTTTTACGTCCTTTTCCTTCACTTTCGTATTTCGTATAAAGTTCTTCAAACTTATCGCCCCAAACTTCATCTAATCCAGGACATTCGTATGGACACATTAACGTCCATGAACCGTTAGTTTCTACTCGTTTCATGAAGAGATCAGGAATCCAAAGACCGTAAAATAAATCACGTGCTCTGTCCTCTTCTGCTCCTTGATTCAATTTAAGTTTCAAGAAATCTTCAATGTCTGCATGCCATGGTTCTAAGTAAATAGCGAATGAACCGTTTCTCTTACCTCCTTGGTTCACATACTTCGCAGTATCGTTGAATACTTTCAACATAGGAATCAAACCGGTAGATTCTCCGTTTGTACCTTTAATTTGTGACCCTCTCGCACGAATATTATGAACTGAAAGACCAATTCCACCAGCCCATTTTGAAATTTGTGCACAATCTCCCAACGTCTTGTAAATTCCTTTAATGGAATCTTCCGACATTTGAACTAGGAAACACGAACTCAATTGTGGTCGTATAGTTCCAGCGTTGAACAGGGTAGGAGTTGCGTGAATGAAATATCCTTGAGAAAGAGCATCGTAAGTCTCTTTTACTTTTTCAAAATCGTCTCCGTGTATTTGGATAGATACTCGCATCCATAAATGCTGAGGACGTTCAACTATAACACCATTCTGTTTCAATAAGTAACCTTTTTCTAATGTTTTGAAACCAAAGTAATCAAACATGTAATCACGAGAATAATCAATCATATCCTGATAAGTATCTTTGAACTTACAAACCAAATCATGATATGTATCGCTTACTAATTGAACATTTCCATGATACAGTGCTTCAACACAATCTAATAAAGTTTTTGGGGTGTTTTTCTGATGATTATCTATTACGATACGAGCGGCCAACTTTCCATAATTAGGATGATACCGAGCTTGCATCATAGCACATGTTTCTGCTGCAAATTCGTCTAATTTTTGAGTATGAATACCATCTGTGAGCTGATTACAGACCTTTTGAGCTACTAAGTCGGGATTAATATGGTCCAAGTTGGATGATAGTTTACGAATTCTATTTAAAATCTGATCAAACGAGACCGGTTCACGACTTCCATCTCGCTTAATCACATACAAATGCTCAGCCATATTATTGTACATCCTATACATTGGGCTTGGGAAAATCCGTTGTTAATGAATAATGGGGTTAACTAGAAAAATTAGAAGAATTAGAATCAGATACGGAGGTATGACTATTCAAGGAGCTCAAGGATGTGTTACTATACCATCCTTAATGGTAGATCAAAGAAAAACACGTAATGCAAATTACGTCACAAAATTATTCTTCACTGAAGATGAATTTGATAAAGAAAAAGCTCAAAATGATAAAGTATTAAAACTTGTCGATCCAAAAGGAGAATTTACTTCGGCAACGTATAATACAAATCCAATTGATTTGAAAAAACTTGATCCTAAAGAAGTTGCAAATTGTTCTAGTTTGAAAGGAAAAGATTTAACAAAACTTAAGTATTTAAATATGAGATTTCTTGGAAAATCATTACAAACTATAATCGATGACCAAAAACAATTTGATAAAGAAGAAGTTAGAAATATATTAACTTCTTTTGCAATTTTAGCAAGCAAAGTTTATGAAATGAATAAAAAAGACTTTTTTCACAATGATCTTCATTTAGGAAATGTGATGTACGATAAACAATATAAAAAGGTTTACTTAATTGATTTTGGATTTTTAGGACCACCAATTAAATCAGAATTAACAGACCTTTTAGGAATTTGTGTTATTGTAAAAACATTTATTTCAACTGTACTATTTTCAAAAAATAATTTAAGTTCTGAAATGAAAGATGTTCTTAAAACATTTTTAACAGATTTGAGTCTTGTTATGAGTCAAGCAGGTGCAGATTCAGATATTAAACATGCTCAATTAAAACTTGTTACAGCATTAACTGATTTTTATAAAATTATGTCTCAAACTGCTGGAAGACGAAAGACCAGAAAAAATAAAAGAGTATAAACAATGGTATTAAATCTACTTTCAAACTCAGCTATTTCTTTGGAAAATGCTACTAAACTTTGCAGAATAGCAGAAGTTCCTGAAAAATTTATTCCAGAACTTTCAAATATTATAGTGAAAGATTGGAGTAATAGACACACGAAAAGAACTATTCCGGAACTTATTAAAAAACTAGGAACGAAATGTTCATCAAAATATTTGAAAGATGAATTCATCAATATTTCAAATATTATTAAAAAATCTGAACTAGAACCAGAAAACAGAGAATTGTATTCACAAGTAATTCATTATAAACTTCGGGCAATCGCAGTAATTATATCAGACGGATACGATATTGCACTTGCTCCAAATTTAATTAAAGATAAAGATGGAAATGTGGTTGATGTTAGAGAACAGGATAAAACAAGATTATCGTATTGTATTCCTTCTAAAAATGTTTCTAATCCAGCTGATCCATACAGAGGATCTTTACAAGGAATGGGAAGACGAAAAACAAAAAAATTAAGAAGACGCAAGGTTAACAGAAATGTGCATTGATTCTAATTCATGAATCGTTAGTGCAGTAGAATAAGACGTTGTTAATTTAACAGGTTGACTTTCAGTATTCGCATCAATCTTTCCAGTTTCTGGTAAAAATAATACTTCGGTTTTATCTGAGCGTTCCATCAAACTCTCATTTAAGAATTTCGATAATCCGTGCGAAATCAATCCATCACGTTCCATTTCTCCAATTCGTAATCCACCATCATTTGCTCTTCCTTCAACTGGTTGATGAGTTAATAACTTTTTAGGTCCAGTAGCACGATAATTGATCTTGTCTTCTACCATATGTTTGAGCCTCAAATAGTAAGTTGGGGCCATAAATACTTCAGTTTCAAACATTTCACCAGTAAATCCATTATACATCATTTCGTGTCCGTAAGGATGAAACCCGGCATTTGTTAACAACTCTTTCAATTCTCCGACTCTATTTGTAGTTGAAAATGGAGTAGCGTCCATTAAACTTCCTAAATGAACTCCGAGTTTGGTAGACATCATTTCAATGAACTGACCAATCGTCATACGAGACGGGAAAGCGTGTGGGTTTACGATCATATCGGGTCTGATTCCACTCGCAGTATAAGGCATGTCTTGTTCTGGGACACGCATACCTACTGTTCCTTTTTGTCCGTGACGAGCTGAGAACTTATCTCCCAGAACTGGAACACGTCTTTCTGCGATTCTGATTTTTACACCGTGCCATCCGTCTGATGTTACATACCGATACACGGAATCCACAATTCCAGTTTGACCACGTTTTGGAACATACGAGGAATCTTTGTAAGGTAAAGTTGGATTGGAACTAGGAGTTATAATTCCAACTAAAATCGTGTTATCATTAACTTCACTTCCAACTTTAATGATTCCATCAGCATCTAATAAATCGTAATTGTACCCTTCTTTACGTTTTACAACCTCATTGTACTTTGGATTCTTCAATGGATTTACGAATTCTGTATGCGATTGTTCAATCATATTTATCGTTTCTTCCATCACGTCGTAAGAATGGTAGTAAGTTGTATTGAACATTCCACGTTGTAAAGATGCTTCGTTAAGTAACACAGAGTCCTCTTGATTGTATCCAGAATAGACCATCAATGCTACAATTGGATTTTCTCCGTAAGGCAAACATCCAGATTTTCCAAGAACTGAACTTGTAGTCCATGTTTGAGAAATAGGTCTTTGGGCATAATTTAACCATGTAGCAATTGTATCAAATCGTTTATTGAATGCAGTATTGTACCAAGAACAAGCCTGTTTCATTTGCTGACAGCTGAATGCATTACGTGTTCCAGGATTAAAATCTGAATTTGGAAGAATACTTGCTGATGCGGATAAAATAACAAGTGGATGAATTTCAGAAGGATTCGTGGAAGAAAATGGGTCCATTTGAATTCTCAACGTTTCAGTTTCAGATGCGTCAATGTAATCGATAAAATTATTAACTAATGATTGCCAGTTTTTAGTTTCAGCAACTTTAGAAGAATAGACTCCTTCTTGGTATACTGGTCTACAAGGTCTTCCAGCGTCTGTAAAAATAGTATACTCGTTTTCTATTCTGTTCCAAGATAAAGACACAAACTTATCTATTTCCTGATTACGTCTCTTTTTCAAAAGTAATTTATGGAAATTTTCAGAATCATCTTCAAGAACTCCAACTAAATCAGAATTCAAAAATATTTTGGTCCATGTAGGAATCCAAGTAGATGGATGAATGCGGGAAATTGGAATGAACGACTTGTATTTTTCAATAATATCTAAAATTAATTTCATAGATGAGGCTGTTGAAATTCTACACATTAGGGTCATGGATTTTGTTAATCCAATCGATCGTCCATCTGGATTATCAGAAGGACAAAGCATTCCCCAAGAACTGCCGTGAATACGACGTGATTCAATTATTTTAGTTCCCTTATCCATATCTACATTCACACGTCTCAAATGTGCTACAGTTCCAACATAAGCATACCTTGAAAGTTCCTGAGAAACTCCGTCGTATTTTTTAGCCCATTTTCCTTTGAAAGATTTTTCAAGTTCGTTCAAGAAATCATACGCTCTCCAGTAATACTGAATATTTTCATCCTGAACTAATTCTACCAATTTCTTACCAGCGTATATTTGCTGTTCGTAATGCACTCTTGAATCAAGTTCTCTCAACATACGCTTAGAAACATCTTTATAAACTCGTATAAATTCAGAAAATACTAAATCTCCAGAACTAACTAATCTCTTAAATCGTAAATGGTCTCTATCAGTCTTTGGTTTAATTCCAATCGCTACTTCCATAGCCATACGAGTCATATGGCCTAATAAATACGCCTTACGACGATAAAGCGAAGACGCTGATTCATTTTCACGAATATCACAATGTGGGAACATTTGAGTATATAAATTCACATACACACCACCAATACTTCTTGTTTGAGTTTGTCGTCTTAATAAAAGTAAATTAGGATCTGCATCCTTATCTTCTTCCTTAGCCATTTCTTGCTGAATAAACTTATCATGTGAAAGAACTAATTCAGTGAATATTTCATCATAATTTGATTTTTCAGAATTTGGAAGTCCGCATAAAATTGTATCATAAATATCTTGATGATTCGTTAATCCAAGAGCATGAAACACACTCATCAATGGAACTGGTTGAGTAAACCCGGGTAATGTAATAACAGCTAATCGATTCGTAGTATATACTGAAAAATCGGTCGTATTTGCTAATTCTTTTGGATCATTTGGCTTCACATTCGCAGGTGGAATTATCAAGAAATGAGAATAAGGTCCTTTAGTTCCATCTTCAGAGACCGATTTGAACCCAGCAATAAATTCATACTTATCTTCCTTTGTAGCAGTTTCTAATTTACTTTCTGATTCCTTTTCAATCAATGATTTCCCAACAGGTGCGGATGAAGACATTTGAACTCTTTTTGATGCGTAAAACATATTATCACCTAATCGTTCCTGAGTCAAAAGCACCTTTTCAGCTCCTCCAATAATAAAGTATCCTCCAAGTTCAAATTTACATTCACCAGATTCATAGAGTTCATCTTGAGTCATAGATGCTAAATGACATGCTGAACTTTTTAACATAAGTGGAATTTTTCCAATAAACGTATTTTCAAAAATACGAGTTTCAACTTCATTACCAAAAATGTAATCTATTTCAATTTCTCCATAGATTGAAACAGCATATGTCTTGTTTTCTAACCTACATATGTGTGGTAATTGGGCGTTCCCCATCTCATCTACGGGTGGCGTATAACGTATATTTCTACCAGACTTTCCTCCAATATACACATCGATTATGCGATCATCTCCCATAATAAGACGCCGAGGGTTTGAACCCTGAATAAATTGTGGAATTTTTGTACTTAATAGATCAGCATACGAATCAAGGTGATGGCGAACCAGCGGATTCGCCGTATCCTGAAAGTATGTATCGAAGACGTGCCTAGCAATCTCCATTCCTTTCCTTGTAAAAAAGAAAGGAATGAGTTATTTATCTACAGCCGTATTGACGATTTTGTTCACTGTTGGATTTTTACTGATTTACAAATTCGTTATAAATCCTCAAATGGTGTTCACTCCTGACGTAAAACATATGTCCCAGTGCCCGGACAGATGGAATTATAATATGGTTTCTCGAATGTGTGAGCCTGGATATGATACACACTGCATGCCTTTTGACCCATCGGCTCCTACGTTGGAATCAGCTTCTTCTAGATGTAATGTAGCGCGTTCGTGTGGAACTACTTGGTCTGGATATTGCGCTTAAACGTATTAATATATTATTGTTTAATGGATGCAGTAATCGTCACAGCACTTTACAAATTTAAATCAAAAAGACCATTTGAAGATTATATTCAATATTTAAATGATCTTGTTTCAAATGTGAATACAAATATTATACTTTTCACATCTCCAGATCTCGTTGAAACTATTCCAAAATTTCGTAATTTAAAAGTTATTTCGCTAAAGATGGATGATTGGAAAAGTAATGAGTTAATGTCGGATAAAGAATACGATGATTATGTAGAAGAATACGGAACTAGGTATATGAAAAAAGAAACTCCTGATCCAAAATTATTCAAAATATATTTAGAGAAACATATATTCGTACATCGTGCTACGGAATTATTTCCAAATTACAAATTTTATGTATGGATGGATGCTGGATGTATACGCGATAAAGAATGGGCTCCTTATTTAAAGTCATTTCCAAGTGTAAGTAAAATTGAATCAATTAATATTGGTGATAAATTATGTTTTCAAAATAGATATCATATTGCGAATTATAAAACTTATCATATCGATAATTTTGGATTTATTTCTGGTTCAATTATTTTAGGAAATAAATTTGCTTGGAGAAAATTCAGAAATTTATTTTTAGATTGTTTTTACGAAATGAGAAATAATAATGAATTAATAGTTCAAGATGAATTAATTTACTGTAATATGTTTTATAAATTTCCGAATGATGTTATGATGGTTGAAACGTTTCATCCAAATATATGCCCTGAAATGTTAAATAGATACAGAACTGATTGGTTTGGAGCAATTGGACTTTTTAGTGATAAGTATGTGGATACTATAAGAGTAACTCATCGAAATCCTATTAGAATAGTATTAGCATCTTGGGGAGTTGAAGAATTTAGACTCGATGTAACAAGTCAAGTTCAAGAATTAGTAGATAAAACTCCAATTAAAATTGAAAATTCTATGTTTTTTGATCCGGGTCCTTGGAAACAAAAGTTCTTATTTATCCATTATGAAAATGGTATGATACAACGTGTAGACCAAGATAGTATTTGGCACTTGTGTTTTTAATATAAACATAATTAACAGAATTAAGATAATGTATGCTGAAACATTTCGACCAAATTCAATTGAAGAAGTAGTAGGACATACTGAACCGAAAGAGTTTTTGAAAAGTTATTTGACTTCTAATTTTTCAAAATCAATTTTATTATACGGTCCTCCTGGAATTGGAAAAACTACAATGGCTTTATGTGCTGCTAGAACCTACGGTTTTGACCCTCTCGAAATAAATGCTAGTAAATCTATTCGTAGTTTTGAAGACGTTGAAAAAATAAAAGATTCATGTAGATCAGCTATTAATATTCATTCATTCATTCGAGGAGATACAACACAGAAAACATGCGTGATTTTAGATGAAGTAGATGGGTCAGATCCACATGCTCAGAACAAAATTATAGAATGGATAAAAGATCCTAATCGAAGAGTCCCAATTATCTGTACTGGAAACGATGTTCCAATTATTTTTAAACGTAATATCGAACACATTAATTTAGTTCGATGTTTCCCACCAAGAGCTCAGGATTTGGAAGTATTATTTCCAGATGTTGACGTTTCTACAGTTTTGAAGGAATGTCAACACGACGTTCGTCGTATGATGCACCAAATTCAGTATGGAGTCTCAGACCAATTACCAAAATTAAATGCACCGCCTACCGGTCTTCCAATTGAAACTATGTTTGTTCTTCGCCAGAGGATGTTTGAGCTGCCTGACCCGCTTCACGAATATCGTGGCGACACACTGGGCATCTCACACTCATCGAAAACCAGTTCAAAATACACGGGCGATGATAAACGTGCGAACACTGTCGTATCCTCGCCGCGCCAGAAGAAATATGTTCCTGGCAAATAGCACATCGTGTTTCAGCAGGTACTGTGATGTTTTCTAAGGAATCATTCACTTGACGAACAGTTGGGGCAACAGGAACAGGATCTGAAAAACTATGGGGCATTGCCGTAGCTGCAGCATAAGTAAGCATAGTAGTAGCAAAGTTACGTGTTTGGGTAGTTGATTGATAAATACGATTCATCATATCTAACATCACTGCATCGGTCAATAAATAACGTGATAAAATAGCTGTTCTTTGTGAACTATCTATCATACGAATATTTCTCACATCTAAAAAAGAATTACGTGTTCTAAGCATTCCATCCAATACTTTTAACAACTGTTCTTCTATCATCAATCCATCGGTTTCCTCGTCCATTATATCATAATTATCGGAGTAATTGAAAATCACTCTATCTTCTTAGAAACATATCCATAGGACCGGTTTTATACTTTTTCAAATATGGAGCTCCAAGAAACAGAATAGAATCTAGTTCTTTCTCCTTTTGAGCCAGTACTTTCAATGTAGCTTCTTCTTCATCCTTGAATTTTTCAAAATATTCTTCATACATTTTTTCATAATTAATTCTTGGTCTGTATCCTTCCAAATCGTCGATTGCTAATGCAAACATTTGTGCTACTGGATTTTGAATTTGGTTAGTAATATAGAATTCAACATCAGGTTTCAAGTTATGTTCTTTTACGTAATCAATGTGTTCAATTTTATCTCCTTGTTTTTTCGCATCTTTACGATTTTCAACGTAGATATAGGCAATACGATCACCTACTTGTGGTTTATTTCCTGGATCTCTTTCTTCCATTCTGTCTGCTAGTACTCGGTGTGCGATTTGTCCCGGATTCTTGTAATCGTCTCTCAACTGTTTGGTCACAATAAACTTATCAAGTGGAACTTTATTTTGAACGAGTTCTACTAACATCTGCTTAACGAAATTTTGAGCCATACGAATATCTCGTTTCTCCATTAGAACATCCAACGCTCCGCCAAACACGTCTTTTACAATTGGGGCATTATCTCTTCGTTTAATCGCAATACCCATGGATTTACGTTTGCATTTAGTAATATCATCTTCGTACATCATACCGACATATCTCTTACGACAGAAGAGCACGAATGGATAGAATGTTTTTTCGTATTCGATTTTATACGGTCTACGATTAATGGTTTTTGTAATTAAATCTGCAGCTGCCTGACCTAATTTAATTGATTCTTCTAAACTTTTAGTTGGAAACTTGATGAATATAGAATCTGTATCTCCATAAATAACATCTCCTCCAAACTTTGTTTCTACAATCTTCTTTGCGTCATAAATCCTACTACGACCTGCAGAAGTGGTACATGCTGCTACTTCAAATTTTCTAATTGGAGAAGTTCTACTACCACACTGACCGTATACTGAATTCGCTACAACTTTATAAGCTAATTGAAGACCGTTTAAGACTGATTTTTGAGCATCGTCTTCTGTTGTTTCTATTAATTTACGAGTCTCTTTTCGTTTCTTCAATAAGAGATCCAAAGTAAGAGGTAGAATTCCGACTGTTCTAACATCTTCGTTTGGTTGAACGAATCCACACACAACTCTTCCGACTGATTCTTTTTCGTCATTGTAAACATCGTATCCAATTTCATCAATCTTAAAAGTCCCATCATTCTCAAACGAACCCTCCTGTTTAATTTTACGACCGTTTTTATCAAATGTTTTTACGTAGACCAATGTATCCGGTGATAAATTATACGCAATCATATTTGACGGATATAATGAATTGAAATCCAAAACAGGAATCGGTTGGTCCAAGTACATACCAATTTTAGGAGGAAGGACAATTGCACCTTCATAAGATACATCTCCTTCAATTCCTTCCTGAGTCATGATGATCTGATTACGTTTAGAAGCGTTATACACGACTGCCGAATAAATCTTGATTCCTTGACCTCTGATAAATATATAATCAATTGGAACTCTGCATACATCGGCCATACCTCTAGCATTGACCAACGTATCAAGTTTAGCCATCAATGTAAGAACCAAATCACAATCTTGAATACAGTATTTGGCTACAACTCCTTTTTGTTCCGGAGTTCCATGATGAGAATCAAACATAAATTGTGCCGTAATATCATCTTTCGTAAAAGACCATTCAAGTTTAGAAATATCTACATCATTCAATATTTCATCGTCTGTTTTCACAATAAAGAACTTTGGTTCTACCGATTCTACATATAATTTACGACCTTCCTGGTAAGGATTGATTGTGTTTGTTACTACATCAAATCTAACCAAATTACCGGCAAATAATCCACGAGTTCCTTTCGTATAAATTTTAATTCGAGTAGTTTCAAGTCTTTCTAATTTTGTAACTTTATCTCTCAGAAACGTAGATGCTACATTGTCCAATTTATAAGAATCTAAGTTCTGTTCACGTCTCACACTCAATAATAAATCAATTGGAAGTCTTCCAGCCATTTCAAAGAACCGAACTGCGAATTTCCCACTGGCTAATTCAAACGTCTTCTTTTCAGTCTTCACATAATCATTCTTCCAAGGAGTCATATCAGTTCTTCCAAAATTAAGTTTTAATCCTAAATATCCTGCCCTATCGGCAATATACCCATCATCGAAACCAAACGTATTGTATCCACAAATCGCATCTGGATTTTCAGTATGAATACAATCTTCAAATTTTTGAAGTAAATCGTGTTCATTCAAACAACTGATAAATTCTACACTCGGATCTTTAGATTTCTCTACGATTCCGTTCACAAAGACTACACGTTTATAAGAATTCAACATATCGTCCGAATACCTGAAACTAACACCAATTTGAATAACTTCGTCTCTTGAATTTGAAGATACTGGGAAGTTTCCAGAATCTGAATAAACTTCAATATCGTAAGAAGCCAAATAAAGTGCTATTTTCTTATCGGTACTTGGACTAACACCTTTGTAGTTAAGTTCGTAGCATACATCAACATTGAGACCTTCTTCTACATCTTTCTCGTCTCCTTCAAATGAAATTGGAGAAGCTGGAGATAAATCAAGTTCATGAAATAAACGAATATAAGGAGGCAAATCTGTTTCATACGTTTGAAGCTTTAAACTATCAGCTGCACGAGTTGCAGCTTTAAATATTTTCAAAGATGGACATGTTAGTTTCCAAACTTTAATTGGTTTCAGTCCACAGAATCCATTCATAACATCTAGTTTCAATTCAATTTTGATTTGAATACTTGAGAAATCAATTGGTCTAGAATTATATCTTGCATTCAATTTATCGGATTCTTTACTAATTTTATTAAGTAAATCAGAATTTGATAAGTTTTGATCATATTTGATGTAGAAATACGGTGAAAATCCAGTTAACCTTACCCTTGCTACAGTATCTTCTTCTGTTCTTCCAAATACATCAACCACATACTTGTATTTTACATCATGTTCTTGCCAATCGCAAGGTTGTAGAAACATCGTTGGTATTTCCTTTTAGTTATTTTTATTATTCGTTTTCTATAAAGATGTCTAGTAATTTTGGACTTCCTCATTTTTATGCCAATTCCCGTCAGGGTGAGGCAGCTAGAGATATTCAAGGTCATAATGAAACTTCTAAAACCGTATCAGGTATGATTGATTGGTTAAATGGAGGTGGATGTGGAAACAGCAAAGGTATTAATGTGGCTGCAGAACATCCTGGATTGGTCCCACAAGGAGGATATGGAAATACACCAGGAGGATGTGCGATTGATGACCAAACTGATTTGCTTTGGGGTGCACCTGGAACTGCACGTTTCAAAGGTCCTAAACAAGTTTTTGCAAGACCGTTTGCAACTACTCCCAATTTATCATTAGGGTCTATTGAACACATTGACGATCAAAGTCGTGCTATTTTCGGACACTCTACTGCGAATCGTAAGAGTATTCAAACTGTGACTGATAAACAGTTCCCAGTATTTGAACCATTGATTCAAGAGCGAGCAGATGATATTCCAGAAAACAACTATTTCGTAGAACCCTTTTTACGAGGTGGACAAGCATCAAGGCTTATTCCAAGGACGCGGGTTGATTTGCTGAAGTAGCTCTAGCGGCATGTTTAGCATCCATCTCTTCCATAAGTTTTCTTACTTTTGCGATTTCTTCTTGTTCAGGACTTAATTCAATTTTTCTTTTTTTAGGCTCAGTTACTTTTCCTACAAAAAGCAAATAATCACACGCATCTTCTACATCATTAAATTTATTGAATGCTTCTGTAGCTTGCTCCCTACTGCATCCTGCAATAAGCATAATAGTTTCAACCGGGTCACTCATTTTTTATTGTTCTCAAAGTAAATACTGTGAAGATGCGTTTCATTGATTCTCTTTGCCCTCCCGCGCTCTTGTATGCTTTATATACTACCATCCATGTAGGTCTTGATGTGTCTCTTGGATTGTTCGGAACTGCTTTAATCAAGGTTATTATGGGTATTGCTGGTGTTGTTATTTTGGATGCTTTGTGTGGAGTTGATTTGGGAATTGTCTCGTGGGCAATTGTCGCTACTCCATTCATCATGGTCGCACTTGCTTCCTCGATTTCTCTCGGTCTTGGAATTGACCGACTTGCATCCAGAGTTATGAAAGAGGGATTCACTGCTCTTACTGGAGACAATAAGAAGAATCGTGATAAACTCGTAAGCCCTCTCAAACAAGCCGATGCGCTCCCACTTTCAACAAGCGTTATCAATTAAAAATAAAGGATGGAATATTGTTTATGGGCATATCGCTGCTTGTTTTGGTGTAAACGAAAAGTTCAAAAGTACTTTACTTTAGATGAAACTTTAGGAGATACTCGTGTGAATGTTTCAGACATTCCATGGTTATGGGTAGGCGTAACAACTTCTGATAATCAAAATTTTTCAGTAACAGATGAGGTCAACGAAGCATTAAAGTATGGAGTCAATGTCGATATCCCTTATTTAGAAGAAATCACCGGAATCACCGATGGAGTTGAATGGAAGTATTTGGATCCAGTAGAGTTAGTTGAAAAGGTTTTTCCTTCTGGCGGATTCTTAATAGAGAATGATTCCATGCGGGCCAGAAATAAGAAAACAACTGAGTAATTATCAGGTTTCAAAAATATTACTAAGCCCAAACAATTATTTTGAAGTAGCAGAAGAATATGTTTCACTTCAAAATATATTTTTAAAAGAATCGTGGCTTGATAATTTATCGTTATGGATTGATATGGTTATTTATCCAATTTTTTCATTTGTATCTATATTTTTGTACTCTAAAACCCCAACAATGTTCACGATGTTGTCTTTACATAAAACAATCACAATTTGGTCAAATTGGTTCAGATTTAAGACATTAACTTATGAAATACGCGAATGGATGAACACTGTTCGTTCCATTGGCGGACCTTTTATTTCAGTAAATGATCCTACTTATCATGTATTCGTCTACGCAGACGGTATGCAACGTATTTGGAACTCTTTATTCGTTCTTCCCAAAAAACGTGCTAAAAGTTCTAAGTAACTCTGCACCCTGTTCAATTGCAGGTTTCATTTCGCTCAAAGAACCCATCAACTCTTTTTGAAGTTCCATTAATTCCTTCGTATCACGTCTCATTCCAGAAATCTGTTCAGGACTTAAGTTACGGTATGCATGTAGAATAGTTGTTCCAATATCTACATGTGGGTCGTTCGTCTTTGGTGGCGCTGGAGTTGGGTCATCTGATTTCTTTTCCTTCTTTTCTTCGTTCTCAAATGATTCCCAAGTAGACATCGTGATTTTGGCGATCACGTAAATAACTGCGATTCCAGCAGTCATAGACAACGTATTTGAAAACTTGAGCAACTCAGTTCCAATAAGGTAAGTCAACACAACCCAAACAAGCATATGACCTAGGTTACGTTGAAGAAGGTACGCTGCAGTTCCTACAAATAGGAGTCCGGCTAAAAGAATATCTGTATTCATCTTATTTTAATGTGCGCGAATAAAGCTTCCGAAACCGCTTCCTGGTTGAGCTCCTGCATTATTGAATGCTCCTCCGGCTGGTCCTCCAAAAGGTGGGTACTTGGTAGTAGTTTGGGCTACATCAATCATCCCACGTGACCCTGTTCCTTGAAAAGAGGCAGAAGTAGCACCGTAAGAAGCTCCACCACGTCTTACCTTACGAGTCTTCTTTCCACCCTTTCGGCTCTTACGACGCTTTCCGGCACCGTACATGGCGTTGGCTCCACGAGTAGAGATCGCGAAATCTCCCATCTCTGAACCTCGTCCCCACTCCATTGCTCCTGGAGCGATTGCGCCGGTTGCTCCGTAATATCCACCCTTCTTAGTTTTATGTTTACGTGTTTTATGTGCCTTTCGATGCATTTACATTTAAGAAACTAAAATTTACGCAAGTCCTATCGTTTTTATAAAGGCTGTTGGAGTTCCGAATATATAATGAAGAACTTCGCCAAGAACAAAGATTCCTACTAATGATTTCCAGAACGCTAGTCCTGTGAAATAGGTTATTAAGATTGCGATCGCAATCGTTCCAAGAGTATCGTACAAAGCAAATCCAAAGATACGTGTTGAATGAAACCCCGTTCCAACTTTTCCAAAAAGATTAGGATCTAAACCAAACATTTACTTATAGTTAGTATTTTTATATTAAATGAGCTTTGATGTAATTGTCCCGGTTGGACCAAATGATATAGCAATTTTTGAAAAACAAATTGAATATACAAAAAAGAATATAATAGGATATCGTAATATTTATGCTATTGTATCTAAAAATGTATATAACAGAACCGATTGTATTTTTATAGATGAATCAATATTTCCATTTTCTTTAGAAGATGTTTCTAAAATACATGGGAAAAATAGTAGAAATGGATGGTATCTTCAGCAATTATTAAAATTATATGCTGGATTTGTGATTCCTGATATACTTGAAAGATATTTAGTAATTGATTGTGATACTTTTTTTCTTAAACCTACAAAATTTATAGAAAATGATAAATGTTTATATAATTATGGATTAGAATATCATATTGAATATTTTCAACATATGATTAAATTACATCCGTCATTAACAAAACAAATAAATGCGATGTCTGGAATATCTCATCATATGATATTTGAAAAAAAATATATTTCTGAATTATTTGATTTAGTTGAAAAAAATAATAATAGTAAATTTTGGGAAGTATTCTTAGAACAAGTAGATAATTCACAAGTACTGCATTCAGGAGCTTCAGAATACGAAATATATTTCAACTTTTTAATAAAATATCATTTTTCAGATATTGGTATTAGATATTTAAATTGGAATAATACTACAGTATTTCCAGTAACGGAAGATATAGATTATGTTTCATGGCATTGGTATTTACGTTAAAAATACTTAAAACACAACTGACCAACCACCATCTTCATTTTCAACACATTTTACTTGAAATGTTTTTCCCAATCCACGCAAGTAGACAGACGTTTTAATATCAGGAACTTTTAAGTATCCTCCGCCTTCTACTTCATAACAATCTGGAAGTGATAGTTTTTTAACATTCAATATTTTTGTCCCATCATATTCTTCGAAAATTCCAAACTTTCCAATTTCATCTGTGTAACATTCGTATCCACGCAGACGAACTTCTTTTAAATCCAAATCGTCTTTATGAATCAGATCAATTGTAACACCTTCAATGCATCGTGTGAATCTTTCTAATAAGTTTTTTAACCATTTATATCGTTGTTCAAATGTAGATCCAGAAAATACACAATTACCATTATACATCCAAATATCAGACACAGCAAAATCTAAATCTCCTATTTTTTCAACTTTTAAAAATGTATCACCACAAAGGCGTTCATCTACTATACATGGAACTTTACGGCACTCTTGCTGTGTAATATATACACATACAGGAGTACTGTTTTCATAAGTAAAAACAATCCAGCCTGGATATCCAATAGTTTGAGGAACCTTAAAAAGTTTAAGTGCCTGGGGGACGGGTTTCTTGAATACCGTCCGGAAGGACGGGGTCCACCCGTAATGAGTCTGAAGCTGGCTTACGAGGTTCATATTCCGGCAATTGTATTTCTTGCTCAGGTTGTGTGAAAGTAGGCTTTACTTGGGGAAGCGATGGAATAGCCAACGTTGGGACTAATGGTGGTGGCTGTGGCGCCTGTTGCGTTATTTGAACAGGCACGTCCCTATAAATAATCTTTGGCTCTGGAGGATGCATCATTCGAGTCACTAAAAATGTAGTAATTTGAAGTATTACCATAACCAAGATACTTGATAGGGCAACGTATAATATATCTAATCCTATCATTCGTCTTTATTGAATAAAAAGGTTTCTCATTGTTCTTCAAAGACGCGATGGCTGAAGAATTTATTAAACAACAATTGCCTGCGGTTGAAGAGAAGGTAAAAGAAGAAGTAAAACAGATTGAAGAAAAAGTAAAAGAAGAATTGCCTAAAATTGAAGATGAAGTAAAAGAAGTAGTTATTACAAATTTAGTACCTTTGGTAAACCAAAAATGTTCTGTTAATTTATTTGGATGGGACTGGTCACTTCATATAAATCGTCGAACTCCTTCCAAACCAGAGGAGAGTAAACCGACCGAAGAACCTGTTCAGAATGAAGCGGTATAGGTATAATTCCTTCCCAATTTTCAGAGAAAAAATGAGTTTCAGTAAACCTTTCTCGTTTTTTCAACTGAGGGATATAACACCATCCATCATCAGCCCACAATCTATGAATATTTTTTACTTCAATTGGCTTAATCAATGCGTATTGTGAGTGTTTTAGAAGCGTTCGTTTGTACTCCATTATTTGTATTTGGGTTCAATCTAGGTAAACCCATAGCAGCTCTTAAAGGGTCATAAGACATAATTATTTTTGCTAAAATACTTGCATCATATGCCGAACTATGTAAACTAGAAGTAATTGGTTTAGTTTTAAAAGCAAATTCATAAAGTTCACCTAATTTAGGAGATTTGTATCCGTATCCTGTAGGAAATGGTAACTTACAAATATTTTTTGAAAGTTTCATAGTACATAAAAGTGGCGTTCTCAAAAGTGTTTCTGGAGCCATTCCTAGATCCCATACAATAGCATTCATAAGTACATTGAAATCAAATTCCATATTATGCGCTACCAGTTTATTGTAATGTTCATTCAAAAGAGTAGTTATAATTTCTTTTAAAGATACTCCCAATACATTCGCAGCATGTGTTGATATTTTATGAATAGCTGTAGATTCTGGAGGAATTATCCATCCATCCGGTTTTACAATAAAACTCTTTCTAGTAACTATTTCATTTGTGTCTGTATCTAAAATAACCCAAGAGATACTGACTATATGTGGCCAGTTATCTTTTGCGTTTAAAGCTGGTTCTTTAAATTTTGGAAGTCCTGTTGTTTCAGTATCGAATATTAATAATCTCATTTGAATTGGACTAAGGAATTATTAACTCGAATAAATCCATTTTAAGCAGTGCTCATCAAGGCATATGCGACAAGTCCAAAGACTGCAGCATGGACCAAGAGACCATAGTTGGTTGGGCATCCGGCTTCAGCAATCTTGAACAATGAAGCGAACTGAGGGATGACTGCACGGACGACAGTACCTACAATTGTATCAACAATTCGGTAGGTGAAAGGAGAGCTAATCACGAAGAAGAGAATAGCACCGACAATTGAGGCTTGAACCTTGCGAGAAAGAATGGCCATTTTGTATATCTTTAAGAAAAGGTTCTTTTTGTTTGGATGATGGCATTAATCCATTGAGGAATATTTTCAACGATCGATTGAATTTGTAGAATATTATGGGGGACGGCGTAGTGGATATCTAACGTATTGCTCTCGCATACCATCTGAATCGCGGTGATTAAAAAAACTAATTTATTTTTAGAAGTACTTGGATTCCAACGTAAACAATGAAGCTTGAAAAGGGCGTCCATGTACGGCGCAAGAACTCCAGCTTGAGGCGATTGTCTTGAAGCTTCTAAGACTGCTTCCCAAAGAACCCAAATAACGTCTCTTCCAAACTTGTCTTCAATGTACGGGTTATTACGAAACGCACAAATAAGTGGTTGTTTATTCTGTTTTTTGTAAACTTTCGCATACTTGATAATCCAAGAAGCCCAATAAAGCGATCGTGTTTCATCACGCGTTTCAGGTCTTAAACAGTATACGAATTCATTGAATGGGATATAAAGTTCCAACGGATCTTCTTCTTTTGCTAAATGTCTTCCGTAATTCGCAGACGGTGATTTCAAGTTTTCTGTGATTGTTATTTGTTGAAAATCATGTTCTGGTTTTATTTTTGGAAGTGGTGGTAATTTGTTTTTACGACAGAGTGCTAGTGCAGATGTTACTTCACAAATTATATTTCTAGCATCCTGATTGTTACGTATATCGGTCATACTCATAATAGAATACCGACTTTCAATTAACGAAAACTTCTCGTATTTATTGACCAAGTATAAAAAGACATTGGGCGCTGCTCTATTTATATGTAAAGCTGCGGACTCAAACAATGTATTCCACATTGAATGAACAATTCCTGAACACATGAGTTCCAGTGCCCAAAAACATGCGTAATCTGCGTGACCTAATTTGATATTTTCATTTAAGACCTTATATACATGAGTTCTTAAATGCCCTGAAAAAGTAAATTTTTGAAAATCGGCGACCGTCCTTGAATCATGAATATCCATTATTTCATGAAATAACAAATATACTGGTACTCTTTGCCGCATCTTACCAAATCAACCGTTTCCAAATGTCGGAATCCGGAAGTTTTTACAATATCAATTAAACGTTCTTTTGAAGGCATGTTTAATCGGTGTTTGTTTTCACGATACTTGTTTCCATTATTATTGGCTTTATCGTAATAAACAAGCGTTTCATCAAATGTCGCATCGTCTTCGTCTTTTTTCTTTGAAAACTTACCAATGTATTTGAACTGATCAAAGTAAATTGTAGAATCGGTAACTCGATCAATCGAATACTTTTGTAACGAAAAGGCTGCGAACGGAGACGCTAAATCTAATAGAGGATCAAACTTATCTGGGTCTACCATATGAACGACAAAGTATCCTCCAGGTTTCAGCCACTGGTAAGCATTGTCCGATAAAATCTTAGGATTCTGGAATTCGTAAATTGAGAATCCAAGAAGTAAACAATGGCTTGCTGATTTTTGTGGAAATAAATGAACTTGAGTCACATCTCCTTCTTGAAACACGGCTTTAGGACAATTATCACGTGCCTTTTTCAACATACTTTCAGAAATATCAACACCCACGTAATCCACACCTAAATCTTTAAAGTAACACGCATTTGGAGCAGTTCCGCAACACATATCTACAATACGAACCGAATTAATTGGTTGATCGGCCAGAGAAATATCTTGAATTGAAACCCTTTCGTAATTCAATTTTTCATTTGGGTGCCATAACATGTCGTATATTGTAGCATATACGTCATCGTATATTTGTTTAGGATCTTCATACGTGACCGTTGAACCATCTTCAAACCCTTCTATCGAAGAATACCATAGGGTGACGCTATACATCAAAAATATCAAAACAGCCAGAAAAATATAGGCTAGGTCCATTATTATTATTCAGTAGAAACACTATCTACGTTTTCCTGCCGACATAATTGGTTCTTCAACTACTTCTGGTACTGAGAAAAGTGAACCTATTTTTGTAAATAACAAATAGGCTACAATTATCGATAAGATTCCAATTATTACATCTAAAATTATTGGAAGGTATGGTGTGACGACTGAACCTGCTGGCATACCTGCAAGTTGATATAATCTGTTTTTAACATCTACAGTGTTCTTTTGAGTTTCAATTTGTTTTTCCAGAATCTTGTTCTTATCATCTACATCCGCCTGCTGAGATTTCACAGAGTTTGCTAGATTAATAAAAGTAGAATTTGTTCCCTGTTCTTTTTTCAAATCGGCGTATTTGGTCGTATACGCTGAAACAATCGGTTCAATATCGCTCTTAGCGATTCTTTCTTGCTCAGTTTTTAGCCATTTTTGACCATCAAGTAACGTATAATATTTAATACGCGCCTGTTCATATACTTCCGGTTCAGTGCTTTTGTTTTTAGCAGCCAAATCCATCGCATATTTCAAATCTTTCAAATCTTTCTGTCTTCTACAATCCGCATCGCACGATACAGTAATTGGTGGAGGAGGATTTGATGGAGGTGTTGGACTCGCAGGAGAAGATGGTTGATTACCCATTATTACTTATCATGAAAAGTTAATAGAATAATAAAGACCACCAAGTAAAACTCCAATCGCAAGTAAATGAGTAATTGTTCCAAATGAAGAACCAAATAAGTATAAAATTGCAACAATTGTGAATACAAGAATCATATTTATTATGAAAGGTATGTTCGCATTAACTAGTTTGATTTGTGCTTGGCTAGTTTGAATTTGTTTATTTAACTTATCAATGTCTGTTTTTGGATCTCCGGATTGTTTGCTGAAAAATTGAACAACTTCTGTTATTAATTTATTAATTGTTAGTTGATTAGTCTGATCTTCAAAATCTTTTTGAACTTCTGATACAACTTTATTTCTTGTTTTATCAAGAGGTGTAATTACATTCATAATTGAAGTGTAATCAGATTCTAGTGGTTTATTGAAAATATTACCTAATTCACCATCAGCAGTGGTAGTCAACCATGCATCTTTAGAAGTCTGGTCAAGTGTTAGATTAAGAGGAGTGTATCCTGCAGTATCTACTGGTTCGGGTTCAGTTCCAGTATATCTAAGAACATGTGAATCTTTATCAATCGCATAAATATCACTATCTAATCCTCCAACAATGCTTTTAACTTTAGTTTTATCAAATCCAGAAATAGTAGTCCAGGCTGATTGAAGAGTTTCATCGGTAGTCATTGGGCTTCCAGATAAGTCAACACCGTATAAAGTGGTATCGTTCGATGAGGTGATTAAAACTTTATTTTCAGAAACAGGAATCCAGTTTCCTTTCATACAAGGTTTAGGACATTTCTGTTTATTCATTGAACCATCCTGTGCCCAAATATAAGTGTGAGTTGAAAATATATTTTTAGCAGCAAATGGGACCGGAATTTCTGACCATGTTCCTTGATTGTTGGCTTGTGCGATGAACATATTGAGTGTTCCATTTGAAGCATTTCCTAAAATGTAAACATTCGTTCCATCGGTCGCTAAATCAAGTACAGTCATTAAATCTGGAACTGAAACAGGGAGCCAGTTTCCAGAACATGGAAGTTGGCAGATAAAAACATTTGAAGTAGAATTGTATCCCCAAACATACCCCGCAGATGACGCAGATGCTTTTACTAAACTTCCTTGAACGTTTTTCCATGTAAACGTAGATGAAAGTTGAACTGTATCATTTATGGATTTTGTAGCTTGGTCAAAATCAGATTGGAAATCCATCATATTATTTATTTCACCGAAAGGAATCCAAGAGACGCACCACGTGTAGCATAGTATTCTAGTACACCGCTTGTGAATCCGCGTGTGTGTTGACCGTCAACTACTGGCTGTTGACCAGCAGGAAGTGTCTTAGAATCAACGATAATTGCACGTCGTCTTTTCATCTCAGTAATAAACGAACAATCTGTTCCTGGTCCTTCTTGGACACCATTCTTCACATTAAATTGAACTTTAGCTGTAGGCATTTATTTATAGCAGACAAAAGTAATGGACATCAAGGAGTTTCAAGATTCACGCAAGGCTAAACTTGCCGATTTTCAATTGAAGTATAATGCTTCAAAACTTGAGTATTCTAATACCTTAAAATCCGCTATCTCAGAACAAGATGAACAGAAACAAAAAGATTTAATTCAAAAAGTTTTAAGTTTAAACGCCGATATGTCGTCTGAGTTAAGAGACATTTTGAGAGAATTAAGCAAGGGTTCAACATCATTTGATGCTAAAACACTTGACCAATTAACGAAAGATTTAGTAGAGTATCAGAAACAGTATGATGAAATAACACAAGCCAAAGACCAAGTTCAAAGTTTGAAACTCATTCAGGCTTCTACTGTCCAAAATCTTGAACAAGTTAATTCAATGTTTACTATGTACTTGATTGCTCTTGTTTCACTCTGTGTGATAAGTATAATTATTGTATTTTGGGGTTCAACTATGGCTGTATTAACTAACATGGTTTCATCAGTTAAATCATCAGTAGGGCTACAGCGGTAGTTCCTAAAACTGCAAGAGCAACATACTGAGGAAATAAAGGCTGAGATGGTGTAGATGGACTCGCTTGGGTTCTTAATTGGGATGCAGATAGTTTATCATTTTGGTCTACAAGTTGATTTTGTAACTGTGTTTTCTTAGAATGAGCATCTCGTAATTTATCTTCAGAACCTGAACTGTAAAAATCTTTAATTTGAGACTTGTCTTTTTGAACAGATGATTCAAGAGAGTTTAATATGTTTTCAATTCCCTCTTGAGCACCTTCATATGCTTTCTTATAAGATGCAGTTCCAGTCAATTTATATTGTAAAAAATTATCGTGGAAACTTCGAATTAAGGTGTTAAATTGACTATCCATTTGTTACATCTGGAAGACAATATCTGTAACGAATATTATCTCCAGAAGTTTCACATAATCCGATACATTCTACGACATCTCCTGGTCTTGCTCCAATCCATTTAGCCATAGCATCTTGAGAATCGATTTTAGGTATTTTTTCTTTGTTTTTAATTTTGAATTCTTCTAACATTTTAGCTACTTCTTCGTCTGTGAGAATACGGTGTTTTGGAACATATCGATGCTTTGAAATATCAAACTGAAGATGTCTGATTTCAAATATTTGAATAAGAGGGTTCTGACGATCAGTGATGTAATTACGAAGCACAGCTAGAACTGAATCAGAAGGTCTAGATGGACTTACAATTATAATTCCACTATTGTGATTGTTGTCGGAAGCATAGGTTATAAAGTTATTTAACTCCTTCTCAGAAACACGGCTCTTTGTGCTAAAGATTATAAGTAAACTTCCAAACGTATACATTCTAGTTTCGTCCAAAGGGCTTCCTTCGAACTTAAAATCATCCGCAACTATTCCGCGATCGGTTAACATACTCTTTAAAGTTTTTAAAGCAAGTGTCTCCATTCTTTTAGTATGAACGGAATATGAAAATATGATTCCATTTTTTACATGCTTACAGTAAATGAAGACTTGGGCTTTTTTAGCAATTTTAGTGGGTCTTGCTGCCGTATGGTATTTGACCACAGTTCGTGAAGGATTTGTTCCTGAATTTTTAGATCAAGGAAACGTTAAGCGTACAGCTGATACTTCTTCCTCTTCTTACGCTCAAGAGACAAACCATTTCAAACCTACAATCCCTCCTGCGGAACCCATTCCAGGAATTGAAACACCTTTCCGTGTGAATGCGTACAATTCATACCAACCTAATTAATATTCATCCATTCTAAGTTATTTATTGGAAACCTGATTTTATATGGATCACCGTCCATATAGCTTGGATAGCATTCTATTTCATTTTCGAGAACACGGAATGAAATACAATATTCTACTGTATTTTCTTTAAAAACAAACGGAAGTGTTACCCTTAAAGGTTTGTAACTATTCTTCTCTAATTCCACAAAACAGTGGTAGTAAATTCTATGATCTCCGTAATGAACGAAATGAACAAGTGTCCATAATTTATCATTCACAACTCTAGGAGGAGCTGATCCACGGAATATACTAAATAATGGAGGAGTATTATGCGAAATAGGAAGTTTCAATTCTCCATCTGTAATTTTTCCAACACGTAATGGAGACCAATTATAAATAATATTTCCAGTATCATTTACCGGCATCCAATTCTTCTCACATCCTTGGTTTGTTGGTGAAGGAACTGCTGTACAATTTTTATAAGCTTTGTTTTCAAAATCATAATCTCCAACTACCATTCCTATTCCATCTGTATACTGATAATACGAAGTCGCAATAAATTTTATAGTATCGTTTTCTCTGTAAAGACGAATATCTTCAAGACCTTTTACATGTGTATCTTTTTCAGGTAAAGTTATAGTAGAATCATCCATTTCAGCAATACATTCTCCACTTTCAATGTTTATATATGCATTACGAGTTTGAATAGGAGATCCATCTTTTGTTCGATATTGTCCATCTGTTGGTTTTAGATAATTTATGTATCGAACGTTTGCGAATGGATAGTTTAAAACAGATACAGCAGATGGTCTAAAATCCTCTCCAAAAAGAAAAGGGATTGAAATCGATGATACTTTACCTGAAATTGGACTAGTATAAAATTGAAGATTGCTTATAACATTTGAGATATGAACATCTTGTTTTAGTAAATATGTAGTAGCAGATCTGAGACCTACTTTCTTATCGGGATTTACATAATAATCTAAAATACTCGCTTCATAATCAAATCCTCCTTGATGGTGAAAAGAATCGATAAAAAGTACATCATGTTTAGGGTAAGGAATTTCACGACCTATTCTCATGTAATGATAGGCTTTATACCAGTCTCCTTTTTCTCTAAAATGTTTTGTTAATTCATAAATTGGTTCGGCTCTATGTTTATGAAAATTATGAGCACGTTGCATCCATTCTTCAAACTTGGGTATGTTTCCCATGTAGAGATGACACATACCTACTCTATACGCAGCAAACCAAGCTTCTTCATGCCACTTTCCAACTTCAAATCTCTTTTTATACCATTTCTTTGAATTTTCAAAATCACCTGATTCAAAGTATGTTTGGGCTAAGTAAAACATATATCGTTCATTATCTGGCTCATCTTTCAATCCCTGAATAAAAGCATCAATATCCTTTTTTAACTTATCACCCGTTTTATTACGAGCTCCTAATCTACGACTTTCCATCCAAAACTCAGGTGGGAGTTTAATCATTTTACAATCAGATTTATTGTTGGTTGGGTATTCGTGTAATACACCTTTATACATCCACCCATCGTTTGCTTTAAAAATTTGTCCTCTATCATAATTTAACTTTCCTTGATGAATTTCAATTGTTGCTCCATTTGGCTGTTCATTTTCAAGAATTTGATGTAATAATTCTCGTCCATTTTCAGGAAAAGTCATTAAATCATCTGCATCAATAACTAAAATATAATCCATCTTTCCGTCACATAAAGCTAAAGCTTGAGATCTATTATGTCCAAAATCTTTCCAAGGACGTTCATGAATTTCACCTTCAATCCCTTTTTCAGTGTAAAAATTTTTAATTACTTCAATTGTGTTATCAGTTGAACCTGTATCGACTATACAATATGTATCAATTAATGGAAGAGTACAACCTAATGATTCGTGTATGATATGAGACTCATTTTTGACTATCATACATAGTCCAATTTTTACCATTTTATTAAATTCATTCTCATAGTGTTAAAGTAGTCTTCTCTTTCGGATGTTCAGGTAATGTCCCGTTCTTACGATGGGTTTCTACTTCATTCCATACAGATTGTAAACTTTCAATATTATCAGACAACCATGTTTGATTCTTTTCTACAGTTTTAGTTCTCCAATTGTTCAGAATCCAGTAGAAGATATTCCACCCAGCCTTATCTTCTTTCAAAACTTCTCGTCTCCAAGTTGCTACGTCTCGTGTATCCTCAATATCTTTATAAATAACATCCTTATCATCCTCTGAAATAGCAAAGAATGATTTATATTCTGCTTTAGAATCGATCCATTCTGTATAATTCACATTTTTGAACCCCATTTCAATATATTCGCATTCGGTCATACCGGTACATTCCATCTGAAGTTGCATTTGATGATAATATGCATCTGGTACTGGTGTTTCATTTGAAAAGATTCGTGAAATAGGACACTTAAATTCCACTAATTTTCCATATCTAAAATCTTCTGGGTCAGGCGTGATAATAATTCCGTCAGGAGACGCTCCTAGAAATGAAATATCAGGATGAGGAACACATGTAATATCGGGGATTTCAATATTTCCTTGAAGGCTACAATATATGTTTTTTGCAATCGGTTCAAATCTAGTACCCCAAACTAACGCTCTAGCTCCAGGACCTTCAGAGAAAGTTCTTGGAACAAGTTTGGACATGATAAGTTCGTGTCTAGCAGATGGACTAGCATCCTTTAATCCTTTCCAAATTTCAGAAGCAGTAAGCATAGAACCTCGTTTTAAATGCCATGCACTCGTTCGTTGATCGTTAATACCATATTCTTTTATTAATTTGGTTACTTTCTGTTGCATCTTATATAATATAACCGTTTTACATGTATACTACTTAAATTTATCAATGCAGCAAATACAGTCACAAGAAGAATGGGTGCTTTATCGCCTCAACAAGTTTTATTCAGCAAATGGTAATCTTCAAAGAGTCAAGGATATTTTAGAAGGAAAGTCAAATCTATCCTTACGATTAATCGATTGGTTTGTAACTAACTATTCTAAGAAGTATAATATTGGTTACACTACTAAGAATCAGAGATATGTTGTTGTTTATTTATCTTACAAGTCACATCTAAAAGCGTACAGTAAGAGAATGTTTGACCCATTTTGTAGGTGGAAGCGTATTCGTTTTCAAGACATAGAAACTACAGTAGGACAATTAAATTTCTTTGAATGGGCAATTACCGATGAAGTATTAGATTATATTGAAAGTCATCGTGAACAAATTCATAACGATATGGAAATCAGGCTTAATTCTACAAAAGCAATCACGAATCCTGGAAAGAAAAGACACGAACTTTCTCAGTCTGCTACAAACTCCTTAAAATATCATACTACAAATGTTACCGTTAAATTCGATTAATGTAAAGTGTATTGAATTAGTAAATGTTTTCAATACTAAGAAATAACCTTATTTATACCGATATAAGTCCAGACATTATTGAACACGATCTTGATATTGATAGTGATCTTTGGAATTATGACGGTATAGATGTCTATCGTGGAAGTTTTGACCCGAGATATACGTCCCAAAACTTGCAAGTTTATTGGTTATATGATGATAATTCAAATAGAGTAGGATTAGCTGAACATGAATTAGATGATCCTGAAGTATTTCAAGCACTCTGGTTCAAAGATACTCCATTTGGAACGTTGTTTCAAGAAGATGGTTGGAAATCAAAAAACACGACATTGTGGTCTATGATTTCAAACGAGGCATTTCAAGATTGTTTAGAAGATGAATTTAAAAATGTAAAAGATTGGGCTCTTCAAAGCGGAAAACTTTTATTAACTCCAGAAATGTTACATTCTCGTCCAAAAATATATAGTTGTGAATCGTGTGGTAAGAAATCGCTCTCTCAACTAAAAACTTGCACTTCTGTACAAGAATCTTTTTTAAATTTTTATGATTTTTCTATTTTGTTTTTAGATGATTCGTTTGTACTTTATGAAGCTCCCAAGGACTCTAAAGCGCTCCAGCGGCTGTACGACGCTTACGAGCCGGATCAGCAGGAGTCTGTGACTGAACAGGTTGATCAACCGGAGTCGCAGATCGCTCCTCTTGAACAGGAGTCTCATCTTCAACCTGAGGAGTCTGCTCAGTAAGTTCCTCCTCTGGAACATCGTCCTCTGCTGCGAAGATATCGCGAGCAGTGATCTTTGCTCGTGGGAAGACCTGTGCGCTGTTCAAACGCCAAGTGACTCCAAAGCTTCCACCGGCAATCACATAAATTGAACCGGAAATCACCATGTTTACCTCAACTCCCTTTGGGAAGATTGAAACAAGTGATGCTGGAGTAGCGTACACTGGGTTTCGAGATCCGTCTACGATCTCAGTCGAAACCTTGTTGTCGTAAACTGGTACCTTAACTCGGAAGCTTGGTGGATACTTTCCGTTTGGAACATACTCACCATCTACCTTGTCTACTGATACACTCACGATCTTCTTGTAGCTATCACGAATAGCCTCCTCAGATCTCTTCTTACCGAACCACTTGACGCTGTTCTCAACAGCTTGTTGGATAACTCTCTCATCCAAATCGATGAGGAAGTTATAGAAGCGTCCAATGTCTCCTTCGCCATCAGAAGCGTGGTCCTTTCCATAAGGATCGCACCCCTTCATCGAACCGATGAGAGTATAACTCGTGGTCCCAGACTCGCCATCGCGAACTAGAATTCCACCAGGGAATGCGATTCTTGGAACAAGAACTTGAAGATTCTGACCTTCATACTTGAAATTGATTCCAGGATTACGACCGGTTTTTGCTTGTCCTACTACGAATGAAACATTGTCTGCCTTAAGATTTCGTACATTAATTGGGAGTGCGTTCATTTTGATTATGTTGTACTCCTATTACTCTTGCTAGCCGTAAATCCGTTTTCAACTAAGATTTCTAGATTTAACAAATGCTTTGCGCTTCTTGTAAGAACGCAACGTCGAATGAACGATGCAGGGCCACCGCCCTCCAAAATTTACAGTTTTGTGGGAAACATGTGAAGGTTAAGAGTCCGAGGTTATGGTCAGTAGTAAATAACGTTCCTCCAAAGGTGACTCTTATTCAAAAAATTTGGAGAGGGTATGCTGTAAGAAATTGGATTAAACATGCTGGTCCAGGATGTCTTAAAAGGTCTCTGTGCCACAACGAAGAGGAACTTGTTAGTCTAGAACCTACGAATAAAATTCATCCATTTGATTTCTTTAGTTTTGAAGAAAATGGTAAGGTTTGGTGCTTCGATGTGAAGAATTTAGCATCTGTTACATTCTTCAAGGCACATCCAGTTAATCCGTATACGAGACAACCATTAACATTAGATGTGAGACGTAGATTACGAAGAATGTGTCAACGAAAAGCTCTTATTGTAAAACCAAATGAACTTATTGGAGCATGGATAAATATATGCCAAATTTTAGAAGAGAATGGATTTGAAGAAGTAGATCCATTTCTGTTTGAAACTATGAATAGGATTCAGTTTGGAGTTTTTCTTCAATTACTTAGAGCAGATTTAGAAGCTCTTTGTAGCCAAAGTCCAAGAAACGTAACAAGGATTAAGTATGTTATGATAGTCAAGCATGTATTGAAAAAATATACACCATTTCCTACTAATTTAGACGCTTCTAGAAAAACGCTCGGACTTTTAAACATTCTTCTTCAAATGCCGAATCCGTACCCCCTATGTTTCGCAATTATGGGGGCCTTGACCAGATTGTGATTTAAACAGGTAAGGTTTATAGTAAGTATACCAACCGCGTTAAAAATGGAAGCAATCAAGACTGTTACTAAAACAAACAAGATGCCAGCCGACAAGAAGACCGTTAAGAAGACCGCCGAGACCGCAGCCCCAACGACTGAAGCTGTAGCCGCCCCTGCCCCTGCCACCAAGTCCCGAAAGACTGCTGCTAAGGCTGAGGTTACCGTTCCAGTTGTTGCCGCCCCAACTCCTGCCTCAACTGAATCTGCACCTGTCTCTACTGAAACCCGAAGCGCCGCAGTTATTCTCGGTGATCTCCAGGAGCACATCAAGGCTCTTGGAACCGAGTATTCAAGCCGTGTTCGTGCTTTGGTTTCTGAGGCTGGAGAGGCTGTTAAGGCACTCAAGCGAGATGCCCGAAGCTCAAAGCAAAGACGTAAGAAGGATCCTTCTACCATGACTGCCGAGGAGAAGGCTGCTTGGGAGGCCCGACGTGCTAACAATGCGTTCTTGAAGCTCCGACCAATCACTGATGAGCTCTGCTCTTTCATGGGAGTCCCAGCCAAGTCTCAAAAGTCTCAGACTGATGTGACCAAGTTCGTCTCCAACTACGTCAAGGCACACAACTGCTATGATCCTAACTTCAAGCGCAGAATCATCCCTGACGCCAAGTTGGGCAAGCTCCTCCGTGTGAAGGATGGACAGGAGGTTACCTACTTGAACTTGCAATCGTTCTTGAAGGTCCACTTCATTAAGCCAACCACTGCATAAATAACTTAAAAAGTGATTTATTTCACGATATAATTCGTCAAATGACGCCTTATATGATGAAACTTATTTAAGTTTACAATTCACTGTCTGTTAGAATTAATTCATGAGGCAGTTCCAAATACAAAATCGTACTGAAGAATGGGGTTGTTCGACCATCGAGTACCATAGATCGTATTTTTGAATTTTCAATTAAAGTTGAAAGAAGACGATGAAACACTGAATCTTTCTTTACTGTTTTTCTGATTTGAATTCTACATACTCTGCCATTCCACCCACACATATTTCCCGTACATTTATCTTTACTTGTGAACTGTCCACATGGAGTTCTGATTTTAGATAAGAACGTTTGCGGTTCTTCAATGTTCATAAACTGTGTCGTTTCACTGAACCATTCTTTCAATAAAGGTTCTACTTTCGATTGTTTTGGTAATATTTCTTGAAGTTCGGTTCTTAGTTCCTTGTAATCATTTTCTAGATCTTTCGTTAATTGAAATAGTAAGAATTCATATACTTCTGAAGCGTATGATATTTCATCATGTCTTAATTTTAATTGTTCAGACTCTTCACCAAGCGCTAGTTTGGATTCGCCAATATCCATAACACTTTCAATAACTTCCAACGGTTCAGATTTTACAGGTTTCTTATTTGGTTTAACCGGAATACGTAATCCACTTTCAGTAAGTACTTCTACAATATAACTTTGGTTGTTGGCCAAGTCTTCTACCCACTTATACCCTTTGGTAGACTTCTCTGCGATCTTCAAGTAGTTTAAAACGGTTTCATGAGTTGGAAGATGAGTTACTTGAGAATATCCTGAAAGTTTTGGTTGTTTTATATCTGGAAGAGGAGTTGGAGAAAAAGGAAGAACGATTTTATCTGGAACATAAAACGCCTGTCCACGTCCAAACGGATCTAAAATAACATTAAAATTATCGGTAGCAATTTGGGTCATTACTTTTAAAGCTGTTTCATAAGAAGGAATATCAGTCAAACACGCTAAGTTTCTCATTTTTTCCAATTCAATGTATGTCTCTTTCTTAAATGGCGATTCAAATATATTTGATTTATATTCAAATCCACGAGGAAGTCTTGTTACGTGTGATAAAATATCTACTTCATCTTCTGTTTGTAAAATAACAATTCCTCTTGTTCTAGGTCTTACCATTTTCGCATAAAACATACACGCTAAACTATTTGAATCTAAAAATATACGAAACACGTCGCATTGAAGTACAAGTGCACAATACTCGAGTTCTTCTATCAGACTTAGCTCTTGTTTATTATACGCGTCATCGATTCCTGAAATCAATCTAGATAAGTTTTCACGAACAAGTGTATCTTCTTCAAACGGACTTACCTTTTTCAATTGGTTGTTTATTTCTTCAGCATGAGTATCGCTGTATTTACTCCAAGTTCTTAAAAACGAGCATTTCAAAACAGTTTCAATCGATTCACGAGGAGAAGGGATTTTTATATTCAAGTTCAAAAACTTTGATAAGTTCTCTGACGGTCTTCCTAACCCTACTCTGAAAAACCCAGAAGTTCCATCAAGTAATCGTTTACTTCCTTTAAAAAACACATACTTTTCTGAAATTTCAAGAGCGTTAATGAATTTTTCACTTAAGAAAGCGTTTCGAAATTTTCCAATATCAGTTTTAGTTTCACTTAAAATATAATACTTATCTTCATTTTCTTTTTCTTCTTTCATATTTTTCTTTGTTTGAGCAGTTTTGAAACAACATGGAAGATTTCTTCCGTTATTTGGAGATTTATATTTCACGAAACCAGGATACACGAATCCATCTTCACGTTTTATTAAAGGAAACTCACGAGGATTATCGGATGAATCTGTTTGTAATTTTCCTTTACATACTGGACATCTTGTAACTCCATCCGTATGTTCCAATTGTGATTCTTGTAAAGCTATTTGGTCTTTCATACACCAATATTCTGGACATATTAACTTTCCATCAGGTTCTTCTAAATCTACAATTTTATCCTCTTTCGAATACTTTCTAGGATCGTATGGTGTTTTCTCAACACGTTTCAAATCTTTTTCAGACAAGATGATTGGTTGATGTTTTTGTTCACATTTTTTAGGATACTCTGATTTTTCAAACACGAATGTCGCAGGATCGAATTCTTGAAGACGATTATTGAAATAACTGTAAATAGTCTTACCTTTTTCTTCCGTAGATATTCTTTCAAGTTCTCGAGGTTCAGTAGTTACAGTTTCAGTTTCCTCTTTTACATTTTCTGACTCAGCGTACTCGAATAAATCAGCGTATTGATCGATTAATGCAGCATCTACTTCTACGTTTTCAGGTTCAATTGTAGATTTAAAAACTGCAGATTTTTCGGATTTACGAGGACATAAATCATCTAATTTATCTGATTCTGGATTTGAAAGAATGTATCGTAGTATATTCGAATACTGTAATGGGTAATCTAAATTATTCACAGAAGAAACAATCACGAAATCAGGACCTACACGTAAAGTAGGATATCCACGAAACGCCTTTTGACCAAGTCTAGGATCTTCTTCTAATCGTTTTTCAATATTCTCAATTAAAGATCGAGCTTCGCTGATTGGAACAGATAATTCTTCTGAGATTTCTTCGGGTTTAAGTATAGTACCTTCACGCATCATCGATAAGAGTTTAATATCCAATCCTGATATTCCATCGTTTTCATGATCAGTTCTCAAAAGACTGAATTGAGATTTAGTTTTATCAGCAATATCGAAAATATTAGAAATACAATGAAATCGTAATAAATCAAAATCTTCAATTTTATCTTTGTATTTCGCTAAAAACGATAAATCTTGAAGTTCCCATCGATCAAACTCTAAATCTGTTTCTTTAACGAACGGAATTATCGCATCGAATGTAGAAACCCAACTTGAAACACTTTCTTTTAATTCTTCAATTGTTTCAGTATTTCCTTCTGGTCTGTGTGTAGAAATAACCATATCTCTATCCGTAATCGCAATTCTATCAAAATTATGTCTCGATTCGCCACGATACAGTACCAACGTTGGAATATTACGAGCAGGTTTTGTTAATGACCACCACGTTTTCCAAACTTGCATATCAAGTACAGGTTTCTTATCTTTTGGATCTTCGGCGTAAAACTTATGTCTCGTAACCTGTTCCTTCGAAGTAAAGAAGCCAATATATGGCGTTTCTTTAGAAACAGTTAATCCGTAAAATAACTGCTCAAATCTAGTTTGAATTGCTGAGCCAAAATCAGTATCAACCCAAGGAATGTAGAACCTAGTTCGGATAATTGTAACACTTTCCTCTTTTGGAACTTTTAATTCTAGAAGTCCATTCAGAAGAGATGTATTTTTATTCAACAACCTTATCGATTCCTCACTAAGTACATTTGGAGTTGTTGTTTTCATCAAAGGGTAATAGACTAATTCATCTGGACTTGATAATTCATCGTAAGGAATTGCTATGAATCCTGTGACTTTACGATGGTCGTACAATGTAGAAAAAAGTGTTTTGTTTTTTGGAATTGGTAATTCTGCAGAAGAAATACGAGACGTAAGTTTATTATCGAATTTAAGTGAAAGCACAAACGAATTCTGTTCTTCAACTCCAAGAATACGGTTCTCGATAAATTGAGACGTAGGACTGTATATTTCCTTCAATTGTTCAGGGTAAGTTGACCAAGTAGCTCTGTCGTATTGAGCAAACGGTATGCTTGTATTTGGACTTCTGTAATTCAATTGATAATCTTGAAACGGGTCTTTTTCAAGAGGCTGTCCGTTGTAAGATAATCTATGAAACAACTTTTCCCATCGTCTTGGATCCGATGTGTAATAATCTGCAGGAAGTTGCAGAGAAACTAAAATAAACAATCGGTCTGGATGAATGTTTACAGCTTTTCCTATTTGTTGTCGAACTGTTTCTATAGGGTCATCCTCAAAAAAAGATACAGTGTAACTATTTTTTGAAGTGTAGTCAAGTACTTTACTCTTGAACATCTTATTTATAATGGGGAATCAGTTATTGACATTCCACAATACCTAACTGGCGATCTCGCATAATTCACTTCTTGATAAATACCTATTTTAATACCATCTTGAAGTATTCGCCTGAAATTAGACCAGAATTCTGGAGTATGTCCAACTGTGGTCGTCATCAAATGAGCCATTTCATGTAAAATAACAAACGTAACTGTATTACAGTCTACTAAATTGTAAGGTGGAGATTTATCACGTAAACAAACCACGATTTTATCACCTTTATTTTCAGAATAGGATGTACTGTCTGCATCCAAATCATTCTCACACATATTTTCAGGTCTGAATCGGCTTATAAGAACATGAATTCTTGGGTCTGCCATACATGCTGGATCGTTCTTGTAATGGTCTATAAGTCTTTCTAATTTCTCACGTATTTCGGACATACGTTCACATGCTTCTTGTTTATCTGGTAAATTCTGAACACGATAAATGTTATTATCTCTCGTGCTCCTAACTTCAACTAGATTTTTAGGTCCTCGGGTAGTTGCGTACGCAAGCGCAGCTCCTGCTCCAAGTAATGCTACTGGCCACATTATTAATTATAAAGTTATTTATGCATCTAATCCTCGCTTGAATGGATTGGCTTCAATGGTGGTATTCAAGAATGGTCCAACCTTCACTTGAGGATTTGGTTGTTCAGATCGAACGTCCCAAGAAGCGTTACGATTGGTTTGAGAAACACCGGCAAGAGCAGTGTTAGTATGGTAACCAGCATCCAAGAAGTTCTGTCCCTTCAAGTCTCCCATAGACGATGGGTTCACAGCAGCCCAGGAAGCACCGAGTCCGCCCTTAGGTAAGAGTTCATCCGCGCTCAATTTGGATTCCGAGTAAGTTGATTGGGAAGCTGGGTGACGACCTTGAACGGATTCCGTTGGTTGAGCATTTCCACCTACTGAATGGGGCATCTTTCCGTAAGGTCCGACTTCTGCAAGAGGACCCTGGACTCCAAGACTGTCTTTTAATTGTTCCATTCCTTCACCTACGACGGCTTTTGCAGACGAATAGTTGCTAAGAAGATATGCGATGAGGACAATTCCTCCGAGAGCTAGCGCCAAACGAGTAGTCTGTGAAGATTTCATTCTACTTTATATCCAACCATAGACAAAAAAGAAATGAAAAAGCACCCCTTGGTTGACCCTTTCGCATTCATTTCCTCTCCCGAATTCCAAAATTATTTCGAGCAGAATATTTTACGACCTATCCTTTCGAAAGTGTTTCAATATTTATACCCGTACATCTTGGCTTTCACTCTTTTGTGGGTCATCATGTTTCTTTCCACCATCATCATCCTTGTGATTCTCTTGCGAGCTCGGATATAGCAGATCTACTAGCTCTTTCTTACGCAGAGTCCAAATATTCACATTTAGACCTCGTTCTTTCGCTTCTTTTCGTAATTCCGCAATGGTAAGTTTAGCAATGCGGAATGACTCTGGTAGTTCTTTCATACTTAAAATTTGAATAAGTTCGACACGAGTCTTAATGTAATATTGTTTAATGCGAGGTCGGTGCTCTTTCGCTAATTGTTTCAATTCGATTAACGACATTGAGTGGTAATCCATTTTGATAATTGCAACTTGCAAGTCTACTTTCAAGAAATCCGTTTTACATGAATAAGATAATGGACGTGCTTATTGTTGCACTTGCTACGACGGTAGCTATTCTTACAAGTTTATATTTGTTCGGGCTAAGTCAAGTAAAGTTTTTAAAGAAAAATTGGGTTCAGTATCGGTGTAATCCAATCTATATGCCGATGGCTGGATTAGTAGGTGATAACATTGTTAGTAACTTCACGAAATGCACGATGAAAGGCTTTCAAGATTATGCTGGATATATGATGGATCCAATAATGGGAGAATTCGCAGTCGTGAATGAAACGCTTGGAGAAATTGGAGGAGCTATGAATTCTATGCGCCAAATGACTTCAAGTGTGCGTGGAGGATTTTTAGGTATATTAGGAACTGTGTTTGGAAAAATCCAGAACTTAGTGAGCCAGTTTCAATACATCATTATTCGTATGCGAACATTGTTGAGTCGTATTGTAGGTGTGATGTTATCATTCATTTACGTGTTTTATACCGGAATGGAAACTGGAGAATCAGTTATGGCTGGTCCAATTGGACAAACGGTTTCATTTTTATGTTTTAGTCCAGAAACACCAATCATGTTGAAAGACGGTACCAAGACTCCTATGAAAAATTTGAAGTTAGGAGACGAGTTGTATACAGGTATTAAAGTTACGTCGTTGTATATGGTTGATGGGCAGTATGTTCCAATCTATAATTTATACGGTATTGTGGTTTCAGGATCTCATAAAGTTAAATTCATGTCTAATTATATTCGCGTAGATCAACATCCGGATTCACATGCATTATCAATTAGATTACCAAGATTGGTCTGTATTAATACAGATACTCATTCATTCTTCCTGAATGGTATTAAGTTCTTGGATTTTATTGAAAGTGAAAAATATACACCTGCTTTTAATCCAGATACGCTTATTGCTCTTGATAATAATAACGCTATTCCAATCACACATGTTGAAATAGGAACAAAATTGAAAAATGGAGCGGTTGTATTAGGAAATGTTAAACATAGAACAGGGTTACAACTTATTACCAATATGAAAGGATTCTTGGTCAGAGTAGGAACTACAGATATACTTGTTCCAGATGAGATTAAAAATACCATAGAATGATTCGTAGTAGATAATAATGTGGTTGTTTTTCGGCCTGCCGGTATTAACACTTTTTATAATGCTGGCGATACATACCAGTTTTTCAATAAATAAAGTGAAACAGAATTGGGAAGAACATAGGTGTAATCCACTTTATATTCCATTTGCGAATATGATGAATCCTGAAGTTAGTGTGTCGGATAACTTCACACACTGTACTGACCAGATGGGAACTGAAGTTTTCAAGATGTTACTTGACCCAATCAATGCTTTGTTTGGAGAAATTGGAAGCACTTTGAAAGAACTCGCAAGTCCTTTGAAACTGTTTCGGGAACTGTTTAGTCGTATTCGGAAATTCATGATGAGTTTCGCAGCCTCTACCTTTTCAAAAATAGCAAGTTCTACGAGCGTATTTGTCCATTACCTAATTAAGATTAGGGATGTATTGAAGAGGTTTGTAGGAGAAGGGTATATTGCTGCGTTTTTAGTGAATGCGATTGCCGATTTTATTATGGCGTTCGTATACTTATGCATTTCAATTATTAAGACATTCGTATACGCTCTGTTAGCCATTTCAATTATTTTGGCTTTATTCCAACCCGAAATGCTGGTAGTCGCAATAACATTGGCGTCATTGTTAGCAGCTTCGGGATATTAAAAAATCATAGCATTAGTGATAATAAAGATGAACAAGACAAATTTAGTCATTGCCTTTTTTGTGGCGGCAATTTTAGCCGGACTTTTCCTTCGTTTCACGGTCTCACGTGAATCGTTCATGCAACAAGAAGTTGGTATGCCTTTGAATGCTCCAGGAATGGGACCTTATGACCAAGTCAGCGCAGGTGTTGTGTCTGGATGGGCAGCGACTGAAGCCTCTCCTATTTTGACTGGACCTTCTACTCCTGCTTCCTCTGCCGATAAATCAAATGAGTTCATGTATTTGGTGGGTAATAAAGTAGACCCAGATTGTTGCCCAGCTGCATTCAATACCGATACTGGATGTGTTTGCTTAAGTGAACACGATAAGGATCTTATGGCTCATCGTGGAGGAAACCGTGTTTAAAACTTACACAAACAAAAAAAGGATAATGTAAATGGAAACTACTGAAGTTTTTAAGAATTTTACAAATGATTTAAAGTCCGCTTTTTCAGATGTCGTTACAGATGTAGATTTAGATACTGAAAAGGCAGTCAAACAGATCGAAACTGATTTTTTCCCAAATATTATGAAAATTGTTCAAAAAGATGAGACATTTTTCACTGAATCTCCTAAACTTTTATTTGGTCTTAATTTAAGTCAGCTTTGGACAACTGCAGGATTAACTCCAGAAATTCGTAGTTCGTTTTGGGGACATATTCAAACATGTACAATTGCCGCATTTATGCACGGAGATATTAAGGAAAAAATAGGAACTATCATCACTACTATGAAATCATTATGGGCAGGAAAAGATGATGAAATTTCGAAAGTATTGAATGATGAAAGGTCAGAAGAACATTTTAAAAACATTTTAGAATTTGTGATGGAATCTAGACTTGCGAAGATATTCAAGGATATTGTAGAAGAATTTGATGTTTCAGAATTTGAGTTTGATATGTCGGATCCACAAAAACTTATTGAAACTTTAAAAGACCCAAATCATCCAACGATTAAGAAAATTGTAACCAAGTTTCAAAATTTAATTAAATCAAAAATTGAATCGGGGCAAATCACTCAATCTCAAATTATGACAGAAGTAGAAGCGATTAAAGCGAAAGTCACAGGATTATTTGGGAATGTATTCAATGATATGTTAGGAGGAACTAGGTCTAATTTACCATCTACTGTTCTTATGGGAAATTCTCCGGAAGCACGTCGTCAAAGAATGTTGGCACGATTACAGAAGAAACAGCGTGATAAAAACTCATCGTAAAAAATAAGATGCCAGAACTTATTTGGTTTAAAGACCCGTCAGTACTTTTTTCACCAACCACGTGGTCACACTTCGTTCCTACAAAGACTATGAATACTGCAGAAGCTTTGAATTCTGTTGTAAGATTTGCGACTTACTTTTCAGTCGTGTTGTTCCTGGCTACAAGCGTGAGTGGATATTTAGTATCTATCCCAATTGTTATGGCGGCAACGGTCATTCTATACAACTTATTTCCAAATGGAAAGGTTATTGAATCGTTCGTGAGTAAAGTAGCGTCGTCAGGACATTATACTATGCCTACTGGCGACAACCCTTTTATGAACCCACTGTTGACTGAAATCCAGGACAATCCAAATCGACCGGATGCAGCACCGGTGAATAGAAAAGACGTCAAGGCTGAAATTTATAAATCGTTTCAAAAGACGACGGATTTGTACATGGACAGCACCGACTTGTTCGACCAAGCCCAAGCCATGCGAACATTTCATACAATTCAATCGGCTAAGATTCCCAGCGACCAAGATGCGTTCTTGAAGTTTTTAGGAAAGGGATTGGATGAACCAGATTACTCGTCTGCCCCACCTGCAAGACACGGAAAGGCTTTGAATGAAGGATACGTTCAAGCCAAAGGATCAATGCGAGGATTGCCTTCGTCTACGAGTAAGCGTGCGGGCACGGTGCCGTCTGGTCCTTCTGCCGCCTCTAAGACCGAATAAAGCCGATTTCAAAGCAGATTTTTCCATCTCGCCTCCAATTGATTTGACTTGTTTTCCATCCTGGATTTTCATGAAATGAGGGAATCCAGTAATACCAAGCTTAGAAGGAACGTACTCGCTTTCTACTTTATAAAACTTAGTTCCTTGAACTTCCTTCGATAAATCCTTCCATGGCTGTTCCATGTTCATACAATGAGGACACCCTTCTAGGTAAAAGAATATCGCTACAGGCTGTTTCGAAGTTAACAAACGTTCGACTTCGCTACTACTTTTCAGTTCCATTGTCTAAAACGGATTTATTTTATACAAGATCCGAGGATGCATTCCACTATGTTCAAAAAGATAATACCAGCTTCTAAAGCTGAAAACGAAGTAGAGCTACAACAAGTAGCATTTAAACACGGATTTACTCCAAGAATTTATGAAGTCATTAAAGAGCCAAAATATTGGACTGTACTGATGGAAGATCTTGGAGAAGAAAATACTCTAGAACAAATTTATGGAGACGACGCCAGAAATATTCCTGATTATATTTGGGAACAAATTGTACATATTTTAAGAACATTGCTTGAAGAAGAAGGAATTGAATATGTCGATATTACACCATACAATTTCATTGAAAAATTTGGGAAAGTGTATGTGATAGATTTTGGGGACGCAAAATATACAGATGAAAATATACCAGTCAATGAATTCCTACAAGAATTCTTAGACAGTGAAGGTTATACGTGGAATCCAGACTTTAAGTAAAAAGTTTTATAAACATAAATGAACCAAGAACAACACTGGTCCGGATACTTGAATGCACTTGGGAGTGCGAAACACATTCCACAAACTTCAATGCCTCTTGCAGATATTTATCCAAACACTAGCTCTCAAATAGGAGTCAGTGGATTTTTGGATTTAACACCTAGACGGCCAGAAATCCAAGCGAAATATGATGCTATGTCCGGAAACTGGGGCGGAATTGAAGCCACAAATAAAGCACTTGCTCATGGTCTTTTTTCTACTGACCCAGCACCGCTTTCAAAGAATTATGGGAAGAATAAATAAATGTCTGCTGAAATTATCCATTTAATGCTTAGTTTGAGAAACCAAGTTAAGCTTTATCATTGGCAAACGATGTCCTTTCCTCGCCACAAGGCCACCGATGAACTTGTCGGGAAGTTGGATGATAATATCGATAAATTCGTTGAAGTTTATATTGGAAAATACGGAAGACCCAGATTGACTTCAAAACATGGAATTCATTTACATAATTTCTCGGATAAACAAGCTACCCGATTTTTACAAAATGCAGTGTCTTGGCTGACTCATGAACTTCCTAAAAAGTTGAAACCAATCGATACAGATTTATTGAACATTCGTGATGAAATTATCGCAGACCTGAATCAAACTTTGTATCTTTTTACACTTCATTAAATTCTATTTTATATCGTAAATGAGCACAGGACCATCTGAAGATATTGGACCTACAGGAGATACTGGACCGACAGGACCTACAGGAGATACTGGAACTACTGGTAGTAGTGGAACTACTGGACCCACAGGAGATACTGGGATTACGGGTAGTAGTGGAACTACTGGTAGTAGTGGAACTACAGGGGCACCTGCACCAGCACCAGCTCCATCGCCTTATATTATCACATTAGATGACTTGATAACTACTTACAATGCATCTCTTCAAAAGGAAGCACAAGATAAACAGAAATTATCTATTCTTGTAAATCCTGATTCTGACCAAATTAAAAACAATTTATATGCGTGGGCTAATCTAGGATTTCCAAATAGATACCCTATTTTAAATATAACTATTTCAGTACCTTCAAAATGTTCTGATGGAGTAACTCGTGATTTTTATGATTACATGACATTTGTATTAGATCACTCAATTGGAGATGATATGCTTATTCTTCAATCTAAATTACCAGGTATGAAACTTTCTTATTCTACAGATTATACATCAATAACTTTTTATGTAGAAAAAGCTTAACATAATATTTTATAGTAGAAACATGGATATAACTTAACTATAATCCCCATTTAACAATCAAATACTGCTCCACTTCAATTTGTTGAAAGGGTGTTAGAGTTGTATTATAAATTAATATTTCTTTTATTGTTCCAGTAAATGACGATGAACCATTAGTATATCCAATTACTAGTGATGGACTTGTTCCACTCGTAAGTGTTTGGGATGAACTTGATTGTAATACACCCCTATTATATACTTGTTGTGTAGTTGGCGATACAATTACTTCTATTAATTGAAATGAACCGGTAGTAATATTTGTAGTTAATCCATTTGATTTATTCAGTGCAGTAGAATCATAACTTGTAACAAAATTTCCATTATTATAAGGGAAATCAATATAATTTGTTCCATTATCAAATGATATTACACCACATGTACTTGATGATGTCGGGTTACACACTACAAAAATAGAATATGTTTGACTTGGAAGAGTTAGTGAGGAAGTAAAATAGTTTGAGCCTGAAAGTGTTACAACTTTATTAGTACTATCATATGTAGGATTTGAAACACCAGTTGCATTATTACCATACCCGGATAAGTCTTTCCAAGTTGTTATATTAGACCCTGATAAAACAAAACTTGAAGAATTGTAAGCATCCAACCATAGCTTTAAAGTGTTAGTGTTGAAGATTGAATAGTTAGTTGCTACTGTTGTTACGTTTGATGTATTTGTTGAATAATTTGTAATACTAGCCCAAGTTATTCCATCATTGGAGTATTCAAATGCAGTTGCTACTGATGAACTTCCTACTGCTAAAAATCTTTGTTTATTAACATCCCAAGTTACAATATTACCATAGCTAGTAAATGCAATATTACCTAATCCAGTCCAATTTATTCCATCATTTGAATATCCAACTTTATTTGCTGTTCCATTTCCTACTGAAACCCAACGATTAAGAGTTGGAGAGTATCCTATACCTCTAGCAACAGAAGAAAACAAATTTGTTCCAGTCGTTGAATTAGTCCATCCATTTCCTCCGATAGTTGTAGGATCAGTGGCATACAAAATTTTATTTGTTCCTTGACCTACAGCAACCCAAAGATTTTGACTTGAAGAGTATGCTACTGAATAGCCTGTACTACTAAATAGACTTGTACCCAATCCAACCCATCCACTTCCTCCAATAGTCGTAGGATCAGTTGCATATGCAACTGTGTTTGTTGAATATCCTACTGCAACCCAAATATTTTGATTTGGAGAGTATGCTATTCCATTAACACCAGAAAATAAACTTACACCTAACCCAGTCCATGTTATTCCATCGGTAGAGTATGCTAATGAATTTGGCGAACTCACTCCTCCAGCTACCCAAATATTTTGAGTTGGAGAATATACTACTGTATTCGCATACGAAGAAAATAAAGATGTAGTAGCTGCTCCAGTCAATTGATAATTCCCAGGATTACTAGAATATGCAAGTACATATCCATACGTTGATGGTCCACCTAAAACCCACCGATTAAGAATAGAAGAATATGCTACTGCATAACAACCTCCAATTGCAGATGTATTATTTACAGTTCCAAGAATAACCCATCCACTTCCTCCAATAGTTGTAGGATTGCTAGCAGATAAAAATCCAGTAGTTACTGATGAAGATGTACCTCCAAGATAAAATTTACTAAGAGTAGACACATATATTATAGAATAAGAATTGGCTCCGGTTATATTTTTACTATTAGTAAGGTTAACCCATCCACTTCCTCCAACAGTCGTAGGATCGCTTGCATATGCTATTGAATTTGTTGCTGATGTCATATTTCCTACTGCAACCCAATAACTACCACCATAAGTTATAGCAAAAGCATTACCTGTAAGTATACTTGTACCCAACCCAACCCATCCAGTTCCTCCAATACTTGTAGGATTACTTGCATATACTAATGTATTTGTTGTATTCGCCCCTACTGCAACCCAATAACTATTTCCAAATGCTACACTTCTAAAAATAGATCCTAGTGTAGTACCCAATCCAACCCACCCACTTCCTCCAATACTTGTAGGAGTTGTAGCATATGCTATTGAATTTGTTCCATTTCCACCTGCAACCCAGTAACTACCACCATATGATATACCATATCCAGTACTACTAAATATAGTTCTACCTAATCCAACCCATCCACTTCCTCCAATAGTCGTAGGATCAGTTGCATATGCAATTGAATTGTTTCCACCTCCACCTGCAACCCAGTAACTACCACCATATGCTATACCATATCCAGTACCATTAAATATAGTTCTACCTAATCCTGTCCAAGTTATTCCATCAGTTGAATATGCAATTGTGTGTGTTGATCCACTTCCAACTGCAACCCAGTAAGTACCATTATATGCTATACCATATCCACTACTATCAAATATAGTTTTACCTAATCCTGTCCAATTTATTCCATCATTTGAATATGCAATTGTGTGTGTTGATCCATTTCCAACTGCAACAAACCGATTAAGTGTAGATGAGTATGCTATACCATACAAAATAGCATTTGTATTAAGTGGTGTTGTAACAGTGCTAAATATATTAAAAGAAAAATCACTACTATTTGGAGATAAATGTAAATTGGATGCACTGCCTATTATTGCAGTAACTTGTCCTCCTCTAGATGAACTTGATATTCCTGCCAAAGAAGACATTTAATAATATAGGTTTTAAAATTGTGTCCAAGTTTGCGTTCCACCAATATTGATATTGATAAAAGTTATTGTTTGCCCGTTGCTTACTATCACTCCATTTATAGTTGCTCCTGCTTGATTATAAGGCACGCGGAATGTAAAGAATGCTCCATCAACACATGAAGATGCAGTAGGAAGATTGATTACATAAGTATAGTTGCTTGATGTAACTAAGTAATAAGTATTTTGATTTGATGAAGTAAGTGTTGTTGCTGTTGAAGATAGAGTTACTTGATTGTAAGGAACTGCTCCTCTTATTTGGCCTGTTACATCTAACTGATAAGAAGGAGTTGTATTATTAATACCTACATAGTTATTTGAATATAGTACTAACTGGTTCGAATTGAATTGAGTTTGTTGAACTCCTTGAATACAAGTACCTGAAACTATTGCAGGCATAGAACCATATACTGTAAGATTTTGAGTCCATGTTGTACCTTGGCCTGTTTCAACTTTATAAAATCCATACCCTAAATATGCTCCTGTTGATGCGATATATACATCCCAAGAAGTATCACTTGTAGAAGTATTTACGGATTTCACTCTTACATCTGATATTAAAGAACTTCCTCCTTTATTAAAATAAATAACTCCCACATTTGGAGAACTTCCATTTCCAAATCTTATAAATATTTCAGTAGTACTATTATTAACTAAAGGAGTTCCATTGTATCCAATACCTGAATAAATTGTTAGTATAACTGTTTGACCTGTTGAATTTGTATTTGTTACTCTACCAAGTAAGTAATTTGTCGCCGATAAATCGTTAATATTACCATACTGATAATATGCAGATTGAATTGATCTGGATGCTCCAGCAACATCTAATATATATGCAGGTGCAGTTGTTCCAATACCTAATCCTGACGATGTGATTCTAGCTTGTTCAGTTGAAGATGTATTAAAAGCCAACGAAGAGCTTGTAGTAATTGTCATATTTGTAGCATTCACTGAAATAGAACCGGTTATTACTGCAGATGTGTATGAAATAATTACTAATCCATGTCCTCCAAGCGATCCTGAACCGCTTGAAGGATACCCTGGATTTAATGTATATCCATGTGATCCAACTGCTGCATTATATGCTGTCTGAACCCCACTTGGTAATGTAGATACAATAGAAGTTAATGCACTACCTTCTGCTGATGTTGTTAATGATGCAATTGAACTATTGTAATAACTTGAACCTCCTCCACCACCAGATGCATTAGTGCTTCCATCGGAACCTCCACCTCCACCACCGTAGTAACCACCTCCACCTCCACCACCATTATAACCTGGACCTCCAGCATTACCTCCACTTCCATTTGGACCAGTTCCTGGACCTCCACCACCGCTTCCAGACCCTCCTACAGAAAGACCTCCACCACCACCTGCAGTACTATTTGCAGATGTTGATCGCGTTCCTACACTACCAGTAGTTGTACTTCCTTGAAACCCACCACATACTCCAGATGCAAATGCACTTGTTAAACCACCAGCATTACCTCCAGCTGTATTTGGATTCAGACCACCTCCACCACCTCCACCGGAAGTTACTAAATTGGTTGCTCCAACTACGATTGAAGCACGACCACCTCCAGAGTTACCCGATCCACCAGAACTACCACTTCCTCCACCTCCGTATCCAGCTCCAGCAGCTGAATTTCCAGCTTGTCCTACTACAACTGTACCTGTTACGGTAGATGCTGGGGTATATGATATCTGAAGAAATCCTCCATAACCACCGATACGACCAGTATTATATCCACCTCCACCCGCACCCCAAATATAAATCGTATATGTATACCCAGATGTGAATGTATATGATTGATCAGAACCAGTGTAATAAAGTGTGTTCACAGTTCCAGCTCCAGGAACTGTACTTAATCCATATGAGGATGCTAATGTTATAGGATTATAGATCATATTAATACCACCAGTCGTTCCAACAGTAACTGTTGTACCATCATATTGAAACCCAGTTGTTCCGGTTGCTGTAACTCCATTGTAGAATATTACAGACCCTGTAGGTGCTACAAATGTTGAACCTGGTCCAGTAAATCCAGTTGGTCCTCGAATTCCTGTATATCCTGTAGGACCAGTCCATCCAGTAGTTCCGGTATAACCAGTTGGTCCTGTCCAGCCAGTAGTTCCAGTCCAACCAGTAGTACCAGTATATCCTGTTGGACCCTGTATTCCAGTATAACCAGTAGGCCCTTGAATTCCTGTGTATCCTGTAGTTCCAGTATAACCGGTAGGTCCTTGAATTCCTGTGTAACCTGTTGGACCCTGTATTCCAGTATAACCGGTAGGTCCTGTCCATCCTGTAGTACCAGTGTAACCAGTAGGTCCTGTGTATCCTGTATTTCCTAAATCACCTGTTCTAGAAAATGATACAAAGACAGGATTTCCTGTAGACAGAGTTCCTCCAGATGCAATAAATGTACATACAAGTGTTGTTCCTGCGGTTGCTCCTGAACCACCCGCACTTCCTGAAGTAATTGAAAATATAGTAAAGTTCGCAGATGATGTTACCGATGTGATTCGTATATAACCTTTCACTGCGGATGTACTCGCATATAATGTAGATAACCAGTTTGTTACTGTATTTGAATTTGCATCAGTATTACTTAATCCAATAGATCCACTTGTAATTGTACCAGCGCTAAATGTTATATTGCTTGTATTAACTGTTGCTGAGCTTGTTGATCCGATCGTATAATAAACACTATCACCTCCAAATATTCCTTGAGGACCAGTAGTTCCGGTATATCCTGTAGTTCCAGTGTAACCTGTTGGCCCTGTCCATCCAGTAGGTCCAGTCCACCCAGTAGTTCCAGTGTATCCGGTAGGACCTGTCCAGCCTGTTGGTCCGGTCCAACCCGTAGTTCCGGTATAACCAGTAGGTCCTGTCCAGCCTGTAGGTCCAGTCCAACCCGTAGGTCCTGTCCAGCCTGTGGGTCCTGTCCATCCTGTAGTACCAGTGTATCCGGTAGGTCCTGTCCATCCTGTAGTTCCGGTGTATCCTGTAGATCCTGTATAACCAGTAGTTCCGGTATAACCTGTGGGTCCTGTCCAACCCGTAGGACCTGTCCATCCAGTTGTTCCGGTATAACCTGTAGGTCCTGTCCAGCCAGTAGTACCAGTGTATCCAGTAGGACCTGTCCAACCAGTAGTACCAGTGTAACCTGTAGTTCCAGTGTAACCTGTTGGCCCTGTCCAACCAGTAGTTCCAGTATAACCAGTAGGACCTGTCCATCCTGTAGTTCCAGTATATCCCGTAGATCCAGTAGGACCAGTTGGAACTACTTGTAAAAGAGTTGTATGAACATGGCTTATCGTACTGTCTCGAAACTCAAAAGTAACAGATGTAGAGGTAGTTAATCCAAAATTACAATAAATTCTAACAATTAATCGTTTAGTTAAATCTGCAAGAGTCGTAGTAGGTACAAACAAACTGAAATTATATATATCTTGAACTGCTGGAATTGCTGTATTTGTTGCAGATCCATTCACTATAAGTGTCTCATTGCTCACACCATCAGAATCTACAGAATACAAAGCCGCATAATAAGAAACATTTGTTCCACCAGTTGCATACATATTCACATCCCAAATACCCGATACGATAAGAGTAGATGTTAAAAATCCTGCAGGAGTTAAAAATTGCGCAATTGGAACATTCGTTCTGGATGTTCCTGAAGAATTCGTATATGATATTGTAGTTTGTGTTCCTACATTCACAGTAGATGAAGCTGTCCCTGTAGCATTGAAACTACTACCGTTTGCAGTTTGTGATGTTGCTGAATCCAAAAATAAAGTCAGACCTCCTGAAACACCATTCGCACCTACAGGACCAGTGTATCCTGTAGGTCCAGTAGGACCTGGAAATCCTGCCACATATGGTAAATTGGACCACGGAGTTACACCGTCTCCAATCTTCACATATTCATAATTTGACATGTTGTTATTTTAAAAGAAATCTAATTTATTAGTCCTATCGCATTAGAAACAATCCAATTGAACTGATAAATCATGAGTAGCATTACTACTACCTCCTGTATATGAAACAAAAACATGAATTAAATCACCAGCAGCAAAATTCACAGACGCATCGTATTTTGATAGTGAAACTGGTGAAGTACTCCCAGATATTGTTAATGTATATACTGTATCTGCTATAGTTCCTCCAAAAGGTGTTTTGCGAACAGTGACTGTAGTGGTATTCCCAGTTCCAGGTGCTGTTCCACAGGTAACATTCAATCCAGCCAAAATAAATGGCTGTTGAGCACGATAAGAAGCATACGGTACTGATTGGTCTGGATATTTTAAGAACTGACCCTTTCCATCCGATACAAATAATGAACCAGGCCATAAATATCCACCCGTAGTTGTTACATCCGATGTATTTAGGTCACCAATCACAGCATAGAACAAGGTAGTTGGATAGACATACGCGGAAAAGCCTTTTCCACCCGCAGTTTTTGTTACCAAATCTACACCTGGACCTACTTGAATACCTGGAGATGCTAAATAAGTTGGATTTGTGATAGTAGAAGGATTAGTTTGCAAAATATCAGAATACGTATACGATTGTCCTCCAGTTGGGGAAACACCTCCAATTGTAGTAGATCTTAATTGAATCGACCCGGTATTTGCTGGGTCTGCAGTTTCTACCCCTACATATGAACCAGTAGAACCTGTATCTATTGGCTGTGCTACGTATACATTTGTATCTCGTGTTGTTGCAATATTTGTATTTGTAACTATTATTCCGCGTTTATTACCTCCACCATTTGAATATACATTGATAGTAGACCCTTTAATACAGTTGAATGAAAAAGACCCTGGACCTAATGTTCCAGTTCCACCACATTCAACACCATATACGTTTGATGTTCCAGAAGTAGGAGCTCCAGAATTATTAACACTAACTAAAGATGTTCTTAATTTAGAAGTTACGGTTGAAGTTCCGCCAAACACAACTCCTTTTAACGTATAATGTCCCGACGATGTTAAACTTAAATTTAAATCTTCTACACGAGTATTCTCACCCATTGTAAGTAGTGATGTAGCTCCTGTAACACCAGTCATCTGAATCGTACATGTTTGAATATTCAATCCTCTCAGAGCACAGTAATTCGGAACAGTGATACCGGATGTAAGATTGTACACTCCGGGCAATACCCAGATCGTTATAGGATTTGAAGCTGAAGCTGGAGGACTAATAGCATTCACTGCAGCAATAGCACCATTAATTGTAGCAAACGGTAAGCTTCCAACAACGCCAGTAGAATCGTTTCCATTAACAGAATCAACTCTTGCTACACGTCCCATCTGCATCGTTGCTGCAAGAAGCACTGGACCAGAGTATGCGTATCCTATTTGCCCAGTTCCAAGAACGTAGGTTCCAGTTGCAACGTATGTCGCAAGAGCAGTTCCAGTTGGTCCTGTGAATCCAGTAGGTCCAGTATAACCTGTTGGTCCTGTTGGTCCTGTTATTCCAGTATATCCTGTGCTTCCAGTATACCCTGTTGGTCCTGTAGGTCCTGTGATTCCAGTATAACCTGTAGTTCCAGTGTATCCTGTAGGTCCGGTATAACCTGTTGGACCCTGTATTCCTGTATATCCTGTAGGTCCAGTCCAGCCAGTAGGACCAGTCCAGCCAGTAGGTCCTGTCCATCCAGTGGTTCCGGTATAACCTGTAGGTCCAGTCCAGCCAGTAGGACCAGTCCAGCCAGTAGGTCCTGTCCATCCCGTAGGTCCAGTATAACCTGTTGGTCCAGTATATCCTGTTGGTCCTGTGTATCCTGTAGGTCCAGTATAACCTGTTGGTCCAGTATATCCTGTTGGTCCTGTGTATCCTGTAGGTCCAGTATATCCTGTTGGTCCAGTGTAACCTGTAGGCCCGGTATAACCTGTAGGCCCGGTATAACCTGTAGGTCCAGTATATCCTGTTGGTCCTGTGTATCCTGTAGGTCCAGTATAACCTGTAGGTCCAGTATAACCTGTAGGTCCAGTATATCCTGTAGCACCAGTTTTACCATCAACTCCCATGTATCCTGTTGGCCCTTGAATACCTGTGTATCCCGTAGTTCCAGTATACCCCGTTGGTCCTGTTGGTCCTGTATTACCGTCAACTCCCATGTATCCTGTTGGTCCTGTGATTCCAGTCCAACCAGTAGTTCCAGTATACCCCGTTGGTCCTGTAGATCCTGTATACCCAGTAGTTCCAGTATAACCTGTAGGACCTTGAGCTCCTGTTGGGCCTCGCGTACCGGTAGTTCCACCAGTCGATCCAGATCCTCCACTAGTTCCACTTATGTACGGGAGATCCTGCCATGGAGTAACACCGTCTCCGATTTTTAGAGCATTGTTTGTAGTATCAAATGCTGGTTCCCCGTTTTGTAAAATAGGGTTCGCAGTATACCAATCATTATAAGTCCCACGCCGAAACTGGAACTTAACATTCGTGGGTTTACACGACGACATTCTTATTAAACTCCACAGACTATCGTATTCACATTTCCAGCGTCGTATACGATTCCGTTATCTTCACCATCCAATATCGGGCAGAATTCTGAATCTGGAGCACCACCATCGAATATGAGATTGTAAATGATCTGTAATGGCGGGCAAATTGAAGTTATAAAGAAAGTTTCAACTGCTCCTGTACTCGATCCACTAGATGTTCTTGATTCTTTTAATTTCGAAGTATCTAATCGTCCAGCACCTTGAATCGCTCTTCTCCTTGTTAATTCAGTAGCCATAGAAGCATCTCCATTTTTTGACTGGATGGGTCTTGTTTTTCCAACTTGTTCTCCCCATAAAAACCTCGGCTTTTCAGGTATTATTTGCTTTGGTTGCGAGTAGTATAGGTATGCTAAATATATAAGCGGTATGCTTAGCAATCCTATTGAAATTGTATTAATATCCATTACTTATTGATTAGATTAAGCAGTTGGTCTAGAAACTCCTTGGGAATTGTAAATATATTGCGAACCATCAACTTACTTTGATTCTAATGCTTCAACCTTCTTGATTAATGATTGAACTGCTCCAAATAAATGAAATATTAGCTTATCTTTATCAATTCCTTTCAAATCTGAAATTAATTTATTATTAAAATTTACTATACAATCTTCAGATACTTTTTCTACATCTTGTGCTATAACTCCTAATCTAATTTTTTGATCAGTTGAGAATTCTTTCTTTAAAGAATAAGTTTTTAATGGAATTGATTTTATAACATTGTATGAATTTTCAATATTTGCATCATTTATATTTTCTTTAATACGTTCATCAGAAACATTATTAAGCGATCCACTGTAATTTACATTAACAACATTTATATCGCCACTTGCATTTATAGTACCATTCACATCTAATGCATACCCAGGCGATGAATTTCCAATACCTACATTTCCTGAAGGAACTTGAAAATACCCTAAATTATTAGGACCAGCAGTGTTACTACCATTACCTGTCCATATCGATACATTTCCCGATTCGTCTAATGTGATTTTTCCTACTCCATACCCGCTATCATCATATGACCATACTGTTCCTGCTCCAATTCCATTCAATGAAAGAGAAGCTGCCTGATTTCCAAGATTATTTAGATAAACACCATCTCCTGAGAGATATAAGTTAACATCTGCAGCATATGCAAATTTTGAAACACCATATCCATTATATCCCTGTCCAATATGAACACCTCCATATCCAACATCTAATTCAAACGTGTTCGTATGTCCGTTCACATCTAATAAATAACCAGGACTAGATGTTCCAACACCTACATATCCAGAAGTAGTATTTACGAAAACGCCTGTATATCCATCTGCTGAATTTGTTGTTCCATTTGCTAATAAAACATTACCAGATGTTGTATTTCCAGAAATGGTTGTAAATCCTGGTCCTGTGTAACCTGTATATCCAGTTGGCCCAGTAGGTCCTTTTGGTCCTGTATTTCCATCATTACCATTTGGCCCAGTAGGCCCTGTAGGACCTATTAATGCGCTCGGGATAATATCAATATATGTTCCGGTTGGAGTTGTTACTAACGTAGAACTATTTGTCCATGTAGTATTTGGATTTATCTGAACTGAGTAAATACTATTTTCATAGTATACTGAACTTGTAAAATCAACATAAAATTGATAATTTGTAGTAGAAACTTGTACAACTCTCAATTTTGTCGGTGAACTACTTTGTGAAGGACTTAGTGCTCTATTTATAAATCCAGTTCCATCTCCATAAAATCCTCCTTGATTACTACCTCCATTCGATGTTTTGAAATAGAATTCTGTAACTTGATCTTGATTTACATCTGCATTATATCCATTATGTGCTTGAACCCTTAAAGAAAGCGAATATCCTTGTTGAACTGTTGGCGACCATGATCCCAAAAATACCCAAGATCCAGTTCCACCTGATAAAGGAAAACTATAGGTTACCGATGCGGATGGTCCTGTATATCCAGTATAACCTGTAGGTCCTTGAATTCCAGTATATCCAGTTCGTCCTGTTGGTCCTGTAGACCCGTATCCTGTGATTCCCGTATATCCCGTAGGTCCCTGAATTCCTGTATATCCTGTAGGACCAGTGTAACCGGTGTAACCCGTAGATCCTTGAATTCCTGTGTATCCCGTAGGTCCAGTGAATCCTGTTGGTCCTTGCGATCCTGTAGAACCTGTGAATCCTGTAGGTCCTTGAGTTCCAGTATATCCGGTAGGACCGGTGTAACCAGTATAACCTGTAGGTCCTTGAATTCCTGTTGGTCCAGTAGGTCCTGTGAATCCTGTTGGTCCTTGCAATCCTGTAGCACCTGTGTAACCTGTAGGTCCCTGAACTCCAGTGTATCCGGTAGGACCAGTGTAACCAGTGTAACCT